TACTTCTTCCATTTAGCTTTAATTTTTTTTTCATTTGTATAGGTGACTGGACTCGAACCAGCAACAACTTGGTCCAGGTAATAATGTTTATATAATACTCCACTACTCGTTTGTTAATGTATCTATAATGGACTTTTTAGAGGGCAAGTGATAATAGTTACACCACTTTACTATAGTTTTATCAGATACCCCATAAGTCTTACCTAATTCTGAAAAAGAAATGGTTCTTATTAAATCTTTTAAAGTTTTTCTATCAGGACGAAAGGCTTTTCTAAGGGCTATATGTGAGCATTCTTCACATAAACTACCTTTAGTAGATACTTCTTTTCCACATCTAGGACAGTAATATTTAATAGGAGATATACTACATCTTTGTAGATATTTTACTTTGGAATCTAAAAACTGTTTATTTGGAGGAAAAACTTTTTCGACTTCAAAGTCCTCAGCTTTATTATATGTCTTAATACCGTTAAGTGGGGGACTAAATCTAAGAATTTTAGATGTAGAACATTGATTTACAGGAATTACATAGACTTTATTATTATAGCAAGTTGCAAAATAATCTATGTCCTAAGTTGTATATCTATGTTTCTATATCTGTTTAGTATTAGTAGTAGATGCTACTGTACTAAAACAAATAGCATTATAATCAGTCCTCCCTCTGACTTTAACAGGCCGCGAACTTTTACATTGAATTCTAATAAAAGTTTTTCCTATATCAACAATAAAATCATATTTAGCACTGTTCCCATAAGGAATTGAACACTAATATCCTAACTATAAAAAAGCAATTATACACTGCAATTCATTTGTGTTTCCTATTACTTGAGTATAATCCATAAAAGAATAAAAAGAAATAAAAAAGTGGAGTATATAAATTTATTTCCCAAACCAAGCAGGTTACCTATTGCCTCACACCTAGCAAACGTACAGAAAGTCAATTTCTCAATTAACTTTCTGTACTTATTTTTCAAACATTATTTACGTTTGAGAGAGCTATATCTCTGATTAAATGTCTTTCTCTGAGGATGGCTCCTGATATATTCAGCAGCCTTGTCAGAAATCTCACCATGCTTACAGCTCTTTGCATTCAGGTTCTGCCATTCCAACCACATTGGACACCAGCCCTTAAATGCTACTTCACGACGAACATCTGTGATGTACCGGCAATCCCTACATTTCAGTAATTTGATGTCCTCCATAGTCATCACTCCTTTCCTTCTGCAGGTTCAACATTTTCCTGAGCAGGCTCTGTTTTCTGTGCAGGAGCCTCCTCTACAGGTGCAGATTTCTCTACAGGCTTTGCTGTCTTTTTTGAAGTATGTACCTTCTTCAGGGTCTTGGCATTTTCTGCCTCTTCCTCATCACGTTTCTTCTCAATGTCTGCAAGTGCAATCAGAGCATCATGCACATTGGGATAAACATGATTTTCAGGGCACTTCTTGACCTTTGGAGCTGACTTTCTGCCAGCATAAAGCTCAATGGTGTACATGAAGACAGTGCCCTTGTCATTGGACATTCCAGCAAGGCCAACTACCTTGCCTTTGTGATAGCCCTGATAACCAGTGATTACTACTTCCTGCCCAAGCTGATACTTAGCAGTCATGTCAATACTTCTTTCTTCGTCAATAATTCTGAACATTTTTTAAATCAGTTTAAACTGTTAAACAATAAAGTTAATTAACACTATATAGTTAAACAAAATCCTTCTTAATATCCTGTAAAGAGAGACGGAATTGTCTCTCAAATCATCATTGGTACTTCTCCATATATTTTTGCTGTCTGGATGAAATACCATTTAAGCATTCTTTTAATAGCTTTCATAATTACAGAATTTAAGTTAGAAAATGTTTATCTATACTTTTTATTAAATGAAATGTAAATACAAAGGGGATAAAAGTGTATAAGCTAATTTCATATACCATTTCTGTGGGTAGTCAAGGTCAACATCTGTAGTCCTTTCACGTTTATAGTGTAAATCATACAGAAGATTATGAACTCTCCATTCATTAATCATGCTGAAATTGCTTCTGATGTACACAATTCTGCTCAAATTTTTATCTCTGATAGCATCAAGAACTTTCTTCATATCGTGTATTGTCTTTATTCGACAGGAGTTCTGAATATTGATGTTGCTGTACGTTGACTACACCCTATACATATTTCCCTTATATTCAATTACAAAATTTTCCATTATTGTTTCCTTTCATTTTTCTCTGACCAAGCTTTGGTGATACCAGCTGATGCAAGTAATCCTGCAACGGAGCCGATATATGCGCCCCAACCAGTCAGGTCAGAAGATACCGTATGAGTTGCAAATACCTCAACCAGGATAGCAATAAATGGAACTAACAACAACATTGAGGCAAGGATTGTTGTTCCTACCAGATAAAAGTTCTTGGAACTTCTTCCAGTATTATTTGTTATCAACTAATCAAGGTATCTGATGATTTTGTTGATTATCATAGTCATCTTTGTTTAATATTATTTTCTTCATCTTTGCTTTTATTTTAGATAAATCAGTAGGAGTATCAGGATTCGAACCTGAAATAGAACATTCAGAGTGTCCTGTGTTACCATTACACTATACTCCTGACAATACCTGCTAACTTCACAGCCTGCAGGTATTTAGGGTATTTATGACAAGCCTTTTCAGGCTGTTTTCTTCATATTTGCCTTAAGATTAGCAATCTCCTGTTGAATTCTCTCACATTCTGCTGCATATTTTCTGCCAGCATGGTGAATTGTTCTTCCATTTCTGGTAGAATCCCAGGGTTTCTTATCTTTATGAGCAGCCTTAAACTCAACAAACTGCTTCTCCAGCCGTGCAAGTGCCGACCTTTGCCGAATAGTTTTCTTTAGATTTGCCATAATAAAGCTTGTTTAATTATTAAACGATAATGTTACTTGTTTACAGTGACTATTGCTACACGTGCAACAGGGTTTCCTGTCTCACCAATGCCTTCAATTCCATCAACAGTTACGTTTCTGTCAGAAAGATATTTTGCAACAGCTTCTGCACGTCTGAGTGAAAGTGCCTGGTTGAAACTGGCAGAGCCAACTTCATCTGCAGCACCAGTAATCTTTACTGAAGAACCAGTAGGAATTTCATTCAAGACACTCTTTGAAATATCAGAAAGTTCTGAAGAGCCTTTAGTGAAATAAACAACATAATTTCCTGATGCAACAGGAACTGTTTTTACAGTCTCAACAGTCTTTACAACCTCTGCAGGCTTCTCTGCAAGCTTAGCTCTGAGATTATTGATTTCATTGTTAAGAGCAGCAATGTCCCATACTTTGAAGTTGTGTGTGTCATTGGAGGTCCTGAACTTGTAATTCACTCCAATGGCAAGTTGCAGATAGGCATGGCTCTTGTTGAAATGTACTGCATCAATCTGACTTCCAAGGGTTTCTCCCTCCTTGCCATTTGTCAGGTTCCAGATAACTGCTGGCTCAATATAAAGCTGCCATGCTTTTTGACTGCCTAAATTGAATGCTAGGTCAAAACCAGTCTTTGCGTAAAGCTCGTCATCATCGTCAGGTGTTACAGAGCTGTATTCATGAAGCCATCCAAGACCGGTGATTGTACTTACTTCAAACAAACGAGGCTGTCCTTTGTATCCACTAATCAGGTTTGACCAGTTCACTGTTCCATTCAGACCGACAGTTACTGCATTCACAAACCCCTTGTAGGAAAAGTGATTTACATAGCCAGCCGTATGGCCGTTTGAATGAGAGCCAAACCACACACCACCTTCGACATTCAATCCAAGCACAGGAGTGAAATCCTTTCCTACACGTACACTTGCTGTAGTGTTAAGTGGGAAAACCTGGTTAAATGAGAGAGGAGTGTTTGCTCCTACCTGAACACCTACATAGGTGTTGTCAAAGAACTTCGGTGCCTCATAAGCTGTCTGTGCCTGAACACCAACAATGCCCAGCATAAGGGCAAAGAGAATTGTCAAAAATTTCTTCATAGAAACTTTATAAATTAATTAATGAATCTAAACCAACTCATAGTTGGCATCTTGAACAATCAGTAGTAGTGCATAAAGGAGTCGAACCTTTCTTCTCAGCTTGAGAAACTGGAGTCCTACCAATAAACGAATGCACCATCTAAATATTCAGCATTATTTCACAACAATGCTGAACACCCTGACCACTGTCAGAAATGAACAAAAAATATTCATTAACATCACAAGGTGTGGGAACCGAGGGACTCGAACCCTCACGTATATTTCAACACCAGCTCCTAAGGCTGACGTGGCTACCAGTTACACCAGATTCCCATAGCAGTTATACCACACTGCCAAAGGTAACAATAATCAAAAACAATGAACACATTTCTTTTATATTAATAACACAAACATAAAAAATTAGTTATTGACAATGTTTTCAAAAAGATAATCTTTAAAATCTTTCTATCCTCTAGTACTTTTTACTATCTTAAATGGGTACGTAAAAGATATAGAAACCTTATTTTGCACATCCGCATACGGAACAATAAGTAATATATCTCGAATACTATGATATAAAACAAAATAATCCACTTCTTTATTCGTATATTTATGTGTTTTGAATTTTATTCCATTTGTAACTATAGTAGACCTTAAATTCCAGCATATAATACCATTTTTCATCTATGAAGTAGTTTTACATTGTATTTTATTTAATTTACCATTAAATTCTGCAACTAAATCAGCAGATTCATCATCTCCAAAGGGAATATATACAGGAATCTACATTTCCACAAATTTAGCAAGCGCTTTTGCCTCACCTATATTACCTAACCTTTTGCTATTCATAATATTTATTTTTTTGTTACTAATATTATCTAATAGGCAAGCCCTGTCACCATCGAGGATTATTCTCCATTTAAAAAGCAATTACAATTTTCACAAACAGTAATTGCCCCAGCAATAAATGATTGCTGTGATTAATCAATCTTAAACTTAATAACTAAAAATCTTTTGTGGGCCAGACCTGAATCGAACAGGTATGGGAGGATTTTCAGTCCCCTGCATTGACCACCTTTGCTACTGACCCATTTAATTCTGTACCTTTCAGCACTACTCAAGTTTAATTTAGTATAGGCACTTGAAGCTAGAATTTCCCTAAGAATGTAAGGATGTGAGCAGGTAACCAGAATCGAACTGGCATCTCCAGTTTGGAAGACTGGAACACTAACCATTGTGCTATACCTGCAAGTGCCTGCAGTACCTTATGTCTGCAGACTAGTATCATTTTTCTCATATGGATGAAGTGACGAAAAAGAGGATACCTTTAATACTGCTACCTTCATCATGTTTCACAGTAAGGCATTTAATTTGGTCTGGTTTTCAGAACTTCAGAATACTCATCTTTAGTCAAATACCAGAATGGATTTTTTCCATCAGAATATCTCATTTTAGTAAAATCTGATGGATGAAGTGCTAAATGACATATAACGTGTAAAACATTAAAGAAATTGCTGTCATCCCAAGCACCTTTCCTTGCTCGAAAATATATCACCAAAGGCACAAGCAAAATTCCTATGACTATGCCTAAGATAAAACTTAAAATTACCGAATATATGTACATACTTTTTATTTAAATTTAATTAGGGTGTAGGATGGGATTCGAACCCATGATAATCGGAACCACAACCCGATGCTTTAGACCAACTAAGCTACCTACACAGTGGGCCCCACAGGGCTTGAACCTGTAACCTCCAGATTATGAGTCTGTTTCTCTGACCAGTTGAGATAGAAGCCCTGAAAAATATGTGTTTTTTCTTAATTTGTGCCCCCACTGGGACTCGAACCCAGGACACACGGATTAAAAATCCGTTGCTCTTGACTATCACTAGTACTTAACCAGCTGAGCTATAGGAGCAGTTAAAAACATAGCACTATTTTCACAAACAGTGCTATGATAAACAAATAACAAAATTAAGTCAATTTCTAATGCTGGAAAACAGCAATGAAATGGAAATAATTTAATTGAATTGTTTGTTTTGTTTGGATTAATTAAAATTGTAATCGTATGAAAAAAGTACTTCCAGCAGGACTCGAACCTGCAGCCCAATTAAGAGCATCTGTTTTTGAAACAGACTTGTATACCAGTTCCAACATGGAAGCATTCAAAAAGTAGCTCCAGTGAGAATTGAACTCACACGGGCATTGCTGCCCATCAGATTTTAAGTCTGACTTGTCTACCAGTTCCAACATGAAGCCATCAAAAACTGTTATCATTTTCACAAACAATAACAGCCAAATAAAGTCTTCACTTTACTAATAACAAAAGTTGCTAAAATTATAAATTAAAGCCGTGATTCTGATGGGACTCGAACCCATGCTCATTTGATTAAGAATCAGAAGCTTTACCAACTAAGCTACAGAATCAAAAAACGGAAGTGTTACCTCTGGCCACTTCCAAACCACCTACCCTACGATGCAGGCTTGGGCTAGACTTACATGTAGTCAGAGTAAATAACTATCTGATACAAAGCCAAGGAGTTACGTTCTGCTCGTCAGCAGCTGTCTTGTTGTGGAGGTCGGATTCGAACCGACGACTTTGAGGTTATGGGCCTCAATTGCTACCACTGCATCACTCCACGATTTTATTTAACAGTTATTAAACCCCTTACAAAATAAAAGCAAAGTATATTGCACAGACTTTATATTTTATTATCGTAATTTATGGCACAATATAGAAGTAAGTCTGTAGCTGACTATTGCTTTTTACGGGGCAGGCTAGAGTCTAACCAACTTTCTTTTATGTGATAGATAAATGTTTGAAGTAACTCTATATGATGACTATTGCATAATACAAAGGACTCTCATCAGAGTATAATTTCCGTTAAACTTCTGCCCCAAATTTGTACTCCCTGTAGGATTCGAACCTACAACTTACAGATTAGAAATCTGTTACTCTATCCATTGAGCTAAGGGAGCATAAAGCCAGTCATTTAAACTGGCTTATTTTTAATATAATTCTATTGCCAGATTATTTCTATAGTTTCTGAGAGTTTCTTAGCTTGGTTGAGAGTCAGTGGTATTAACTTACCAAAAACTCCTACATAGGGCATCTTCCTTACATGAACTTCAAGAGTTTGAATGATTAATGAATTCTTTTCATGTTCACGTCTGAGATACTTTCTATGGTATCTCAAAGACCACTCATAGTGGTCAGATGAAGCAATTCTTGATTGCTTAAATCTCTGTCTGTGCATAAGTTATTGTAATTTGAGTTGTTATTAGTAATTAAAAATATGTATACTTATATTATTGCATGAACATAATACAAATATTATGAAACATGTTATTAAGTTTTTTATGTAATACATTTAAATTTATATTCTTTCTATTTTGTATTTCTTTTTATATAAATTAGTATGTTGCACTTGCTTTCTTGCAGAACTTATTTTTAAATTGAAGTTTTTAGCAAATTGCGAAATACCCATAATAATAACTTCTTGAGTTTCAATATTAGTTACTTTTATATTCTGTATAGGCTTATGAGAAGCTATACATGGAAGCTAATATCCTAATTTCCTAAGTTTCTGGTTTCTTTTATCTACTGTAGGCTTAGATACTCCACAAAGTTTTGCAATTTGCTTTAGAGTAGTCCCCTTTGGTAAAGAACAGAGAAATTCATAATAGTTTTTATAAAAAATAAGATTAGAAACTCCTTTTAGATTATTATGGTCTCCTGTATAATCAGTATTTAGTTTGGACTTTCTCTATTCAAGCAGTTTTAATTTTTTCTTAATTTCTTCCTCACTATGTCCTATAACATACTTATTATAGCATACTATATATGAGCTTCTACAAGCAGAATGTAAAACAGATACTGGTATATTTAATCTTTGACTTAAATAAACAGCAGTAATTGCCATATAAGTAGTTTTAGTTTCTATATCATAAGCATATATCCAGCTTGCTTTATTTTGCCCACTTAAAGCATGTGTAATTATTTTCTGTTTAGCTATTTGCTCAGGAGTAAATTTGTACCCAAGTACTCCTCCATCTCCTCCAAGTGTTTGGTTGTAGCCATTTGGAGCATAGGAGTTATATTCTTTTATATAGAATTTTTCATCTTCATCGAGTTTATCCTTAACTTCTTTTGATAAAGCATCTCTATATGTTTTAAGAATTATTAATTCAAAATTCTCTAATCCATATTTTTTAAAAGCCCTATATATAGGAGCATCATATCTATTATTTTCCAAATTATTAATATGATGCAGCAATCTTTTTCTTAGCTTAATAGACTGGCCTATATAACATTTACCATTCATTTTATTTCTGAAACAATAAATGCCAGCATATTTAGGAGCATTATATATTTCGTCTTTTGTCATATTCATTAAATTTAAGTTAGATGGGGCCATGGGACTCGAACCCACATATTACAGAGTTTTAGAGACTCCAGCATGTACCATTCTGCTACGCCCCAATGGTACTTTTGAACAATCTAGTTCATAGATTACATCTTGAGTACCATAGTGAATCTTTCAAAGATTAAATCTTGATAGCCTTCACCTTATCTATTACAGCATTCGGATTGAATTCCTTGCTTGCAACATCATCAAGCATTGAATATCCATATCCGAAATAGTAGTTCACTTTTCCATCATTTCTTACAGGCATTGTGCCATAGGCAGCAAGGTCAACTGCATAAATATAAGGAGAGTAAACATTTTGTATGTAATTACTGTAAGCATATCTTGTACAGCCCTGATTAGCTTCATCGTCTGAAATAATGAAGATTCTGTCATACTTCTTATGCTTACTTGTAATCAAATCAAACACAGAAGAAATGGATGTTCCACCACCAATATTCTGCTTCAGTCTTGTTGCAAGGCTGAACAAGTCTTCATTGGCACTGTATGAGAAGAATTCAGACCTACTATTGAATCTGATAATATCAGCATTTGTACCTTTTGCAAGCATAGCTGCAAGGATAGCTGCCTTGTCAATAGGATTGGCAGAAATTCTGCTCTTTCCTTGGTAACATTCACCCCAGCTCATTGAGCCAGAAATATCAAATGCAACAAGGTTTCTTCCTGGCAACTGTTCAGCAAGATTAGGAAGGGCTTCAATCATACCTTTTTCGAGTGCTTTCATCACAGGAGCTTTAAGGCTCTGTGATACTTCTGTCAGCTCTGTGACAGCAGTATGAGCAAACTCAAGTTGATATGGCATAATCTTTCCTTGCTTGATTCTCTTTCCGTCACTAACAAGGTTTGAAACAAGTTTAACTGTTTCAGTGTCATCACCTAAGAGAATGTTTCTCAAGTTTCTCACAGCAGCAAGAATTCCAAGCTTTCCTTCCTTAAGTAAGGACTTCCAGTTGTCATTCTTTGCTTCCTTCAGAACTTCCTTTGCTTTCTCCTCGGAAAGTTTTCCTTTCTTGACAGCATCAGCAACTACCTGACCAGCATCAGAGTTTGCATTCTCCCAAGTATCAGCAGAAATAATCTTGCCCTTCATCAGGGTATCGATTACATTCGTGCCATCCTTGAGTTTTGCACAAACAGCAGTGTTTGGATGAACCAGATTAGTGATGTCAATTGCAGTCTTTCTGTACTTGCAAAGCTCATAGGCTGAAGCATGTTCAATGACATTCCTGAAGCCTTTTTTCATTGCATTTGTCAATACAGAGTTGTTAAGAGCATCAAAAACATCCTTGATTTCTGACATATCATCAAGTCTGTAAATGACACCACCAGAATTCTTTGTCTTCTTGTTGAACGGGCCATAGAATCTTTTTGCCCACTCTTCACCAGCACACCAAGGTGCAAGAAAAGCAGCAGCAAGATAGTTAATTGAACGCATACCCTCACCACAGCATCTTGACCAGACAATTGCCTGTGCAACAAAGTAAGCATCCTTCTCGGCAATCTTGTCAATCAGTGCCTTGATCTCCTTCATTGTTTCACTCACAGAACGATAGAACTGAGGCTCAAGCTTAAGTGTGTTGAGCATTGCAAGCAGATGTAACTTTTCAGGCACTGCATAGGCATCAAAGCCTTGCAGGTTCTTTGCATCATACTTAGGCATGTGCATTACTTCCTTTGTGACTTTCTTGTCAGGAATTCTTCCGATAGCAGCCTTTAGCTGCTGATTTCTTTCTTTCATTTTCATAGAGCAAATGAGTATTAATTAAATTAAACAAATCTAAGCATATTTCATTATACATTTTTGCAGACCGGACAGGATTCGAACCTGTGAACCTTTCGGAGCAGTTTTGGAGACTGCCTGCTTTGACCACTTGCATACCGACCAATTTAGTTATTGTATACCAAGTAACTTTTTGACTTCTTTACTATGGTAGGGTAAACCATATTTTTTAATTTGTCGGAGTGACAGGATTCGAACCTGCGATTCATAGAGTCAAAGTCTATTGCGTTAGACCGCTGCGCTACACTCCAACATTAAAAGTTTATCTAATTTATTGCAACTTCTCAGACAGTTTCTGAGCATCTTTCAGAAGGTGGGCAAGATAAGATGCAGCATCTTTTGTGTCCGTAAATTTAATTATTTTTTATTAATAATGTTATTTGTTTGCAGTGGAGGAAGTGGGATTCGAACCCACACACCATTTTACTGGCTACTGACAGTTTTCAGGACTGTTCCCTTACACGATTAGGGTTATTCCTCCAAAAAATTGTACCCCTTACAGGACTCGAACCTGTGACCTAGAGTTTACTGCTTTACTTTAGCTCTTCCATAGTAAATACTTCTCAGGTGCAAACCATTTTTATTTCTACTTCCAAAATTTTCTGTAAGAGAGTGACAGTTGGGACATAATAACATAAGATTATTCTCTTTATTATTTAAACAATTTCCGTCTATATGATGCACTTGAAGAGGAATTTTTCCAGTATATTTATTAATTTTTCCCCAACCACATATCTAGCATTTATTGTGATATTTTTCAAACAGGTATCTTCTTACATAAGTAGCACAGTTAAAGCCATTAGTTCCAGATTTCTTTCCCTATTTCCATAATAATATGCTGTGTTTATATTTATACTCCTAAGCACATTTATTACAGCAAAACTTTCCTCGGCAAGAATGCATTACCTCAAATTTTTTGCCACAATTTAAACAATTACTATATTTTATATGTTCAATATGTGAAGAAGCGGCTCTTAACTAAATTTTTTTAATTTCCTATTTACTAATTTTTCTCCTGGGTTTTAACTAAATTCCTAATTTTTTAGCTACTTTTTTATATTACTTCCAGAGCATCCATACTATTTTCCTATTTCTTCATAAGAAAGTTTTTCTGTGAAAATTTTATACTCTAAAGCTTTCTTTTCTTTTTCCCATTTACTTATCATAATACTAATAATATTTCTACTAGAGCTAAAAGGGCATTAAAAAACTTCTGAAAGAACTGATGCTTTTCCTTCAGAAGTTGTTATTCGTTACTTGAGAATCTTTACTTTCCCAGTAGGTTGGTATTTCCACCATTTTCTTGCAACATATACAGTAGCAACATGTGCAGTTGTATCTGAATCGGAAATGGTGTTGTACTTGACTGTCTGTACATCAAAGTAATTGCCAGCAGAATCATTAATTACTTCCAGTGGTGAGAACCTCACACTGTCAATAGTCAGTGAATCACTGTCCTGCAGAACTGCTGTCACAGCAGCCACATCCTTACTTGATGCCTCAGTCATAGGCTTGCCCCAGCCGAATATTGCACCACACAGAACAATAACCACAATCAGGGTTACAAAGCCTATAAACAACTTCTTTGCATTCATAAAAATACAAATTTAAAACAAAAAACTTTTATCTATTATTAAGTGGCTATCTACTGCATCTTATTTCGATATTTGAATAATTCAGTTTTAGTAGAAGGAATTCCTAATTTTCTACAATATTTTCTTACTGCATTATCAGTAATATTGAATTTTTTAGCTATCTTTGTAAAGGGCAAAGTAAGTACTAACTAAAGAAGTTCCTATTTTGATACAATGCTTCTCCACTTTTTGCCTCTTCTATGTGTAGCTGCACACTGTCTGCAGTACGTGGATTTACTAGTAATAATTTTTCCACAATCTGGACATCTTTTAATTACTTTAAATCTATGAGTTCCCTAAGTTTCTAACTAGCTGTGACAATTCGGACAAACAATCCTTAAATTATGAAGTCTATTATCAAAATGATTCCCATTAATATGGTCAAGTTGTAAAGTTAACTTTTTATTATTTCATATTGGAGATTGGCCACATATTTCACATCTATTTACTTTTAAACCTGCCTCTATTAGGCGTGTTTTAAGGTCTCTGGAACTATATACACTATTTTCAACTAAAATCTAGGATAATGGGCGCCTATTTCTTACAGGCTGTCTATATTTTATATGACTATAGTTAATATTTAAAGAATCTAAAGTGATTTTTAATAGCTTGATAGATGCTCCTGAAACTGCTTTATGCTGTTTTCTTAAAATTTCAGAAAAAGACTAAGAAGTATTAACTAAATTCTAGTAATAATTTTTTAACTCATTCATTTTATTATTTTTTTTTCTTTTAAAAGGTAGCCGAGCTTGGTAACGCTCCAAGGTCCTCAGGCTGAAAATCTGATGTTCTACTTTTAAACTACACGGCCAAATAAAGTGAGAAAGTTAGCAAACAGTATCAAAAGATTTTGACTGGGTTCGAACCAGTAACTTATTTACCCATAGTAAATCGTACTAACCTATTGTACAACAGAATCGAAGTAACTGTTTTCTTGACTACACTTTATTATTTTAATACAATACCCACCAGTTTGAATTACTTCAGGGACTGATGGGAATTAAGCGGGAACGGTAGGAATCGAACCTACATCCATAGATTAACAGTCTATTGCTTGACCTTCCAGCTACGAACCCAAAAATATTTGAGAGAAATTGACAATCAGTAAAATCCACAAGAGTGGTCGGTTGGAATCGAACCAACAATACATTAATTATAAGTTAATTGCTTAACCTTTAAGCTACGAAGTAACTGATAAGTCTGACTACTCAAATATTTTATTTGTTGCGGGTACAGGAGTCGAACCTGTGTCAATGGCTTATGAAACCATGCTGGAACCACCTCCAGTCTAACCCACGATTTATTTTGCAGTAAGCATGGGAATCGAACCCCTCCTTCATCGTGACAGGATGACATGCTACCATCACACTCTGCCTACCATATTTTCAATAAAAGTATGTATTCCCTGACAGATTTGAACTGCCAATCTTTTGGATGTAAGCCAAATGCTCTAACCAACTGAGCTAAGGGAATAAAAAGTATGCTATCTTCACAGACCACATACTTAAATAATACGCCTTTGTCCACAGTGGACACAGGTGGGTCTCGAACCCACAACCTTCTGCTTGCAAGGCAGGTGCTCTAGCCTGCTGAGCTACTGGCCCAAAATAAAAACCAGAGAAAAAGATAATCAGTATTGGATTCAGATAATTTTCAATGTATAAAATTTTGAAGTAACTGATATATCTGACTACTGGAAACATTTAAGTTTTTTGTGGGGCTGGTAGGACTTGAACCTACAGATTCCGAAGAAACGAAATTTACAGTTTCGCCCGCTACCAATTACGGTTTACATCCCCAAGCAAAAAGAAAGAGAAAACGGCTGACAGTGTAATGTTGATTCTTGCAAGACTTGAACTTGCTACCTTTAGTACCCAAAACTAACATTCTATCCAATGAGCTAAAAAATCGAAGTAACTGTACTTGCCTGACTACTTTCTTCCTGTTAAAATTGTCAAAATACTGCAGAGCATCACCAGCATCGATTAACTGGGAGAGGCTACTACAGTCAGTAAAATCAGAAGAAAATTGTGTTCAGTATTGATGCTGGTTGCAGAATCATTTTCTGCGGATTATTTTCATTATAATGTGAAGTAACTGAAACACTGACTTCCTGATTGTCATGGAGCCTCCTATCAGACTCGAACTGACAACCCCCGAGATTACAAATCACGTACTCTAACCAACTGAGCTAAGGAGGCAAATACTACAGAAACATTATTGATAACTGTAACTGCAGTATCTTTGCATCAAATACATAGTCAATAATAACTTATTCTACAGAAAAACCCAAGGTTTTCGAGTGAAAAAGTTTAAAAATTGGTATGATTTTTTTGCTTAAACAGTTTAAAACCGTTATAGAATCAATATCTTGGTCCAAAATTGGCAATCCTTGACTGTATAGTCCAGTCAAATCTTCCCATCAGAATCCTGAAGTTGTTTGCTTCAACCCAAGTGTGGAAGCATCTGACTGTATGACCAGTAGTGTCGCACAATCTGTATTTCATCTGACTATCCATTTATTTATTTCTTTATCGGATTGGCATAACTATTCGTATGGCTTCATGTCTCAGAAGCTCATAAGGAGCATCCTGTTTACCTGCTGCTTCACCATATATATATGTAGTGAGCTTTGATGCATTGCCTGATATTATTTTCCTGTAGGCAGTATCTGTGCAGATAAGCGGATATTTCTGTGTAGAAGATGTTGATATATAGGCAAAGTGACAGAGCTTTGTTCTATTCGGAACAGTAACTGATGTCACAATATCTTCAACAAACATCAGAGGGCAGGCTATCTGTCTCCAGTTGTCGGGACTGAGAGGATAGTCATTGAATAATCTATTCCACAGACCTATTGGAATATTTGTATTTTTCCAGGTCAGGGAATCCCAGTTGTTCACTGCAGTAAGTATTACACTTTCAGCACTCATTGTCTTGAAGTTCTGAAGTGCCTGCCATACATAACAGGCAAGAGTGAATGGAGTCATTCCTTTCCTGCCTGAATTTTTCTGTGCAATATGGGCAATCTTTTCATCAATTCTGACATGATTGCCCATAATGTAATTACTTAATTCCTGTTCGTTCATTGCTTTATTGCTTTTAGGAGTTTTTACTTTCTAGTAGTAGTAGCATTCAGGAGGAAGGATATTGCCTGATGTATAATTTACCTTGTTAGCAATCTCATCCATAACTTCCTGAGGAAGCTTTACTTCTGATAACTTTTTCATCTTTTATGTTACTTTTAATTATGTATTATTAATAGTGCTTTCTACCTTTCGATGACTCTCCATTGATATTTTTTATAGAAATGGCTGCTATTGTTCACCATAAGCACCTATAGGTTTACAAGATTTATTATTATCTTTATCCTGTGGTCATTGTCTGGCAGGATTTTAAAGTCCTTCAGACCTAATGCTATCAGATATTTTATCTGCTCAACAGAAATACTCTCTACAGTGAGTTCAAACACATTGCCGGAGAACTTGGCCTGTGATGATTTAGTGAAAATATGCCCTTTCTGTAGGAGATAATGTATCGTCTGGTTTCTGTTCACCACACACATGCCATTGATTTTCTCACTGGCAAATGCTGCCCTAAGCATGTCATCAGGGAGTGTCCTTCCAAGCTCTTTCGTTACATAGAAAAGGTCTGGCCTTCCTGTAACCACTGCACCATGATGAAGTGGTGCTGTAGAATCATCAAAATGAAAAATTGTAGTCATCTTTTCTGAGTATTAATCTGTTTAATTAAACGAGTTGTTTGTTCATGGAAAAAATAAGGTCATCCTGAAGGATGTTAATCCAATCAGAATGACCTTTGAAAGTCATCCTAAAAACAATCAAATTACCTTACTTGCAATCCAAGATAATGAAGTCCTTAGGACGATAGAATTAATCAGGCAGAATCTCGTAGCTGTCAAGAGTACCTCCAAGCCCTTCTGCAAGACGCTGAAGATTAATTTCCAGCTTTTCAGTGTCAGAAAGCAGCTTCCAACTGGCAGTGGTCTGCTTGACAGTCAGGCCTTCAGGTCTGTACCAGACAGGGCAGGCATCGTTGTCAATGAAGGCATCGTATGCTTCCTGACTGATGCGGATGACCTGATATGCAGGCTGGTACTTGCGGGTAAAAAACACTACCTTTTTGGTTACTTTCTTCTGGAGTTTCTTGTCAAAGTACTCCTTGAGGACTGAATGCTTGTCAGTCATGCCAGGAATCGGAGTTTCCCTGATAGCAAGACCTTTACGAAGGTTTCCCTTCTTGTCGAAGTACTCTCTGCCAAAGGGCTCACCAAGTGGCTTGTGGTCTACAACTGCAGGCTCCTTGCCTGTGAAATCAATGATGGAGTTTTCGAAGCACTCCTGCTTGCTGAACGGAACTCTTCCTGGAAGAGCAACCTTCAGACTTACTTTTGTATTATATGCCATATCTTATGGTAAAAAAATCTTCAAAAAAACTCAGCCTATGGAGTCAAACCATAACCTTGCACTTGTAAAGGTGCATGAACTATCGTTATTCCAAGCTGAGGCTGTCTTTATTGGCAATACATAGAAAAGACAGCATGAAAACCTTTGCTCACTATTCTCAAATCAATCATTCGAGAACAGGGTGAGAGTCGAACTCACAAATCCAGTTTTGCAGACTGGCACCTTCACCGTCAGGAATCCTGCTCTGGTATTGACAATAAACATGTGACTAAACCAATAGCCAGTTTATTTAATCGTATGAATTTCACTTTGTCTAACATTATTGAAGTAACTGACAATTTGAGTACACACGTTTATTGTCAAAAACTACTATTAGAAAACACTCTGCAAGTAAGTTGTACTACAGTTTATTTTATATAAATTAGCAATTCAGAAGTAACTGTACTACTGACTATGCAGAGTGCTTATTTTTAGTCCATGAGACTGCTGGAGATTAAAAGAGATGTCACAAAGCAAATCTCTTTCATCTCGTTAATGTCAATGTCAGGTATTTCAGACCCAACAAAAACGACACGAACATCCTCACAGTCAGGAATTTTCTTGGCTTGCTTGACAGAAAACTCAATAAGCTGTTTAAGCTCGTTGTTGTTATCAGCCTTGAGAATACATGCATTGAAGCCAATCATCTCACCGTCACCATTCAGGTACTCTACTCTGACATAGTGGTGTAATTTCTTACTAATCAGCATTTTTTGTTTATTTTTTGAATGATACTACTATGCTGTGCTTTCTGACACATTCTTTCACACAGAACCAAAGCACAGACTTGAAGGTTCTGGTACAAACCCTGACGTACTCTGAATTATCAGAGATACGCCAGAATTTGATGATATATTTATGCTTTCTCATTGTCAAAATTTCCGTTGAAATATTGTACAAGGAATACAATAAACATAACGTTCACTGCAAGCCATGCAAAACATCCGAAGTTGTAGTTTCCTGAGAATGCCCAGCAGACTTGCTGGATGATGATGAATACAATGATTGCAAACAGCACCAGAAGTTTAAAGAACTTTTTCATGACTTACTTTCCTAAACGATGGGCAAGGTTTGACTTAGCAATCTCAAGACGATGAATATCAGCACGAACATTACTGAGAAGCTGCCACCAATACTGGTTGTATACTTCATGCAGCTCCACTGAGCCTTCCTTGCAGATTGACTGCCACTCGGAAATCGTATGAGTGAACAAGCCAAAGATACCACCAAGGTAGATGTTGTCCTTACTTATGTCAGCAATTGATTTTACCCTATACATTCCATATGGGTCTGCAGCACATTTTGCTGGCAGGCAGTGATGGAAGAACATGCCCTTGTGAATGCTGATAAGAGCATCGAAGTTTACTTTGTAACGAATGGCTTCAAGCTCTCCCTGACAGTCTTTCAGGAAAGCAAGCTTCTGTGAGATTTTGTCATAGGAATGACGAAGTTCTCTGGACTTCTGCAGATTTTTAGTAACTGCAACAACTGTGACAATCACAACTATCGTTGCAAGAGTCAGGATTACAACTATAAACGTTGTCATTTTTCTGTTAATCTTTTGAGAGTTTTTTGGAAGATATTTATCACTTTACTAACTCAAAAAGCTGGTAATCTTCCAACGAACCAGCTTCTTCGATTGCCTGCATAGCTTCTTTTTTGCTACGATAGCAGCCAATGAGCTCTTCAGAGAAGAGTTCAATGACTGCATAATGAGGTCTATACATATTGATGACAATTAATCCGCAATAGTTTCAGGAATTAAGCTATTCTCCTGAACAAAATCCTGCAGTTTCCTGCAAGATATTTATGCAGACTTTCTGTGGTTATGGAAAACTACAGAAAGTTTTGGCCAGCCTCATCAGTGCATGTTTTATTTTTACAAGGACTTCTGGCTGTCCTTTTAAATGGCATTTTCTTTACTTCTTCACGTTTGCAAAGGTGGAATCTGAAGATACTTATGGAGAGTATACGTTCCGTCTGAATTTTCAGATAAATTGAAATATCCATTAACAGGCTTTCCCAAAAACCAGCCATGAACCTTAAATTCATTTCCAGTTTTTTCTTCAGTAATTCTATCTTCAAACATGAATCCTTTTATACAAAAGATTTTTTGAGTGTTGATTGAACTTTTTTCCACGTTTGCAAATTTACAAAAAATAATACGTAAAAAAAAGAGAACACTCTCACACCTTTCGGTGCAAGAGTGTAATCTTTTAAGCAATGTTCCACAGCTTAACAGCCTGAGCACGTTTCATGCCCTTTTTCCATGCAAGTTGCTTATTGCCCTTGATGGACTCCGGAGCATCCTTGACTGCCACTGACGGACGGACAACCTGTCCGAGATACGTGATGGTCTTGCCCTCGAAATACTTCGTGGTCACTGCCATGTCGAAGTATTCAAGGAAGTTACGGGTTGCAGGCTGAGTTGCGTCACTGAAATCGAAGTCGTCAGCAACCTTTGCCGTTACCTTCACACCCTCAGGGTTGTCAATCGTCTGGTTGATGAACTCTCCCTCGGTCTTGTAACCGTTCATTGAGGAGATGTTCATCATCTGCTGAAGTGAGAGTGCTGTGCCGTCCTTGCAGATGACAGCAGGATAAGTTACCTTGTTGCCGTTGATTTCACGTTCAACAACATCGACGTGGTCAGCCTCGAAAGTCTGACCGATAGTGTAACCGTTGTTACCAACGGTCTTGGTCAGAAGACGAGCCTTCTGCTCTTCAGTGTGGTTGTTGTTCACGAAGTTACGAACCATCTCACTCATTTCATTTAATGACTTTGCCATAATGATAAAATTTTAATTTGTTAATAATGTTATTTGTTTTGTTTTTCAATTCAAATATGGGGAGGGGAATGATGGGGTTGTCTACCCTCACACCCATGACTCTCAAAATTTTATTTTAGGCACTAAAGATGGCAGGGGGGGATAATTTAGGGAATTTAGGGGGGGGGGGGGATTTTTAGGTTGAGATTTAACCTGATTTGAGTTGGGCTCGACAGTAAAAATCGGTATTATTGTGTATAGATGATTAGTATAACATTAAAATTCATAATTATGGAAAGTACTTCTAATGAAGAAATGATTATGCTGATAGCACTGACCAAACAGGTTATTGATGACCATGATATGCTGGTCAGGCAAAATCAGAAATTAAAACAGATTGCAGCTTTGTTTTCAGGCAGCCAGGATTTGCCCGATTAAGTATAGTTCTATGTATGTAAGTATAGTTAGAGTTCCCTATAGTACGAACCTATAGTTCCCTATAGTACGAACCTTTTTGGAACTAATTGATTTACAGGTAGTTACAAAGATGAATTAAGATAATTTAACACTGTTAAAAAATGTTATTCTTAATTTATGTTAAAATGGAATATTTATGGGAGTAATGAAAAGCTTGTAGCATGTGCAAGTGCCTAATAATATGTGTGTTACACATGATTTAGAGCCTTTCGATGTACTTGTGTATGCCAACATAAAGAAGTATATGAACAAAGATACTTTAGAGGCATGGCCATCGATTACTGTTATTGCAAAAAATATAGGATGTAAAAGAGAAAAAATAATTGAAAGTATAAGAAAGTTGAATGGGAGGTGGTTTACAGTATATAAGAAAGGTAAGAAAAACGTATACTCCTTTAATAGGAAGTATGCAGGATTTGAGCCTTTCAGTTATGGATTTCTGGAGAAAAAAGATATAACTAATTTAGCTAAGGCTTATATACTGGTAATTCAACAGTTTATGTTCAAGGATTTGAAGCACTTTGGAAAGGTAAGTTTTACAAATTCGGAGTTATCAGAACTAATAAATATGTCTGCTTGGGAAATTCGTAAATGTGACAGGGAACTTCTTGAGAAAGGATATTTGGATAAAATTAAGACAAAGCTGAAAGATTTTGATACAGGGCTTCCAAGGTATGAAAAGGTATTTAATCTGGCTAGACTAAAACAAGCTATTATATGGTTGCTTTATGAAAACAAAAGACTGGCTACTGAGAACAATGAAATGATTGACAGGATATATAAGGATGCACAGTTGTCACTTAAGCAAAACAGTAAGCTCAGGATATAGGTAGAATAGTTAAAAAAGCAGCTTCTTGAAAAAGACTGTAAATTTTCTGTTTGAAAACCTTGGGGTTTAAATTCAAATTAGATATTATTGATTATGAACATGCAATGTAGATGAACTATGAATTTAAAATGAACTATGTATTATGAATGATTTAATGAAAGACGTATGCGAGCTTCTTGGTTTTGACAAGACAAATTCAACTGTTAAAAGACTTCCTGATGGAAGTATAGTTGTTACAATGAAATCCAACAAGGATACCTTGAGTCAGAATTCCGATGGGATTATGAAGTTGCTTCATGAGATTTTTGATGGTAGAATTCAGCAAGAAACCTGTCATGGTGTTGACAAAAAGTTAAAAGCTGCACAAGAGCAAACCGCCAGAACTTGCATAGAACAAAGAAAAGCATTCCAAAATTGGCTGGATAACTTTGATGACCAATTCATTACTGAACTTATTGGAAGTTTTCAAGGCACTGAGCTGAAGGAGCTTAATGATGCTATTATGGAAAACGATGCAGACAGTATTAAACTTGAGCAGGCAGTAACACAAGTTAAGCATAGGGCAAAGGAACTTGCACGGAAAAAATTAGCATTTCTTGAGAGTCAAATGAAGCAATATGCAAGCTATCTGGATAAGGATTAAGGCTATAATCTTATCTATCACAGAATCGAAGAATAATCACAAAAACAACATAACACATGAACAAATTTGCCATTGTAGAAATTATTGGGACAGGAGAAGTAAAGGCTGTAGATATTTCCAAGTATCTAGCATCTAAGATGAATATTATAGAAGAGTGTGATAAATCAAGACTCTCTGAGAAAGTAGATTATTGGGACAGAATTTATCATTACAAGACTCCTGATGCAGCAAGTGAAGACAGACTTAAATATCATTTCAGGAATGAAAAAAGAAATCTGGATATTTGGTCTGTCAGTAATAACCCTGCATAGTTAAAACATTTTAGACATGGCAATGAATACAAACTGGTAAACTAATTACCAAACACTTCAATTAGATATTTAATGTAATTAGATGTGTAATTGAACCTTAAACTATTAGCATAAATCAATTAAAATCACTAAACAAAAAAACACAAACCCCTGTCTGACGTTATTGCCAGGCAGGGGTTTTTCGTTTTCAGTGTTTCCACTTTGCTGCGTTTCTTGCAAAATTAGCCCTCTTCTTTTGAAGGGCAGTAGCATTTGGATTGTTAAGTACATGGGAAGCATATTCCTGTACTGACATTCCTGCTCTTTTTGCTGATGCAGTAAACTTGCCCTCATTTGATTTTTTGATGTGAATTCTTCCACCACTGGCAAGCTTAAAGCCAATTAAATTAAGTAAGTTTGACATAACAAAAATTTTTAAATTAAAACCTTGGGATAATTCAATAATATCGATATTATTGATTTAGACCAAGCTTTTTAGATGAAAAATTTATGTTTTTAATGTTTATGTACTATGAGTATGCAAATAGACAAACAGAATGGCAATATCTGTTTTAATGAAGGAAAGCATGTTTATTTCGACTTGACTGACCCTAAGAAAAAGTATATATCGGTTACTACTTTGCTCAACAAATTTGAACAGCCTTTTGATAAGGATTTCTGGAGCGCTTATAAGGCTATGGAACAATTGGTTCAGCCTGACCTTTGGCCAATGGCAAAGAAAGACTTGCTTCAATCAAAAAAGATTACTCCAAAAATGCTTAGGTTATATGAAGTAGTAGAGGATGATTTTAATTCTGTACAACAGAATATTCTTGATGGATGGCAAAAGGAAAATCTTGCATCTACCACAAGAGGTACTGCTATACACTCAAATCTGGAGCATTCTTTTTATAAGCAGAAGACTGATATATCATTGAAGAAATATGGAGTTGGAGGAAAGTTTGTATGTGATGAGGGAAGGACTGCACTTGACCTTGAAAACGGTGTATATCCTGAATATCTGATTTGGTATGATTCCCCTGACAACAAACTTCATATTGCAGGACAGATTGATGTACTTGCAAAGGAAGGAAATTCATTTACTATTATTGACTGGAAAGGACTTCCACTTGATACCCCTATTCCTACCTATACAGGATGGAAAACTATGGAATCACTGAAAATAGGGGATAAGGTTTTTGATATGAATGGTAATCCTTGTGCAGTAATCCATAAATCAGAAATTCATCATAATCCATGCTACAGAATTACATATACTAATGGTATACAGCTTGTGGCAGACCATGAGCATCGATGGCTTGTTGGTATAAATATTGATGAGGGGTGTGAGGTAATGACCACTGAGCAAATAGCTGACTACATGAAACTTCATCCTGATAAAATTATCGAGATACCAATGGGAAAGAAACTTGATTGTCCCAATAAGCATATTGTATCAAAGACCGTAAATGAAGAGACTGTAGAGGCAGTTCTTCGTGCATCAGTTCAAGAAAGAATGCAAATGCTTGACTTACTGGCTCCTGATTACATAAAAACCTGTAAACATGGAAATGATGTTTATTATCAAGTCAGGAATTGTGACTTTTCAGACAGTATTGTAGAGCTAATTAGAACTTTGGGAGTATATGTCAGTGATGACAATACTTTTACATTTCCTGTACATCAGGTTGATGAAGAAGAAGTGTGGCATTATGAACTTGAAATCAAAAGTGTTGAGCCTGTTGATATGGTCCCGACTCAATGTATTGAAGTTGATAGTCCTACCCATACATTCTTGTGTACAAAGTATTTCATAGTAACTCATAATACTAACAAGCAAATCAAGACCAAGTCATATTTTGACAGTAAGACAAAAACCAGTCAAAAGCTTAAGTATCCACTTAACAATCTTGATGATTGTAATTACAGCGTTTATAACATGCAGCTCAGCACCTATGCTTGGATGATACAGCAAATGCATCCTGAATGGAAATGCAATGATTTGGTATTAGTGCATTTTGACCATAGTGATAAAATGACTGTTTATCACATGAAATATTTAAAAGATGAAGTTGAACGTATGCTCAGGTTCTGGAAGAAGGAATCAATTCTTGAGCAGCATCGTGCAGCAAGAAAACCAATTCAGTACTGATTATGGATGGAAGTGTTTTAATGACAGATAAAAAACCTGTTAAAAGTAAGACAGGCTTTAATTACAAGGACAGACTAGCTATATGTAATGAATGCCCTTTGTTTATTAAAGATATTCAGGTGTGCAATCCTGACTTATATCTTAATATAGAGACAGGAAAGACTGCACGAATGCAATTAAAGGGATATAAACGTGGGTGTGGATGCTTGATTTCAAGAAAGGCAAGGAATGCCTCTTCTCATTGTCATTTAGGAAAATGGTGATATTGAAATGGATTGAACATATTTTTTCCAAGTAGGTGTCTAAGATTATTATTGGCAATATTAACAGACTGTTTGGAAGAAAAAAAGACTTATATAATATTAGGTATGCTTTTTGTAGGAACTGCAAATCTAAAAAAGAAAATCACTTTATTGGTGAATACTGTAATATATGCGGTTGTCCTCTTAAAAGCAAACTTAGAGTAAAAGATGAACATTGTGACCTAAACAAATGGTAATCTTATGAGAAAAATTACAGAGATTATTGTGCATTGCAGTGCTACTCCTGAAGGTAAGGACTACACAGTTCAGGATATAGACAGATGGCACAGGGCAAGAGGGTTTAAATGTATAGGGTATCATTATGTAATTTACAGGGATGGCTCTATACATAATGGAAGACCAGTTGAGCAAACAGGTGCCCATTGTCAGAAGCATAATGCAAACTCTATTGGTATTTGCTATATAGGTGGATGTGCTTCTGATGAAAAAACTCCGAAGGATACCAGAACTGATGCATAGAAAAAATCTCTGATTTAGTTGCTCAGCACTCTTAAGCTGAGATTTCCTGAAGCAAGAATTTATGGGCACAGGGATTTTACCAAGTTAAAAGCCTGCCCGTCATTTGATGCTAAATTTGAGTACAGGAATATTTAATAAGATGTTTTATGACTATTGTAATTTGATTAATGTATTATGGAAAAATTTCGTAACGAACTGAATTCAAAAGAAAAACTTGCCAGAGCACTTGCTGGCCCCGAAAAGGAAGTGACACATTTTGTAATGAATGGTAAGTCAGCTGATGAGCTTCTTAAGGATGAAAAGGCAGCTAAATTTAATCAAAGTGTAGCTGACCTTGAAGAGAAATTTAGTAACTATAAGGAAATGCTTAATGCTGTAGGACAGAAAATGTCTGAGGATATTGAGCATATTGAAATTATGCCTGTAAACAGTTATGTGCTTGTTTCTCCATTTAAGACCAATCCTTTTCAGAAGATTAAACGTGAGGGTGCTATCATTACTGACCTTGGTGGACTTACTCCTACTTTCAAAAGTCAGGAAACTGGAAATGTTGAAGAGGAAGAGCAATTTGTTCATGTTGGAACTGTAGTTGAAACAGGAACAGATTGCCATTTTGTTCAACCTGGTGATATAGTAATGTATAACAAACCTTCTGAGGTGCAGGTTCCTTTCTATAAATTCGGATTTGTTGTAGTTGCAGAGCAGAGGCTTCTGGCTGTTGTGGGTCAGAATCTCTCTGACAGAAAGAAAGATATTGTTAGTAAGAATAAAGATTGATGTGATATGATTGAAAAGGAAAAAGTTTTCTTTCAACCTGGAGACACTGTTACTCTTAAGCAGGATATTCCAAGTAAGCCTAAGATGATAGTAGTCAGAAAGGAAATGAATGTTTTTAAGGACCAGCCTTCAGGAATTTAGTTGAAGGGAATCAGATGCAGATGGTTTACCACTGATGGCAAAATTCAGGAAGCTACTTTCTCAACAAAGGACCTTCAGTTGGTAGAGCACTCAAGTGAGGATTAATAATTAATATTTTTAAATATGAAATTTCCGATATTTCAACAGGGTGGAGCAGCTCCTGCTCCTCAGCAAGAAGCACAAAATGGTGGACAGGATGTCCAGAAGCAAGTGGTAGCACTTGTACAGGCAGCAATGAGTGGTGACCAAAAAGCACAGCAACAGGTACAATCCATTATTGATGCTGCAAAACAGGGTGACCAACAGGCATTGCAGTTGGCTCAAATGATTCAGCAAGTAATGCAGGCAATTAAGGGTCAGGCTCGTAGTGCTAAAATAGGTGCCAAACTTAACTATATTCATTTGCTTAGAACTGGGGTAAATGCTGATGAAGAAGTTATCTATGAACGCTGCGGTGGAAAGGTAACGAAAAAAGTAGTTAAGAAAGCAGCTTGTGGAAGTAAGGCTCCAAAGGATGCTTGTGGAGGTAAGACCATTAAGAAGAAAGCCTACTTTGACAAGTGTGGAAAGAAACTAAAGAAATGCTATTTTGGCGGTACCCTTTGATTAAGGGTACTTCCAAAATTTTTCTGTATATTAATGTTTATGACTAATGCAAAAATTTTTTATTTATAATCAAGAAACCCATAGTGTTGAAATTAACACTCCTGAGATTCTTCTAATAAAGGAATTCAAAAAATTGTATACAGAAGACAAATCAAAAGATAAAAACCTGTTATTCAAATAGCTGACTTACATAGTATTAGCTATTGCTTGGGATAGTCCTTATTCACAATACTCTGAGACAGAAAGGCATAATGAGGCGCTCAATGATTCTGGTCTTACTGAAAAAGAATTCAATAATCCTGATTTTAGGGCTGCTTGCAGGAAGTTTCAGGAGCTGCAAAACTCAAGTGAGTCTATTAAAATGTTGAATGCAGCTCGGTCTGCAGCTGATTAGTTTGTGGATTACTTTGAAAATATTGTTGACCTTAATGAGAGGGATGCCAATGGAAAACCTATTTTCACTGCTGAAAAAGTTATGAAGGAAATGACTATGATTAATAAGGTACATCAGGAATTGATGGATTTGGAAGCCAGGGTAAAGAAGGAAATGTCTGAACAATCTTAGATAAGAGCAGGCGCAGTAGAAGGTTATATGGATTTTGATGATGAGTAATAATGTTATAAAACAGGCTGCATCAGTAGTAAATTCTGCTGTTACAGAACTAAAAAAGAAATCACAAGCTCCAATACCTGTAAAAGCTGTTAAGCATAAAAAGACTGCAAGCCAAAAGCCATTTCAATGGGATTTTCCTATTGAGGCTGATATATCATACTTTGATGCTAATTTATCTTATGAGCTTTCTGGATACAGGCCTATTAATCAGACAGAAGGACTTGATTTCAGACCCGAGTGGTTTACTGAGGCAAGGGACGAATTTCTTAAGACAGGACATTATACATCATACCTTCCAGGAAGTAAAGGTTACAGGGATTTCTGGCATGAACAGTACAGACGTTGCAAACAGGGATATACTGTAAACGGATATACTGTTACTGGTGAGCATTACTTTTTCTTGAATTTTTATCAGCTTCCATTAGTTGACAGTAAAGGAAAGGCAGGCAGTGGCCGTAAACAGGGATTTCCTAATTTTATGGTAAGTCAATATTAGTTTTTCCACTATGTAGATTTGGCTAAAAAACTTCATAAGCATGTTGTACTTATGAAAGCCCGTTCAATCGGTTTTTCAGAAATCAATGCTTCAATGGCTGATAATCAATATACTACTGTAAAGGAAAGTATAACTATGATTGCCTGCTATGATAAGGGAAAACTTGACAGAACACTATCTAAAGTATGGAATGGACTTCAATTTCTTGATACACATACTGATGGGGGAATGTTCAAGCTAAGATAGCTTCAGGATACTGCTTATTGTAAGAAATCTGGGCACTATAATATGTCTAAAGGCAATAAGATTCCTGCTGGATGGCAATCTTCGATTGAAGGAGTTGTTGCTGATGACCCTTAGAAAATCAGAGGTGACCGTGTTGATGTATTAGTTCTCGATGAGGCCGGCTCATGGCCAAATTTAACAAAAGCTTTTGTACAGGCTTAGGCTCTTGTGGAAGTACAAGGTGTTGCCTTCGGTATCATAGTAGCGGGAGGTACAGGTAGATAAAATTCTTTACTTTAGTAATTTTCATGTAGCATGAAAACAGAAAAAGAATTCTGCCGTCTTGAAGAGGAATCTTCAAGAGCACAATCGAGCAAAATCGGTGAAAGCTGGAATGCTAATACCGAGGTAAATTCAGAAATTACGAAAGGTTCTGAATCACCGTAGAGCGTAGCAATTGAATAAATATAATATTGCCAAGAGTGTTCGACATCCTGAACGGATGAAAATGTACGCCGAACTTGTACGAATTATAAGTATAAGAAATTAAGGTAAAAAACTTAATGATAACAATTTGGGAGACAAAGGTCCTGCACTTGCTGGATTGAAAGAAATGTATTACCATCCTGAACCATTTGGTATACTTCCTTATAGGCACAATTATACAAGTGATGGAAGTACTATTTTATCAGGCTATTTTATTCCTGCTTTTACATAGTCAATGGTACCAGGAATGACTGATGAAAGAGGGTATTGTGATATTGAAAAAAATAAAGCATATCTCTAGAAAAAAAGAGATGCTTATCTTGAAACTCCTGACTCAATGATTCATTACTGTGCTGAGTATTGCTGGAATGCAGAAGAGGCGTTTGCTATGGAAGGGGACAATAACTTCAACAAAGTTCTTCTTTCTGAGCAACTTGCTCAAATTAAGCTTCATCACACTGGACCCAGACCTTAGCCAGGATTTATTGATTATGTCTACAAAAATGGACAACATAAAGTTGAGAATATTACTGGTTTCAAATGGCAGCCACATTCCGATGGAAAAATACTTATTCTTGAGCATCCGGTTTGGTCTGAATGCTACAAGTAGGATATTAAGAAAAAGGAATATGAGGCACTGACTAAAGGAGAGAAATTTGACAAACCTCCTGTATATCAGGAAATGTCCAATTTGTATGTAGCAGGAGTTGATGGTATTGACATAGGAATGAACCAGACTTCTTCCGAAACAAAAGACCCGTCATAGTTTTGTCTTATTATTATGAGAAGGGCTTTTGGGATAAATCCCCCATAGGTTGTCTGCATTTACAAAGACAGGCCAAATGAGGTTAGGACTGCATATAAAACTGCTATGTGTTTAATCAGATATTATCACTGTAAAGTAAATGTTGAGGCAACACGTGTCGGATTTATAAATTGGGCTAAATACAGTAATCAGATTCAATGGTTTATGAGACGTCCTTCTGCAACGGTTCAAAGTGGAAAGGGAAACTCAAGGGCCTACGGAACACCAGCAACTACCCCAATTATTCAAGCACAGAACGAGTTGATTGCTGATTTCATAGAAGATTATGCACATACAATTTGGTTCGAGGAAATGCTTGAACAACTTATTAGCTACAGTGTAGTGAATAAGACTAAATTTGATATTGTTGCTGCCCTTGGAATGACAATGCTTGCCAATTAGGAACTAACTGGCAGGGTTCCTGTTACCATTGAAGCAGACACTGATAATCAATTTCAGGATTTTGGATATTATATAGATGAAAATGGCTACAGACAATTTGGAATTATTCCAAAGAAACAGTAGCAAAATGTAAAATTCGGTGGAGGACAAGTATATGACCCATACAGAGTTGATACTTCAGATACGAGATATTATCAAGGATATTACTCATAAAGAGTACACTAAACCAATCTATGTAAAAGACCTTCCAGGTCAAGGCTATCAAGTTGGTTTTGAGACTCATCAATATGAGCCTGATTGGTACTCTGCTGAGCTTCCTGATGATAAATTTATAGAATTTATTAGAAAAGAACTCAAGAATGCAAAATTTCTGAAAGCCTATTATGGACAAGCTTCCAGAAATACTGTTCTTGACCATCCTAAAAACAAGCTTTATTGGCCATGACAAAAGAAGAAATGATGGATAAGACAGATGAGTGTATTGCTGAGCTTGTCCATAACAAATATAAGCTGCAAAAAGCATACAATTATTATGCTGGAAAAAGAGATAAAAAGCAATTTGAATATCTTGAGAAAAACTTTGGCATAGGAAACCCTACTTCAGTATCATTTACTCCATTGGTTAAAAAGCATATTGATGCACTGATTGGTGAGTTCCTTGGTACACCAATTATTCCAAAAGTCAGCTGTAAAGATACTGAAACAATTAGTAATATTACCCGTGAAAAGCAACTTACCATTGACAATGAAATGGTAAAGTTTTTGAAAAGCCATCTGTCTAACTCTTTGTTAAGTTTTATTAATGGCAAGGACATTACTGATAAATCTATTAAGGAACAGCTTGATAAAATCATAGATAATGTTAACCAGTCCTTTATTTCAAAATATGAAGTGGCTGCACAGAATGTTATCCAGTATGTTATGCAGTCAAGACAAACTGATATGATAACCAAGGAAAAACAGCTTCTTCTTGACTTACTGATTACAGGAACTCCTTATTTCAGGGTAAAGGAATCTCCAAGCAAAACAAATATTCAAATTGAAGTGCTTGACCCACTTAATACTTTTGTAGACAGAAACCCTGAAAGTATCTATGTAAAGGATTCTTATAGGGCTGTTGTAAGGAAGTGGATGACTAAAAGTCAGGTACTTAGTCTGTTTGGCCCTGAATTATCAGCAGAGGACAGGCAAAAATTAAACGATGAATGGACTCGTCCCTATGATATAGGTTAGTATGTATCCACTATGGGAAATACTTTTCCTGCTAATGAAGACTTAAATCAGGCAATTGATGACAGACTTCCTGGGCATCCTGACAATTTCTATAACTCATTGAAAACAAAGTTAATTCCTGTTTTTGAAACAGAGTGGATTGAAGTTGACAGAAACTTTAAAATGTGGAGATATTCTACAGTCAGGATAGGTGCTGATATGTATATACTCAGAGGAAAGGATGAGCATTCTTACAGAACTAAGGACAATCCTAATTATACTTGCTTATCAGTAAACGGAGTATTCTTCTTGAACAGAAGTAATGAACCATTCTCATTGATGCTGGCTTGTATGGGGCTACAGGATAAATATGATTTACTTAACTATTACAGGGATAATCTTATTGCAAGTTCTGGCAATGTCGGTGACTGGATTGACTTGTCACTAATTCCTTCTACTCTTGGAGTTAATTTTCCAGAAAGAATTCAAAAGTGGATTGCTTACAAGAAAGCAGGAGTAGGTCTTATTGATACTACTATGGAAGGAAGAAATGAAACAGGACAAGCTCCACTTAATACTATCTTTAATGGTTTTGATAATACAGTCAAACAATAGGCTGTTGCTGCCATTCAAATGGCTATTGATGCTGTCGAACAGACACTTTCATCAATTACAGGAGTCTTCAGGGAAAGGCTTAACGGAATTGAGCAAAGGGATGCTGTTACAAATATAAAACAAGGAGTAACAAATTCATTTATCATTACCAAGCAATATTATCAGCAAATGGACTTGCTGACTTGTGAAATTCTTACTGATTGTCTTAATCAGGCTAAAAGAACTTGGAAAAATGGAATTACTGGTATTCTCATTCTTGGAGAAAATCAGTAGAAAATTTTTACTGCACTTCCAGAAGACTTTACATTTACTGATTACGATATTCACGTTACAAGTACCACACAGATTCTTCAGGATATGCAACAGATATGGCAAGTTATTCCTGAGTTCATCAAGTCAGGACAATTACAACCTGAAATCCTATTTGAGATTATTACTGCAAAGAGCCTTTCCGAAATGAAGTATAAAGTTCAAAAAGCCTTACGCAAGCAGGAGGAGAAAAATGATGTTGTCAAGAAATTGCAGGAACAGCTTGAATAGGCAGGTCAACAAAATCAGCAACTATAGCAGCAGCTTAAAGAAGTAAGTTCACAGCTTAAAAAACTTGATGAACAAAAAATGCGGCTTGAGCAAGAAAAGATGCAGCTCCAATACAAAGTAGACTGGTTTAAAGCACAAGCTGACCAGAAATATAAACAAGACCAGATTGACCTTGCAAGAAAAAGAACAGAAGTACAGATTCTACAGCTTCGTGATGGTAATCCTTATGATGACCCAGTCCGAGGCACAGGTTTAACTAGTCCAATGAGTGAATGATGGAAATACAAGTAAATGAATTGCTTAATGGGGATTTAAGAGTTACAGAGCTTGCATGGTCACAGAATTGGTATGGTGAACACACTGTGAAATGGAATGAGTCTGTGACTATTACTGTCTTTGAAAAACACACAGTATCTGCAGTTACAATTGAGAAAGCTTTCTTGAATAATCATAGTACTGGTTTTGGTGTTGTTAATACCTTTACAGTTACTGATGATGGTTGGTACAGAATTTACAATATCATACTTCCTGTAAAAAATACTGGTAATTACTACTTTAATTCTGGTATTTTCAATAGCACTGATAAAGAAATTTCTATAGAAGATTTAATTGCTGATATTGATAATGTGTCTTTTCATTCTACAAAAGACGTATTTGTCATATATAACATGTGGCAATGCTATCTTAATTATTGCAAGAAACTTCTTGAAGGAGAGTGCACAAAAGATAGTAAATGTCCTGAAAGTTGTGATAATGAGCTTTCAAGAAACAGAAATCTTATTTGGATTTTCTTAAATGCACTACAATATTATGTGCATTTTGGAAGATTTGAGGATGCACAAAAATTCCTTGAAAGAATTTCTGGATGTAATGGCATTTGCCATAACGAGATATTCATGAAAACTTATGATTGTGGATGTGGAAAATGAAACTGGATATTTGTTTAACTGAGGATACTCTTCACAATATTATTGTGACAGAAATAACTGATGGAAATCAGTATCTGGCAGAAGGTTCTGCTCTTACTGCAAAAAACAGATTTGCTGTTTCAGATACTGCTTCCATAGATATATTTAAACTTAATTCTGTAGAAAAAGATACTTATACCTCAAGTGTTATTACTATGAGAGATAAAAGTATCCTTCCTGTAGAAGTTAGGCTTACAAGAGATGGATGGTTTACTGCCATTCATATAGTAATTCCAACATTATCATGGGCTCATAAAGAGCTGTCAAAGCAAGGTTCTATTATTAATGTATATAGAGTGGTTTATTGTACTGACGGAGATAAGATTTATAAGGTAGTAAATGGAAGAATACTTAACTCAGATATTAATGAGCTTCTTGCTGAATAGTTGGAAAATACTACTATTTCCAGATAGGATAGTGATTATGTTTATATTGGAAATTTAACAGATACTTTGAATAAAGCTTGGATAGAGCTTTTCAAGAACAGAATCTATAACAGTGGTTGCCATACAGATGCTTGTGCAGCTAACAGATTACTGGCTATTGTGAATCTTATTAAGCATAATGTCAGACATGCACAACTTGCAGAGGCAGAACGTGTTATAGAAAAGACAAATTATTTTCAGGATATAAAAGGCCTTGAAAATATGACTCCAGATTAGATTCTCTATAATAAAACTGGTGGATGTGGTTGCCATCACGGATGTAATTGCTAATGAATTGTTCTAATCAATTAAAGCTGCAGGAAGTTATTTCTCATAGTACAGATGAGCTTTCTGATATGCTCAAGGAAAAAGTTCTGTGTGAGACTGAGACCCTTATTCACCAACTTGAGAGAGGATATAGGCCAGACACACAATTTATACAATCAGAGATATAGTTAATCGACATGCTAAGTCAAAATCAAATTGATGAAAAATTTAGCTTGTATGCTTTACAATATTACTTAAATAACTTATGGGAGAAACAGTATTAACCCCGTCTGCTGTTCCTGCACAGGAGCAAGCAGATACAAAAAATTATCTTGTTAAGGAAAATTATTTAAGTGAGTTTGAAACTGAAGACGAAAAGTCGGTTGCCAGAGCCAATCTTGGTGTATATGCCCAAAGTGCCGTTTACACTCAGGATGAAGCTTAGTTAATGATGAATGAGAAGATTCATGCTGCTTTGCAAAATTATGTAACTTCTGATGAGTTGCCCAGAGCAATAGCAGAGCTTAGTCAGCAAATAGCAGATGCTGGATATGTGAAAAGTGATGGTTCAGTGCCATTTACTAATCCACAAACTCAAGCAGCACTTCCTACTGACCCTTCTCATTTAGCAAACAAGGCTTATGTGGACAACTTACTTACCAAGCACCTTAATGCAAATGACCCTCACAAGGCACTTGATGCAGTGAAGGTATTGCTGACAGATTATGTGAAGTTGTCTGAAACCTATACCTCACAGAATCTATATAGTAAAAAAGAAGTTGACAAGCTTCTTGAAAAATTTGTAAAACGTGATGGTAGCACGGGATTCACCAATCCTCAATTAGGAGTTGACCCGTCATTGCCAAGTCATCTTGCTACTATGAGGTATGTTTTACTTGTTATGCAGAATCATAAAAGTGAAGCAGACCCTCATGATTTTATCAAGACACTAAGAAGGTTTTTGTCTAATTATTATACAAAGTCTGAAACATATACAAAAGCACAGACATATTCACGTTCATAGCTTCTTGATATTATCAAGAGCCAGATGAATGATATTATTAAACAGGCTATTGCTCAGCATGTGGCTGAAGATGGAAGTGTAAATGACCTTGAAAATTGGATACGTAAGAACTATGTTCCAAGTGATGGCTCCGTTCCATTCACAGCTGCACAATCTGGAGTAAGGGCTACTCAGAACAGTTAGTTTGTAATTCTTGAGCAGCTTAATCAGGCAATTGAGCAATTAAAGGAAGAGACAGAAACTTCTATAAAGGAAAATACAGACCAAACAGACTGGATTCCAACCGGACCAGTCGAGACCACTGTGGGATTTGTTGAAGAAGGAACTACCCTTCCCAAACGTCTTACAGTACAGCAAATCATGGATGCAATTTTCTATGAAAAACAAACAGGAGTTACTGCCCCTGAATATGCTGAATATGGGGAAAAAGTCTGCATTAAAATTTATGCTCATGGCTTACAAGTGCTGACAGGTATTGATATATACAAAAACGGAGTCATGCTAGGCTCTCTTACTCCTGATGACTTTACAAAGGATGCCTTAGGTGGTAATGGTGGATATTATGAGTATTGTGATACAGGAGAATTTACTGAAGATACTGAATGGAAAGTTATATTCCATTATGCTGAAAGTCAAGACATTACAGAAACAGCTATGACAAAACTTGCTTATCCTATATTTGTTGGGGCAGTTCCTTACTGGTGGAATGCTCAGGAGGATATTACAATGGAAAGCTTACGAAAACTTGCCGAAGAAGAGCCTGAAGCTAACTATATTATTACTGACAAAGGTCCTGAAATCAGTAGTGTGAGTAAATCGATACAATTTACAGACACCAAACAGAGAAGTATTGTTATTGCAGTTCCTAATGATTATCCTGACCTTAAATCACTTAAAACTCCTGCTCAGGAAGTTACAGCAGAAGCCTTTGCAAAATGGGTACAGCCGATGTATCCTAACCAGGCTGAAGTTGGAGTACTTTATAAGATTTATGTATTCAATCAACCTTTGGTAAATCTTCAGCAGACTATAGATATAGAATTTGAACAAACTAAAACGGAGGAACCCTAATGAGTAAATATGCACAACTTATTACTAGTTTCGAGAGAGAGGGAAACTTCCCACTTGAAGCTAACTATATCTTCCCTACAGAAGAAGCCCTGAAACAGTTTTTCTCTGAAGGAGTTCCTGCTGCTACTTTACATAAAGGACTTCTTAAAATAGTAGAGAAGGACACTGATGGGAACCAGGCTTTATATTGGGTAATTGCAAATAGTGATAACTCTCTCGAATTTACTAAACTTATTTCTGGAAGTGATATTACTGAAATAAAAACCAAGATTTAGGACACTATTGCTAAGCTTGAATAGGAAATAGCTGACAGAAAAGCAGCCGATACAAAGATTTGGGGCACAGATACTCCCGATACTCTTGATGTAAATTATAACAGTATTTTGAATCTTATAACCCAGTTGAAAACAACTCAGAAAAAGCTAACTGATTTAGAAGGAAAAACACTGACTAATACAGACTCTTTGAAAAATCAAATCAAGACTATTGCCGGTACAGCAGATGACGATGTGATTACCTTCATTAAGAGTCTTCCTTACGGAACGGTCAAAACAATTTCAGCAGAGCTTGACAGGATAATCAACAACACTGGGTCAGCTACTAATATAATTGATACATTGTACAAGCTGGTTGAATTTACAAAGGGTTATACTACTTCAGATACTCTTCAGGCATTGCTTGACAAACTCTGGAATAAAGTTGAAGGAGGCACTCTTCCTTCTGAGCAATTCAGAACACTAAGGGGAATTGAAGACTGGCTCATTAAGTACAAGACTGAAAATGCTGCAAAACAGGCACAATTGCTAGAAGAAATAAATAATGCAGAAGAAGGTGTTGGGCTTTCAGTTGATGGTACATTCAGTGCTGATGCAAGTACTAATTATCTAAAGGATGCAACTTCTATAATGAATGCACTTCGTATTCTTGATACAAAGTTGCATGACTTTATAAGTCAGAATACTCTGGAAGTTCAACAGTCTGACCCAATTGTCAAGCTTAAGCTTACTCAAGGAAAAAACAGTCAGATTATTGACGCTGTAATGAATCTTTCTTCAGAAGCTGGAAATAGCCTGGAAAGAAAAAACGATGGATTGTATATTAATCCTGACCTTGAATATGATAAGGGAACCCTTACTTTTAAGATTAATGGTAAGATACTTCGTCAATATTCAATCGGTGCTAATTCAATAGTTCAGGATGCTTCCTATGATAAGGATAATGAGCAACTGAAGTTCATTTTTAAGCTTGATAGTGGAGATACTCAGACAGTTCTTATTCCTGTAGGTGCTTTAATCAGAGAATGGGAACCTGTTAATAAAGATACTTCTCCAATTGAACTTACACGAGTTTAGTCAACACCTGGAACAGATAGCTTGTCTGCAGATGTAAGACTTTCTACGAGAGCTCATAATATTCTTGAAAAAGATGGTAATACTCTTTATGTAAAAGGTACAACAGATAATTTATATCATGCAGGGGAAGTACTTGAGACGTATCTGAATGAGCTTAGTGCTGATTTGCAGACTAAGTATACAGAACTATCCAATGCAAACAGTGATTTACTAACTAATCTTACAAATAAAATATCTCAGGAAATATCTGATAGAAAAGATGCTGATACTGCTTTGAATACTGCTATTAGTGATGAGACAAAACGTGCTGAAGTTGCAGAAGGAAAGAACGCTGATGCTATTTCAAGTGAGATTTCAAGAGCTAAAGCAGCTGAAGAGGCAAATGCAAAGCTCATTCAAACTCAAGGAGAAAAACTTGATACTGAAATTCAAAGGGCTTCTCAAAAAGATACTGACCTTGAAGCACTAATTACAGCGAATACAAAACAGCTTGCTATTGCAGTTGCTGATATTTCAGCAGCACAAAAAGCTATAAGTGCTGAGGAAAGTAGAGCTACCAATGCTGAGAATGCATTGGAGTCTAAGATTTCAGGTGAAATTGATAGGGCAAAACTTGCTGAAGAAACAAATGCAAAAACCCTGCAAACACTGACTGCTAAGGTTGATGCTGAAATTACAAGAGCTACTGGAAAAGATACGGAGCTTGAGCAAAAAATCCAAAATGTTGTTCATCCTGAGTATTCTATCTCAAAACAGACTACTCCTAATGATGGATGTATAGCTACATTTATCCTGACCAAAAATGGAGCTGCTGTTGGAAGTGCTATTGATATTCCATTAATCAGTCTTGATGTTACGTATGAGAAAGGACTAATGTCCTTCATTGTAGATGGCAAAACTGTGAAGCAATTTAACATCGGTGTAAGTGATGTTGTTAAGTCTGCAATATATAACCCTGATGCAAAGGAACTTGAGTTTGTGTTCAATCTTGAAAATGGAGGCACTTAGTCAAAGAATATATCATTGGCAGGAATTGTTGATGCCTTACAAGCTGCTATTGATTCAGTGAGTAAAGATTTAGTTACTGAAACTTCTGACCGAAAATCGAAAGATTCTGCATTGGAGTCAAAAATAGATGCGGAAGTTACTCGTGCTACTGAAAAAGATAATGCACTTGACAAGAGTATTACTGATGAGATAGCTCGTGCTAAGGAAGCAGAAGCTAAGCTGGAAAGACAGGCAGCTGCTGATTATACACTAACTGAATCACAAAGCACTGACCAACAATATAAGAGTGTTTACAATCTTACTAAAAATGGTACTGCTACTGGAGCAACTATTAAGATTCCTAAGGCAATGACTATTAAAACAGAGGATAAGTCACTTGTACTCACTCCAAATACTGATAATCCTTCAGAAGTAAGTGCTAAAGTGAATGTTAAGGCAGGAGGTGGAATTAACCTTGATAATAATGGTCTTTCAGTGGATAATTCAGCTCTTACCAAATATACAGGAAGTAATGCTGTTTCAGTACAGGATGCTGACGGTACAAATACCAAAAAAATAGTATTAGTATTTGACCCAGATTCAGAAGATTATTTATCTATAACTGGAAATGGTTTAAAACTTGCTGGAATTCAGGCTTTAGCAGAAAAACTTGATGAACTTGATTGGGCAGAACCTGATGCCTGATTAAAAAATTAGATATTTTTCTGAAAAAACCTTGGATTATTTTCCAAATAACGATATTATTGCATAAGAACGATAGTAGCAAACTTTCGTTCTTATGCAGTTTTATTTTAGATTCATACTCTTTTTATTAAACTTAATGTTTTATGCCAATTAAAAAGAAGCTTATAAACTTTAAAAAGTAGGCAAATTTTGATACTGCCTTGCAAGGAGGTAATATCTTAAGTACTAGTATTGTCTTTATAGATGATACTTAGAAAATCTGGACTCACGGAGTGTATTTCAGCTCTCTCAAAGAAGTACTTGATAAGTATTCTGAGCTCTCCCAAACTATAACTGATGAAGTTACTAGTGGAAAGAAATATGTAGATGACCAGATTGCGGCTGTTAAAATCAATAAAGTTACCGTTAATGGCCAGGAACAGCCAATTGCAAACAATGAAGTAACAATTACTATAAATCCTGCCTATACTCTTAATTTTCAAGATGGAGTAAACACTTTACAGGAAGTAAATACTCTTGGAGAAGCTTATACAATCAATAAGCTGACAACATATAATGTCAGTAAATTATACTTTACAGATGCAAATAATACCAAGAAAGAGGTTGACCTAGCTAATCCTAATTTAGTTGTTCAGTCAGGACAACTCATCACTTGGGATGTTGAAAAGACAGCAGATGGTCTTGCCTCTATCACTGTATATAAAAAATAATGAGCTATGAAAATTGAAGTTAAGGAAAATGTTTTTTGGGATACTGAGTCTACTGTTCAATCAAATGATGCAGTAGATTGGTACAACTCAGAAATCTACAATGATAAAATGAACAAAGTGACTCCTGAAAAAGATTCACTAGGCCGCCCATCAAAATGGACTATAGATGAAGATACATTTACAGTAATGGTTGAAAGAGTCTACAGAAATAAAACGTGGGCTAAGGATAAGGATATTGTTACTATTTCACAAAAATAAATAATGATTTATGAATAATACTTTATATTGGAGAACCAGCAATGGTGGAACGTATGTAGATTCTTTTATAGGAGACGATTATAATGGTGATGGAACTGCCCAAAATCCATACCAGTCTTTAGGACGTGCTTGGAGAGGTAGTTCAAGCAAGCCTAGCACTATAACTTGCCGTGGGTATTTTGCCGAAGATATGGCTGACGGAAACCATGCTGCCACTATTCAAGGAGACTACTATGGTGCTGCTGTTTTTGATGGGCTAAGTACGTATATGCTATATGGATTCAGACATACAAAAATGATTATCAAGAACCTGCCTTTAAGTGGTGATTTTAGTGTAAATACTCGTGCTGATTTGGCTGGGGTCGGCTCGGCCGACAATGCTTACGGCGCTAACTATGCTGTCGTTGACTTCGACGCCAACGTGTACGGTTTGTCCGGTCATTCCTGTTTTGTCCAAAACAGTCCAGTATATATTGGATGCATTGGTGGCTACAATAATAATAACTATGAAATATACGATACGCCAAAATATATGAGTACTTCATATAAACTTTATTTTGGAGGATATATGGAACATAGTACTGTATATAATGTAGCATTAGCTGATAGAATAAATAATAGTGACCGAGGTCTGAATAATTGCAGACCAAGTCATAGCTATAATATTTATGCAAAATGTGATTTCTGGATTAATGAAAGAATGACTTTCAATAACTGTTATTTTACATCAGATTGTAATTTCTATAAATCCGATGGTACAAAAATTGAAATGTCAGGAACTCAAGAAGAAAGGCTTGCCACTATTCAAGCTATGCAAGCACAGATTACTTCTGGTGAAAAAACCACATTTAATAGTTGTGTTTTTGGAACAAAGACTGCTGAAGAGACATTCAATAATCCTACTCATGGAGACTTTACCCTTAAGCTAACTGCAGAAGCCTTTTATTATGATAAGGATAATAAACAGCAATACTATGGTGCTTTGCAGCCTTCAATTAATATTCCTATTCTTGCAAGCAGTGATGGTATTCCTCAAACTTGGGATGAGCATAGTATTTCTGGTATTTTGGGAATTAAGGATAACTCAATTTACCTTAATGAAGATGCTACATTTACTGAAGGAGAGATTCTTAGTAAAATCATTAAGTTGGATGTAAATAGTTATTATGTAAATGCAATTTGGGGATTGTTTGAGTCAAAACTTCCTGCTTTTGGTGTACTTGCCAACACAAGGAAGTTTATAGAAAGTACTTATAATCCAGGAGAAACTCTTCCTGTTGGAAGATATAAGGTGAATGGCAGTATAATGTATAAGAATGTAAATTATACAAATGGCATTATAATTAATGTGACTTCTGCTGATACTACTTACTCAGTTGCTGATGATAATAATGGTGCAGGGACATTGTCACTATTGCATGACGTTAATATAGAGGATGCTATCTATGTGAGAAGCAGTAATGTAATATACCGAACTATCAAGGCTTCTGAAGGCTTGCAGAAAGGTGCTACTTATTACAATAATGGCACGATGCCTATTACTTATGCCAACAGGACTATTACACCAGGAGAAAGTTTTATTGCAACTAATAGTACTGATACATTCACTGCTCCTAGTTCAGACTACGAAATAGCTGTTATGTTTGATGATACAAGAGTTCCAACATTTGAGTGGATTCCTGCTTCATTCTGGGGACAATATTTTGTTGCTAAGCAATTTGGCACTATTAAAACCGATGAGGATGGAATCCCTTACGGGTCAGGAAATTATAAATCATGGCAAAGTAGATATGGCTCAATTGGAACTCCTCTGAATTTTAGATATTGCCAGTTTAGAATTTATGCTAAGAGAGTATGAAATTTGACAGTAGTGTTGTAAAAAGAGTTTCCAATGATGTAAAGGATACTAACACAACCCTGCTTTCATCATTCTCTTTAGGAATTTTTTATCCTCCTGTTTATCCAGTTGGAATATTACAGTCTATATCACTTGGAATGTTCTTTCCTCCAGCATCACAAACTGAAATTGTTCAGTCAATTTCTCTTGGTAGAACTGGTTGGAATGATGACTTGGGTAAATTTGAGAGACATCAAGGAGATATTGTTAACTATAAGTACTGAGAGAAATCTCAGTACTTATAACTTTCCAGATAGTGGAAGAAAGTTAATCCATTATGGTTGATTGCCTAGCTGCATTCGTTCAGTTAAAATAAAAAAAAATAGCATTTAGCTGGAGTCAGCTCAGCCAACAATGCTAACAACGCTAGCAATGCTAACGTTAACAACGACAACAACGTGTACAGTTTGTCCAGTCATTCCTGTTTTAAGTATTATTATTTTCAACTTCTGCAATTAGATTACTGCAGATTAGAAAGTGGATTATCTTTGCTGTAAACGCAGCCAGAATATTGAACTAAGTTACTTGACAGTAGGAGACTTCATTCCGAACTTTGGTAATTAAAAATAATACGCCTTGAAAACCTCTGGGTATTTGTGGCATTTAATTACTTCCAAAGACAATGTTGCTGCTGCTATTCATAAGGCACTATAGGCAAAACCTGTAGACCATTATAATAAAGAAATGAAATGGTTTGTAAACCATTTCGACGAAGCAGTAGAAATGGTCAGAAATAATCTTATTTCTGAGACCTATAAATTTGGAGAAATGACTTCTTTTGTTGTGCACGAGCCAAAAGAAAGAATTATTCATCATCCAAAACATTTTATAGACAGGGTATATCACTGCTGTCTTTTAATTCCTTTAGTTCCTATCTTTTTGAAAAGGTTTACTGCTGATACTTATGGCAGTATAAAAGGCAGGGGAATATGCAGTATTATAAGGAATTTAAAACCGTTTTTGCACAATCATCCTGACTGGTATTTTTTGCAGATAGATATTAGGAAATTTTATCCGTCCATAAATCATGAAGTACTGAAGGCTTAGTTTAGAAGGCTTATACGGGACAAGAAAACTTTAAGATTAATTGATGCTATTATTGATGCCTACGGTCCTGGAATGGCCATTGGAGTATGGCCATCTTAGTATTTTGCTAATTTCAATCTTTGTGGGCTTGACCACTATGTTAAGGAAGTACTTCATGTTAAAGGGTATTTCAGATATATGGATGATATGTTATTTCTCGTGAAGACAAAAGAAGAAGCACAGGCAGTGTATAAGGCAGTAAATGAGTATGTAGCAAATAAACTTAAATTAATTATTAAGCCTAACTATAGGATTGCTCCAATTAAATATGGAATAGAATTTGTAGGATATAAGTTCTATCCACATTATATTTTACTGAGAAATTCTATAAAGCGCAGGATGAAAAAACGTGTACGAAGATATTATAATGCTTCTAATAAGTTATTCCAACGTAAAGCTGCAAGCTATTTGGGTTGGGGCAAGCATGGAGATTGTATGCACTTATTGAGATATGTTTATGGTAACAAGCTTAGCTTGTTTAAATCATTTAGAAAATTAAACGAAGTTATTGATGAAGAATTACTTAAGGATTGGGTTGATTCTGGCTGTATTGGGTCTCCTGATTTCGGGAATCACATGTTACCACAAATACCAATCTACAATGGAAGAAAATTCCAGATTGAAGAACAATATAGAATACTATCAAGACAAGGACAGTAGCAATATAGTTCTACTAAACACTGTCAAAGAACTAAGAAATTCAAAGGACAGTATACTTAGCAGAGTAGATTCCCTACGTAATGCTTTAGACATTAAACCTAAGAGCATAAAGCAAGTATTCTATGTATCATCTGGAATACGAGACACTTTACGAGACACAATTAATGTTCCTGTTCAATAGACTGCTGACTTTAAGAAGGTATTTACACCAAACAGTCAGACTAAAATTACTGTAGAAAGAACCAACAACACTATTAGTATAATTCCTGATATACAGAACAATCAGACAGTTTTAGTTTATACTGAAAAACAATATAAATACAAAACATTTTTCAGCAGATTGTTTCATTTTAACTTTAAGAAAACCTAGAGACAAAAATTTACTATAGATAATTCAAATCCTTTAATAAAAACAGGAGAAAGTAGAGTTGTAAATGTAGTAAAATGAATGGTATAAATGAATAGATAAAAGAGCTTGATAGGTTTTTTGCTTTTGTAAAACAGAGAGATATTGAGCTCCGTAATCATTTTAGGAATCTATTATCTAAAAACTGATATAATTATGACAGAAGACAAGGAACTTGCTTTTGGAAAAGTCTATGATAAAGTAGGCAGTACTTCTGTCAATCTTATCTTATAGACTAAGGGGGATGTCAAGATAAAAACCCCAAACAGGTACATTACAATATTCAAAAACGGAAAGCTTAATGTTGATGACACTTCAGAAATTTTTGAAGTTTCCTCTGAAGAGGAAATAAAGAAAACAGGTATTTATTTAGTTGACAGTACTTCTGATAGTGGAGAGGAAAGTCAGCAAGTATATCTTAATATTGATGGTACTAAAATACTACTTACATCTAGTTCTGATGGATATATCTCATATTCAGCAGTTCAGGAACTTAAACCTGAATAGTTTATTCAGGCATTGACAAACATAGGACTGTATTTTGATACTCTTTCTACAGCCCAAAGTTTTGGAATACAGAATGGACTTGTATATACCTTAGATACAGGAATTCTGTATAAAGTAATTAATGGGCAATTCACTCCTATCACAGAAGCTGTTTCAAATAACGATTCATCCGAAAATTCAGGAAGTACTGATGATTCATAGACTACTGAAATTCCAAATCCACTACAGATAGGAGGATTACTAATTGATGGCAATCAAATGTCTGTAGATGGTGATGAACTTACCTTTAACATTGGCGGACAAAATATACTTGCAATTCGTAATGGAAAAATATATGTAAACAACGATGTTATATTAAATAAAGCTCAGACAACTTCATCTGAAGGGGCTGTTAAAGGAGAATCTGGTTATATGCTTTATACAGAAAATGATGAAACATGGCTTGAAGTTGACAATCTTATAGTACACAACCAATCATCATAGGACTCTTATACGCCATAGTATTTTCCACTGAAAATAGGCTCTCCTGTAACAAACTTGGTAACAAAGGCTTAGTGGGCTGAAGATTCAAAGGCTTCTGATAATAACACTGATGATACTGCATCCGATGAAGTTACTGATGTCAGTAGAATAAAGCTTTCATTAAAATATAAAAATGAGTTCAATGTAGGTGATTGGGTACTTATCTTTTTAAGTGGTGGAAATGCATTTACTGTAAGTGAAGCAAGTATTACATCAGACGAGGAAACTACAGAAGACCTTGGAAAAACCATAGCAGTACAGACTAGAAGTAATGTATAGCAAGATACTGTTATTGAAGTAAAATTTCAAACTGAAAATAGTACGGATGGCTCTGTTTCTGAATATACTCAACAAGTTACTATTAAAGCAGGCTCCAATTATGCAGAAGGAGCAGCCTTTAATTCAGCAGAGGAAGAGCTGTCTGAAATTATATCAGTTAAAGTTATTTCTGGTGATAATGACGTTTATTATGAGTCATCTGATTCTCCAGGAGTAGCACTTCCTTTAGGATACTATGCCACTGTTGAATCGGTTGACCCGTTTATAATCAAAGTTAAGAATCAGGATAATAAATCATAGTCAATTCTTGCTAATCTGACATATTCAACTATTCATAGACTAAGCCCTACTAAAGCTACTGATACTGTCATTACATATTATAAAAATAAAATTACGCTTTAGGAAGTACTTGATTAGATGGAATTCCTCCCATCTAAAATTCATTCAAGATTTGGTGATTTATCAGGTATTTATAAAGATTATAGGAAAGTACGTGAGAGTAATGAAACCTATTCTGGTTTCGGTATATATTCTGATAATTTTGTCGGAGTTAATCCATTACTTATTGGTGGAACATTCACCGGAGTAACTGGTACTGAATATCCGAAGTATAGTGATAAGCTCACTATTCCTGATGAAATTACTGATGATATGGCCAAAGTAATTCCTGACATTGAAATGGTTAAAAAATTAGCAGGAAATAGCAGTGATGAATTAAAGAAAGAACTCAGTGCTTTATAGGACAACATTATCAAACTTACAGACAGAGTTGCTTTACTTGAAAAGAAGATAACAAAGGTGTTTAGTACTCTTAATCTTGATGAGACGGAAATTGATTAAATTTTGTTATAAAAAACCTTGGGGTTTTTAATAACAATCGATATTATTGATAATAGCAAGTAAATCATTATTTGCTTACTATTCTATTATAGATAATTGTTCTAATTTTTAATGTTTATGTTTAATGCCACAAGAAGGAAGTGCTGCTGCAGCAATGGATGATTTCTTTGGAGATAATCCCCCTGCAGGCAGTGAAGAAAATCACAATGACAATCCTCCTTCAAATGATAATCCTGGTGGAAATGATAGTCCTGACAACAATAATCCTGATAACTCTGATGAAAGTGTCATCAATGAGCTTATTGCTGATGCAGGAATTACTGATTCATCAAAAATTAAGTTTGACGGAGATGATGGGCAAGTTTCTGAGCGTGCTTGGAAAGATTTGACCCGTGAAGAGAAAAAAAATATTCTTTTGTCCTCAGGACAAAGTGAACAGATTCCAGAAATTAATAATGTAACTGATGAGGAGCAAGAATTACTTGATGCTATCAGAAATAGTAATATGTCTCCATCAGAATATATGGAAGCTGTTCAAAACCATGCTATCAATGCTCAGCCCCCTACTTATGAGGTAGACGGACTAAGTGATGATGAGCTATATATGTTAGATAAACTAGATGAACTAGGAGAGGAAAATGTTACTGATGAGCAGCTTGAAAAACTGCTAAATGATGCTAAGTCTGACCCTGACCTCTATAAACATGCAATTGAGAGCTTACGTGCTCAATATAAACAAAGGGAGGACGACCTTAAACTTCAGAAACAGCAGGAAGCTGCTGCACAACAAGAACAAGATTTTGATAATTTTAGCTCCTCTATCCTGGAGTAGATTCAGTCACTTAATAATATTGCCGGACAAAATATTGAACTCTCTTCCGACGATATGAATGACCTTGCAAATTACATTCTTACAAGGGATGAAAATGGAGAGTCAGAATTTGGAAAAGCAATGAATGACCCAGAGACCTTTACTAAGGTAGCTTTTTGGGCATTAAATGGTGACAAAATTTTAAGTGAGATTTCTGGCCAGTTAAAACTGGCTTATGAAAAAGGCTTGGCAGCTGGGAAAAAAGGGCAATCTCAGCTGGAAATAAATGCCAATCGTAAAGATAACAAGCCCAATGGAGGTAATCAGCAATTTAATTCTGCAGCATCTTTGGATGTACAGTGATTACCAATTATAATATTATTAAAAGAATTACAAAATGTTAGTAGCTAATTTTGTAACTAATAACCCTAATATGGGTGGTACACGTACCGTTGAGGATTTTGGTAAGTTCCTTGGTACTAAAACATATAAGCTCGGTATTCTTGCTAAGCTTTATCCGCAAAACACTTTGAGTGCATTAACTGACTTACTTGGTAATGTTTGGATGGGTCAGGAGAAGAAAAAGCTTGGTAGCTTTACTTCAATTGACTCTGAATTCTATGAGTAAAATTCCTGCTCCTCAGTAGTGTAAGCTACTGTGAAAAATCCTTTAAATTGCTGGGAACTCTTGATGCTACTACAAGACAATCAGCAGCACGACTCTGGTTCAGAGTAATGTTCAACGACTAAGATGCGTTCTAAACCTTATGGTGAAAAATTGGATTACTATGAAATATATCATATACTTAACTGTAAACAACAAGTCCAAAAAGAATGGACTGAACAAAATTTATATAGGCTACCATAAAACCGAAGACCCAGAAATTTTTGACGGGTATTTAGGTTGTGGAGTCTATGCACAAAAACCTGCTACATATATGCAGCCTACAACTCCTTTTCAAAAGGCAGTTAAAAAGTATGGGCCAAATGCTTTCACTCGATACACTATTCAAATAGTGGATACTATTGAAGAGGCATCAGCCATTGAAGAGAGTATTGTGACTGAATAGTTTATTCGTCAAGCTCATGTATATAATGTAGCTGTAGGAGGTCTTGGTGGATATTTTAAAGGCCAGCAAGACAGAACTTGGCATTCCAAACCAATCAATCAATTTGACTACGATGGTAATTTAATAAAAACGTGGAACAGTACGGTTGAGGCAGCTGATTCTCTGGGTTTGAACTTAATAAGGTTACAGAGAGCTTCTACTGACGGTATTACTTACGCTGGATTCTACTGGAGTAGACAACCACAGATTTTTAACATTAACCATCGCAAACAAAAAACATTTGTTTATACAAAGGATGGTAGTCAGGTTGCTGTATTTGGCACAAGAAAAGAGTGTGCTCAATATTTAGGATGTACTCCACAAGCAGTCAGTCATGCCTGCAGAAACCAACAACTACTATGCAACCATTATGTGTCAAACATTAATACAGACGAATTTAAACCAAAACCAAGAGTACAATTAAAAAGCTGTCAGTTCTTTTTGTACAGTATTCCATATAAATTTATCGGAACATTTGTAGGAAAAGAAATATTTAAACAGCTAAAGGTATTCTCGTTTGCCAAATTGGACAAAATCATACATGACAATGACGGTTGGTTTAAGAATTTCTATATTAGTACAAAACAAATTACTGAATTGCCAAGTAGAAAATTGAATCCTGTCACACTAAAAGTTTATGACAAAAATGGCACTTTGATTGAAGAATTTAATACTTTTAAAGAGTGCCGGGTTAAGTATGGATTAACACATACACAAATGAACAAAGTAATCAATTAGATTACTGAATGTAATGGTTATGTGTTTAAGTATAGTAAATGATATAGTCTGAACAACATGGTAACATGTTGATAACAATTAAATTGGGGAAATCGAAACCAATCAAATCAAGAGAATTCCGTTTGCAGAAGTTCCTGTTGAGAATGGTGCAGATGGTTCTGAAATTGAAATGGTATTCCCAGAGAACTATTACCAACTTCATGAAATCTTCAAGATTGAGGAATCCGGCCAGCAATGCTTTGTCGTGGCCCCGCCTGTAAGAAAAGCTGACAATAGATGGTCTGTAATGGTCCGTCTTGTTGACGATGATTATAGCTCAGTTCTTGATGTGGATGCTTGCCATATTGGCGGTCTTACCCGATGGGTAGGAAATGCCAAGCCGGAGCTTAATGACTGTGGTGAAAATATTAAAATTTTATTGGTACTTTTAACGTTGCCTCAGTCAATAATAAAAACACTTTAAATTGCTGGAAATCCTAAGTCAGCTACTAATTAGGACAATCAGCAGCAAAGCTAAAATTTTTATTTTAGAATGTTCAACGACTATCCTTTACGGAGTAAGCTGTAATAGCTGAAAAAGAGTGAATTTATTTTATATAAATTAAGATATAGTCTGAACACTATAGTAATATAGTGATTAACAAAATGTTCGTTAAGTACCAGAGTAAACTAACATTGCTCCTTGTAGCTTAAGCTACAAGCACAAGCTTTTTAATTGCTGGAAACCTGTGAAATGGTAATCAGCAGCTAAGTCTTGGATTATACTGAAAGTTATGACTGGAGTACCAAGAAAAGTTCAACGACTATCTCGGGAGAGAGTAGATTAAAAGATTAATCGAAATGGAAGCTAATTTACTAAATAATGAAATATATAATATATTTGACAAAAAATTTAGTTAATGGAAAAATTTATATTGGATAGCATAAGACAGAAAATCCAGATGTTTTTGATTAGTATCTCGGATGTGGAATAAAAGTAAATATGCCAAGTAGTTATATGAATCCTTCATCTCCTTTACAATATGCAGTCAAAAAATATGGGGTTAAAAATTTTAAAAGAATTACTTTAAAAGTATGTGACTCATTAGATGAAGCATTAAAAGAAGAATCAAGATTAGTAGATTATAATTTTATTAAACGGAAGGATACATATAATGCTTAGCTAGGTGGTATGACAGGTTATAAATACTTGCCTGTAAACCAATTTACAACTGGTGGTAAGTACATTAAAACCTGGAATACTATGTAGGAAGCAGCTGACTTTTATTGTGTATCACATACTGCTATCAGGAATGCAGTTAATTATAAAAATCGCTGCAAAAATTTTTATTGGTCTAAAGATACAAGTATTAACACTAAGGAATTTACGTGCCTAGAGCAAAAATGCTTTTAGTACGATGCAATTACACTCAAATTTGTAGCTTCATACAATTCTATTAAGGAAGCAGCTACTAGTATTGGGGTTACTCCTTAGAGTGTAGGAAATGCTATGTCTACTGGATATAAAATAAAAAACTACTATTTTTCTTCCAAATTGGTAGAAGAGTATAAGCCTATTGAACATATTCATATAAAGAATAAACCTTTATATGTTTACGATTTACAAGGTAAATTTTTAACTGTTTTATATAATGGAAAAGAAATTAAAAAGTTTTTTAATATTAACAGCACTAATCCTATAACAGTGTCAATCAGAAAAAATAAAAATTATAAATCATACCAATTTTCATTAACTAAATTAGAAAAAATGAATCCTTATAAAGTTAAAGTATTTTAAACGTCCAGTTTTAGTCTATAAAACTGATGGTACTTTTATAGAAGAATGTCCATCTTTGGCTTGTACTATACATAAGTACACAAGAGGAGTTTAGAAGGTATTAAAAGGAGTACAACAACAGTGTAAAGGATTTATTTTTAAATATAAAGTAAATTAATGATATAGTCTAATCTTATAGGAAACTATAAGGCAATAATATGAATGTTGAAAAGATGCGTAACTGTATGACCCTCATCAGATGTGATGACACATACAGTTCAAAGTATGCTCTTATGGAGGATACTCTCATTAAAATTGGTCAAGGTCAAAATCAAGGTTGTCTGACAGAAACCATTTACAAGCTTGACCCAATGAAGAAAAATCTTATTGATAACTTCATGCAAGCTCGTGAGCAAATGTTGCTCCTTTCTAAAGGTAACATTGGCAGGGACGGCAAGCCTACACTTTCTGATAGACAGACTGGTAGACCTATTCCTATTGGTTGGATAAACTCTTGCCAATATAAAACTTCTTTAATTGCTGGAATCTCCTATTTAGCTACTATAGGACAATCAGCAGCCAATACTAATGTTAGTAAGGTTCAACGACTATCGAAAAGAAATTATTAGAGAAAAACTAATAATTATAACTGAGTAGAGTACACTATTTAAATTGGTGGAAAGAGGAAGTAACTTGTAGAGGATAAAACAATACAAGTTAAAAATATAGTCTGAACTTCGTAGTAATATGAAGATTAACAATTTCGGAGGGCTTAATTCCATAGATAGAAAGATTTGCTTCTAAATATGTTGCTAGTAAGATTACTATCAACACTTTCCAGACCGTTATTTCTCAAATGGTCCAGAAGGCTGATACTCCTACTGGTAACCAGTTTGTTTTTGTGGCAAATGAACAAATGTGGGCAATCTTTAACAGAGTACTGTTTAAGTACCTTGCAGACTTCAAGACTGATGGTGCTTATCTTTACTCAAAACAAGACGGTAAATATTATAAAGTTGGAAGCACATTTAGTGCTTATGAATTCGCTAAACTAATTTATTTCTGGCGAAACGCAGAGAAATCTGTGGCTTAATAAAAATTATTTAATTGCTGGAAGTTCCTTAGAGCTCTATTAGCTAAAATATTAATGGAAATTAAATATAATGCTGAAAAATAATAGAGATTGGATAATCAGCAGCTAAAACTCTTAGCTTTTAAGTATGAGTGAAGTTCAACGACTAGTAAGTCCCTTTATGGGCATAGATTATTAATATAATCGAAATGGTAATTATCTTATGGAATTGAAATATATTGTTTATATAACAATAAACTTATGTAATGGTAAATTCTACATAGGTGTACATGAAACAAATCCAGATGTGTTTGATGGTTATATAGGATGCGGGGTATATAGATTAAGTAATGCCAATAAAAAGTTTGCATTTCATTCTGCTGTTAGGAAATATGGATATGATAAATTTAAGCGTACTACACTTAGGATATTTCCTCACACAGAAGAAGGAAAGAAACAGGCCTATCAATTAGAAGCAGAGCTTGTGACTCCTACAGTACTTAGAAGCAAATAGTGCTATAATACAAGTGTAGGAGGTCAAGGAGGAGTTAATCCTGAATATATGCACACAGTTTACCAGTATACAAAAGAAGGAAAGTTTGTTTCTGCCTATCCTTCAATAGGAATAGCTGCTCATTCTATTAATGCCGACAATTATGAAAGTGTTAAATAGGCTATAAAAAATAATTGTGCAGGAAGAACATCATCCGCTTGTGATTATATCTGGTCTAGAAATAATAAATTTCCAGGATATAAAAATAGAAATATTACTCCTGTAGCACAGTATACTTTAAGTGGAAAATTTTTAAGAACTTTTAATAGTATAGAAGAAGCTGATTTAGCTATGCAAGTATGCACTATTAATTAGGCAGTTATGAAGCACTGTCTAGCAGCTGGCTATTAGTGGAGAAGATACACTGGTAATGATTCTGATATTGAGCCTTATATTGGTGGCCCTCTAAAAATTCCTTATAAACAAATTGTTATGTATGACAAAAAGGGAAACAAAATAGGAGAGTATGATAATGCTCAGGACTGTAAAAAACAGCATCCTGAATTAAATGTATCTTAGATAAATAGGGTTCTCAGAAATATTATTCACTCACATAAAGGATTTGTTTTTAAATTTAAAGATAAAGATATAGTCTGAACTAGGTAGAAATACTTAGATTAACATAAATTTGGGAAATACTATAGTTTTTACTGCTGATAGAACTCTTACAAGAGAATATCCAATGCCGTTTGCTATGTGCATCGACTTAACAGCAGGTAAAACTAATGGCAATCCTGCCATTAACCTATTTACTCTTAAGGGTAAAGACTTTATATTCAATACCTTACGAGGGGTTGGAATTGAAGACGGGGATGTTGCTACATTAGTAGCAGGTGGTGCAATTACTGCACAGGGCTATGCATCTATTGCAGTAACTAATCCTTATAAGTCGTTCTTACTTTATAGTACAGAAACCGCTTATTGATTTTAAGATAAACTTTATTTTTTAGATATAGGCAAGGGTTGAAATATACCCTTGCTATATTTTTGTTAATATACTAATGTTCTATGGTTAAAAAAGTCAATGACTTTCAAAACGGAGACGTTAAAGCTGACATTATTGTGCTAAGAAGTGTGTTTGGCAAAGTTGGCCAAAACTATCTTATGCAGCCACAACGTGACCCGAATACAGGCATGTTGCCTTCTTGTGTACGAAGGGTGGATTCCCACGGTGACATGATTCTTTCTGCAGATGACAGAATTGCTATGAATGACCCAAATACAGTCTTTATTCCTGAAGACCACGTATTTGTTGTCAGGGATGGCACCACTTTTGATTTAAAAAAGCCCGCTGAAAGGGCAGAGTGGGAGGCAATAAAGCATTGCCCATTGATTGCTCCAAGCAGAGATGCTAAAGGACAAAACGGAGACTATCTTATTGATGGCACAACTGACCCACAATCCAAGCATCCAAGATATGGAATTGCTGAACTTTATGTAGATAAGCCAGGAGTATTTGCTGCTAAACGAGTTACTCGTAAGAAACTTGTTAACAGAGCTCAAAGCTTTATTATCAATGATGAACGTGGATATGATGGTCAGCTTCTAATTGCAAAGGTTCTTGGCAGAAATATGACCAATCAGCCTGCTGCAGATGTCGAGGACTATTTGCTATCTTTTGCAGAAAAAGACCCGAACAAAATCATCGAGCTTTACACAGGAGGAGATTTATCTCTCAGATTACTGCTTATTACAGCAAAGGAAAAGAGAATTATCAGAAAAGAGAATGGTCTTTACATTTATGGTGAAGATGGTAATGTAACTTTAGGTGCTTCAGATGAAGCTGTTATTGACTGGATGAAAAGTTCTCGTAACCAGAAGACATTACAGCTTATCAGACAGGATACGTATCCTGAAATGTATGTAGGTGATGAGTAATAATAGATAAACTCATCTTTAATTAACTCAAAAAATACACACACATGGCAATGACGGCGAAATAGATATTCAAAAATACTTTAATTGAGTTAAGTAAAGTTAATGCACCAGCCCTCAAGCTTTATGAGTTTAATTACTACTTTAATAAAGCAGTAGACCAATATGTAAATCAGGTCTACAATATTTATGACGTAAATCAGCAGACTACCGATGACCTAAGAGTCCTTCAGGGCTCAGTAACACTGACACCTAAAAAGGTGAAGAATTCTTCATTAGGCCTGATTACTGATGATGAAAAAGCAACACTTGCAAGTCAAATGACTAAGGATGAAGACGGAAATGCTAATGATGTAAACTACCTTACTGCAGCACATAATCAACTTTCAAGCATTGATGGTGCTGCCTATGAATGTTGGCTTCCAATGGATTATCTTCATGTTCTTAATTGTGTTTGTATCTTTGAAGTAACAAAGCCTTATGATTGTTATGATGCAGGAACATTTATTGCAAAACCTGCTACTCGTCTTACTGCTGATTCCTGGCCCTTGATTATGGATGATATTTACAATCGTCCTTCTCCTGAGAAGCCTTATTTCCAGATTTACAATCAAAATAGAACACTCACAGATGTTCTTCCTACTGACCCTGTAACTCCTATCACTTATGAGAATGAGGCTGCAGGTCAAGGCAGAGCACAAATCTCTGGTTCCGATATTGATGGTGAGTATGGTGTTACTAAGTATGACAGTGACGTTCTTGCAAAAGGAAATACCAAAGGAGGTAATTTTAAGAGAACATTTACCTTTAAGAATGGTTATAAAATGTCTCTTGTAGAGCCTACAGCAGCATCACGTATTGGTAATCCGTCAAATGTAAGAATGGAAATCAGATATGGTAGGGATGACACTTTATTCAAATTACGTCAGGTAAGAGTTGACTATATTAAAGTACCACAGCATATTAGACTTACACAAGAGCAGCTTGACCTTACTCAAGATGTTTCTCAAATGCTTGAATGGCCTGACTATATATGTCAGGAAATTACAAATAATTTAGTTAAGCTTATTATGGAAAGGACTGCTGACCCACGCTTAGCTAATAATATTCAGATAAATCAGTCTATTGCAAGACCTCAGCAGGCTGCAGGACAGGGAACACAGGCAGCCCGATAAGCCTGTAATTTAAACTAATAAATTATGTTTAATTTCGTAACTACAACCATTATCAATTCTGACAAAGATATTCAGTCAGGAAAGGCCCTTTTCTCAAGTATTGCTGAAGAGAAGGGAAAACATGATGCTATTCTTAAAATTAAGAGAGATTTTACTTTTGAGAAAAAGCATATTGTAAAAGTATTTAAGAAAGTAGCCAATGAGCCTGTAAAAGGTGAGATTACAATTGATTGTACAGCTCTGCTTTCAGCTATTCCTGCTACAGCAATCTATCCTGTAATTGGTAGAATCTCTTTGTATGTAGCACTTGAAGGAAGTGAGGAGTCTATCTTTGCCAATGATTTTATGCAGAAAGGCCATCCTTTCTCTGTAGGATTTAAGCTTGACAATGCTCAGGTAACTGCTTCTGAAGTTGCTGCTCAGATTAAAAAGAGCATTAACAGATTTGCTATCGGAAACATTGGCAGAAATGTATTTACTGCTGATACTAAGGAAGCAGTTGTAACTCTTAAGGCAACTGAAGAGTATTCTCGTTTCAAGGGCATTGTTATCTTGCTTGATAATGGTGAGGAAGAAACAGAGCTTGCTCATCTTTTTGATGGTGAAACTGACAATACTCAGAAAGTTATTACTGTTGTCCACAGAGGTAAGAACGGCTTTGGTACATTCAGTCACATTGTTAAAGACCTCAGACTTCCGACTGCCGTTAATACAAGTTGGACTGCACTCAGACTTGAGGAACGCCCAGTTCCTGGTGCTCTTTATGACCAGTATCTTATCTATTACAAAGCTCCAAGTGGCACTAACCCATCACTTGTAGCTGTAGGCCATAAAACAGATTCAGAAACTGTTCACAGTTTCTGGGTACGTCAGGATTTCAGCAAAGCCTTTGAAACTGTAATCACAGAAGTAGTTGGCTCTGCTCCTGTTGCTAATGACAGAACTGCTGTATTTGAGGAAGTAAAAGACTCTGATGCAGCAACATCTTCTACTGGTGGTAAAGATTCTACAGGTGGTGAAGACCAGAATCATTGATTCATTTTGCTAGACAGGTAATTAAAATACTAGGGAGGGAACAAATAAGCTCCCTCCCTTTTTAGTTTAACTTCTAATTATAAATCTAACAATAATGGATGCAAACTTAATTGTTCAAATAATTGGCTTACTTATTGGAGGAGGTTTAGGAGCAGGATTAATGTAGCTATATACTGCCAGGATAAGTAAACAAAAACTTGTAGTTGAGACTGCATCAGCAGAAGAAGATGTTAATCGCAAAAAACAGGATAATAAGCAGGATGCTTTTGATACGATGTATCAATAGTTAAACAAATGTCTTTTAGACTATACTACTCTCTCTGATGATTATAGAAAGTTCAGGGAAAATGCCCGTGAAAAAGAGGAGTATTTTGAAGACAAAGTAAGTAAGAAAAGAGAGGAACTTGCTATACTTAAATCAAAAGTAGCCTATCTTAAAGGCATAAGATGCTATGATACACTGTGCCCAAGAAGAAAACTTGACCCCGATAAAATAGATTAGCATCTTAAAAATACTTTTGCAGAGGCAGATAATTCAGAAACTAAATAAAACTCTCTGCTATGTATATTGAAAAAATTGCAAGTTAGATAAAAAACGATGTCCTTTCTGGCTTAAAGGGCTATCATCATAATTTAGGAATGAATATTCCACAACTTGAAGACGAAGTAGTACAAACAAGGCTTCTGATTATCAAGAATTTAATTGGTAAAGGAGCTATTCCTATAAAGGATTTACTTGTAGCTATTAATTGTGTGAATGTAGATTGTGAAAACCTTGAGAGGTGTAGATGCAGCAATGATGTCTGTGGCACTCCAACTGCTCACTTTCAAATTCCTTAGTTAATGAATGACATTGGTCCAGAAGCTATTGACTATATTGGCTCTGTTGACAGAATGCAGGATTTTACCATAATAAGGTCACTATCTTAGCTTAGAATGAAACGTTATAGAAAACGTGGAAAGAATAAACCTTATGTATGGATAGATTATGCACCTAATCAAAATGGAATGCTTGACTGTTTTATCTTTAATGCTCCATTTATAAAACAAGTATCTGTAGTAGGAGTGTTTAAGGACCCAAGACAGATAGAAAAGTATCAATGCTGCATAACTCCTGAATACCAGACAACTGGACCTGATAATAACTTCTCATATATAAGCCAGCTTATTAAGGACAAACTTACACAAGATAAAATAAAGTATTACAGGCAGCTTGCACCCCCTGCATTACCTAATAATCAACAATATTTAACTGGTAACTAATGGAAGGATTAAATGATTTTCACTATGCTATATCACTTGCCCAGCAAAAATGGGATGTTGATTTCAAGGATGTTGAGGATGCCGAAGAACTTGGTCTTGAGGCTTACAGACTGATTGGAAATCATAGAACCAGACTTTATAAAGTAACTGAGCCTATTGATTGCCAAACACAGACTATCGACCTTCCATGCAATGTGCTTTACATAGAAGCAGTTACCTATAATTGCAGGGAAGACTGGGAAAACTCCAGCGATGACCACGAATATGGAAACCAGCAATCAAGGTACGTTGAAGGTTATATTGAAGCTAATAAACATTTTACTGACCCTCTTTATCAGAGTGGTTCTTTTGTAAAATATAGACGTGAAGGAGATAAACTTCATGTTGACAAAGCTTCAGGTATGGTTACAGTCTTATATCATGGTGAACTACTTGATGATAATGGGCTTCCTTATTTGACTAACAAGGAAGCTACTGCAATAGCAGACTATCTGGCATATAGTCAGACATTTAAGCAAGCTAAAAGAGATAGGGACTAGTTTCTTTTCTCACTTGCTTAGTAGATAGAGAAAAAGTGGCTGTTTCATTGTGATGCTGCCAGAGTTCCTGAATATATAAGTCAGAATGATATGGATAAAATTCTTGACGCTAAAACTTCATGGAACAGAAAGAAGTATCACTTCAGTTACAAACCTACATTATAATTAATATAGGAGAGTTTTTATTTCAGATTTATTCCTGTTATAAGAACTCTCTTTTTTTGTTTTATGGCAATGCACAATGCTTATTCTTTCCATACATTTAAACTTCAGGATTTATTCGTAACTTTTCCTATTGATAAGGTACACTTATCAGTAAAAGATATAACACTGATGGACTCACATGGAAAGAAGTTTGATTTCATTATAAAAGTGTTTCGATATGCTGTATAGACTGTAGTAGATGATATTATTGAAAATGGAACATAGTTTCGTTTTGACTCCAAGGCCAGATATTATTCTGATATGTGCTTGGATAGAGTTACTGGCAATAAGTATATAGAAGCTAGAAAACATGGGGCATTTAAGGATTTTGACCCTTTTGAAACTGATTTCAGTGCTTATTAGTTAATATTCAGGCATACTGTTGGAGTATCAATACCTTTTTATACAGAAATACATCTTGATAAATATAGGACTCAAAGAATAGCTGAGCTTACAAAATTAGGAAAAATAAAAGCCGGCAAAGTAAAATCTACAAGGGATTTTGTAGATATAGTTAGTGAAAAATACCCCCTAATTAAAAGAAGTGAACTTTTTTATATTATGAGGTTTGGTTTTGGGGCAATAAGCCGTATTATTAGTTATGAGGGTGATGTACTTATCAAAAGTAGGCAATTTATATTTCAAACTGGAATAATCTTCAGAAATCCTACAGCTATGATTCCTTATGTTAAGAAAAAACTCACGACTAAGATACATGTAATGTACAGAAGGCTTAGATATGTTTGGGACGGCTATTGTTATTTTGGAATCCCTATTAATAAGTATAAACTTCTGAAAACTGATATAGAAACACATAAAACTATTGATTTTGGAAAAGTACAATTATTCAAATGCTATGATGAAGCCTATCTTAATAATATTTCAAACTCTGCTATTTTAAAAGTAAAAGCTGGAGATGAAACTACAAGATTTTTTAATTATCAGGTGTTAATCTCTAATTCAGCAGAGTGTGTGGATATTACTTTATAGGCAAGCTTGAATAGTTTACAATACAATAACAGGCATTTTCAAACTTTATTAAGAAGCTCTGAATATGTCAGAAAGTTATATAAAGATAATAGAAAAGCTTCTGTAGCTAAGTCCAGAATGAAAACTTACTACAAGAATAAGATGAATAATTAATAATTAACTGATATTAAGATGGCACAAACTCGTTAGGCAGCAACTAATACTTTTACTAAAGGATTAATAATGGACTTTAATCCTATGGTAGCAAAAAACGACTGTCTCACTGATGCATTGAATGCAACTTTGCTTACTTTCAATGGTAATGAAATGTAGCTTCAGCAGGATATGGGTAATGGTCGTGTTGAAGCTGCAATGCTTCCTGAGGGATATATACCTGTTGGTTCATGTGAGTATGGTGACATTATTTACATAGTCAGCTATAATCCTTTGGAAAACAAATCTCAAATAGGATGTTTTCCTTCTCCAGAAAGGAATATTTCAAGTGAGGAAACCTCATCACTCGAAAATGGATTAGCAGCAGACATGTTTGCCAATCCTGAAACTGGTGTAGTTTCAGCAGTATCAATTAAAAAAATACTGTTTGGTGATAAAAATCTGAATCCTGGGGATAAATATATTGTATATTCGGACCAAAGCATAGATGGTAATGCAAATTAGCTGTCAGACTATGGCAATAAAAAGCATACTCATAATGAGTGGCCAAAAATGCTTAAACTGAAAATAGTGTCTATTGAGGATTCAGGTAAAATAGTCGATTTGGATTCTACTGTAAAATGGTATAATACTCCTAATTACTACATTGCTAATTTAGCAAAAACTGTAACTGAAAAACCTGATATTGATTCTTACAGAAAAATGCTATCTTCTGCTTATTCAGTTTTTTAGTCAAAAGTTTCTGGAAAGCTGGCTATTCTTGCTGAACTTGAAACTATCAATGGTTTTAGCTGCACGTATGATGTTTATACTTTTACTCCTTCTGAAGGTGGTGATACATAGTATTTGGTTTATTTTTACACATCTTGGGATACTGATAATCTTAATGTAAATCCAATGGGATTTATTTTTACTGAATCATCTTGGGAAGGCACTATTGGTATTCCAGAGTGGGATGAGCAAAAACAGAGTTACAAGTATAATTATGATAAGATAAAAACTGCATTGCCTTATGAATCTGGGTACTCAGACGGCAAATATGCTGCTGATAAAGTCCTACTTTATTCAAGGTCCTATAAAATTGAGGAGCCTGGAAGTTATGAGAATTTTAATGGTACAGGCACTGGTTGCAGAATTGAGAATCTTGAGACCCAAATTATAAACTGGACAAAAGCAGGTGTAAGTGATGTCTCTAATTTACGACCTATTACGAGAATAACTTTAAAACTTGCGGATTCTGGTAACTTTAAATAGACTCCTGTTATAAACAACAGTCAGCAGGCTAGCTACCTGTTTAACCTTGATGAGGTTGAAAAATCTGATACTGGAGAGCTTGCTTATAAAACGAAAGCAAGTACTGGTGAAATGGTGGAGATTAAATCTGTTGATATTAATGATGATATAGTAAATAATTATTTCCATAAGGACATACCAAAGAAAATTGGAACAGTAAATATATCCAAGTCAACTACTGTAAATAAAGTATCTGTGGCCAATGATTTGTCAAAAATGATTTGGGACTATAAAATAGCTCCTGCCATGCCTTATGGGGTACTTGATTATCTGGCAGTTTCTGGAAGTATTGATTTCAGTAAAATTGGTACTGGAGATATTGATTTGACCCAATGGAGATATTATAATTCAGGAAACGTATCAACTTTAACTTGGGGTCTTAATGCTTATTCTGAACCTAACAAGGGAATTGCTGAAGTAGTATTTGATTTTTTCGATAATCAAGGATTTGCAGCAAGTTGGCATGTAACGGGGAAATCTTCTTATGCTGGTACCTTTACTGAATAGATTATCTTAGGACAGCAAAATTCAAGCTATAAAATGAGTGCTGTTGATGCCTATGGAAAGTCTGACTATATTCATGCTGGTCTGGAAGATGATGAAGGCACTATTATTCTTGACAGCAATAATAAGCCTCAGCTATATAAAGAAGATACTAATCAGGGGGCAACAAGATATACAAATGATGTAGGTACACTATATCCAAATATATTATATTTTGTGAGAATTACAGTCAAGTATTGTACTAAAAACATTTTAGGAGAGTTCAATACTGATGACATAAAAGACTATAAAACTTTCTACAGATGGTATTGGACAAATGGATTGTTTAATGATAATTATTATAGTGTCCCTGACTTTAAAGTATTAAGACCTCAATTAGGACTTGATTTTGGAGTTACCTTTAACTCAAAAGGAACTTCAACACCATTAACTCCAAAAATTGTTCAGTATTACAACTCTGATGAACTGCAGTACACAGAAGCAAAGGATAAACAATATATGTCTCTTGGAACCAATGTTTATTTTGTTAATCAGGATGGCTCTGAGGATGCAGGAAATATTTTAATGCAGGTTACTCCTACTCTATCTTCTGGCTATAATACATTTAATCTTAATAAGGGTAAACTCAATTTACTTGAAAATGTTACTCTGACAATGGGAAAATCATCAATTACAAGAGACAATGACTCTCCAGGTCTTATTCACTCTGATGGTGAGATTTCCACACAATATGACGATTGTATTCAGCCTATTACTGCAGAAACTTTGGACAGTCATAGTGCTAATGGATGGGATTACTCAGGATATGCCCAATATAGTTATGGTGCTAACAATAGAAAAATAAGTGAATCTTTACTTAAGCTTCTTATATCTGACAATGCTTCTTTTAAAGCATATTCATCTAGTATAGATGCTCCCCTTGCAGGCAATCCTACTTCTGTAGAGTTATATGCTTCGGAAAAAGCCTATGAAAACTATATAGATTCATTCTCATTGAATGTAGTAGGGAGTTCCCTAAGCTCTAAGGATTTTACTTATACTGATATAAATGGTAATAAACAGGAACTAAAACATTTTGTTAGCGCTACCAAGACTTTAGCAGAGGCAATGGATAAAGGCTTTAAATTGGTTCTTACTGGAATTCAGTATAGCAAAATTTTTGCTGCTGAAATGACAAAAGACGTAAATTCCAAAGTTTTGAAGCCTATTCTACAATACTGGAGTGCAGATAAACATGTTAACAGCTTAAGTAATCTCGGTCTGGCCTATGCCAGTTCAGGGATTGCAAATCATCTTTATTTTACTCAGGTTGCGACTGAATATATGGGAGAGTCAAAAGGCCATGACACAAGGTATGGTGCTTACTGCGGAAAGCTGGAAAGTAATAATGGAGCTTGGACATCTGCTGAGAATGAAGCTAACAATTATGGGCATTCAGGAGGGGATGGACGAAGCATTTCATGGAATAATGAGAATTATCAGAAAATTTGGAAAGCCTATATTACTAAACCCTCATTATTTGTACCTGGTAGAAGCACTTCTTCTAATGGTAAAATAAAAAAAGTGACTTCAAATGCTTCTTTTGCTGCTATCAAAAGGGCTTTTGGAAAAAATTCAGGTGATGGTTCCGTAGTTTATCCTGAAAGAGGCAATTGTCCAAGTGGTGTACCTTCTGAGTGGAAAAATAATGATAGTAATGTGTGGATGATTAACTGTATTGCAATACAGGATGTAGAGCAAGGCTTGGTTGTACCTATCTCAGATTACTTTATATCAAAATATAATTCACAGGAAAAAGCAGGTGGAAGTGCAGTAACTACTACTCTTGCTGATATGTTTGGCAGTCTATTCTCACAGCTTTATGTTCTTGACAGCAGTGCATCTACAGACAGAGGTCTTTACAAGAATTATGTAACTTGTGAAAGCTATAATGAATATTGGAATAAGGACCTTATTATAGATGCTGATATTAATAGAACTAAAGAGGAAAGTTATTAGATTTCAGATATAAACCGTCTTATTACTATTCACACTCAGACGATAGAGAAATACATTTCTCATATAAAAGATAACTGTGGAATTGATAAATATGATTTTGCAGTTACTGGTTCAAATAATAACAATATAAAGATTAATCTTTTAGGTGTACAAAAGGTAATCAAATTCCAATATGCTGTTCCTTACAATATTAAATCTCTTCAGTATGAATATTCTTAGAAAGGAGAGTCTGCAAATAAAATTGAATTAGGAGTTTTGAATGCTGAAGGTGATAATCCTTCCATTGAAAATTTCAAGAATAATATTCAATCAGGAAAACTATATGCATGGAATGGAACAGATGTTTCTGAATTTGGGTCTGGCGTACAGCTTATGCTACCCTCTAAATTCGTTACTAAGGGTGATAGGATTTACATGGTAAAAGGTACTCAGGCAATGAAATCTGACAGTTTTGGTACTCTTGCCAAGGTCATAAGCTACACAAACGGAGAAGTTGAATTTGGTGGATTTAATAAATTCAGTACATGGAATTCAACTTATAATTTAGATTATGATGGTGAAGGAGATAATCCACATTTCACGGATATTCCTAACATATCTTTCTTTAACTTATATAATCCAGGTAAATAATGGCAGCATGGAAACCTGTACTCTCAAACAGCATTAATTTTGGGGTTATGTTGAAGACTCTTCCTACTAAAGGAAAGATGGCATGGGAGTATAATCCACTTAGAAATTATAGGTTGTCTTCCCCTGAATTTGAATATCAAGGCTCTTATTATAATGTCTATGACCTATATAAGAAATTCCATATTCTCATTTCGACAGCCTTATTTGTAAAAAACAGTGCTGGAGCAAGATATTATTCAGCTACTTAGATAAATGGTTATGAACCAGTCTCTTCTATAGAAGATGAACTTATCTACTGTTTTGAGCAAAATCATGAAGTAAGCAAAAACAGTTTTAATGAAGCATTAAGTAATGGAGGAAAATATGAATTTACAGGAGTTCCTTCAGATGTTACAAATCCAATTCTTCATGAAAAAGGAGAGCTGGTTGATTTTATTACCGATGAACTTAATTTTTCAGTAAATCATCCTGTACAAATTACCCCTCAGCCAAGTTATGATGGGTCAGTGAACCTCATTTTGAATGATGGAATTAATATCCCAAGACTTATTAATACCAGGTTTAGCACTACTGGAAAGGATACTTATGAAATTGTTGACAGAAAAGGGGATAATGATACTAATATTTATGACCAAGGGGAGCAGTTCGATATAGACACTTCTTTATATAAACGTACTACAAAGATTCCTAAACTTGAGTTCTCTGGAGTTTAGGCAGGAGGAAATTTAAAGATAGGAAACTATCATTTTTATTTTAAGTTTGCAGATGCTGACGGAAATGAGACAGACTTTGTGGCAGAATCTGGTTTGGTAAGTGTATTTAAGGGATATGATATTCCTTCCGCAATAAGCACTGGTATGCAGGATGAAAACAGTGTCAAGGCGGTAAGGTTCTTTATGACCAATATTGATGCCTCCTATAACTATGTTCATGTATACTATTCAAGAAGTACTGCACAAGGACAAAGCAGGATGAACACTCAGGCATTTACACAGTATTGCAAAATTGATAAGAATTTTACTGTTAATAATGCAAATCAGTGCAATATTCTAATTACTGGTTTTGAGAATACTGTAGATGTTTCTGCTGCAGATATTAATCTTCAATATAATGTGGCCAGTGCAGTAGAAACTACTGCTTCATGTCAGAATATGTTGATGATGGGCAATATCCACCGACCAGAAATTCCTTATGAGGAGCTTACTGATTTGTCATTGAGATTCCTGCCTTATGTAAAAGAAGTAACCTATGGAGTTGATATGAATGAGAACTATGTTATCAGCTCAAATAACAGGGGCTATTATGACCCTAAATTCATATACAGTAAAGTAGGTTACTGGAATCGTGAGTTTTATAGGCTTGGAATTGTCTATATTCTCCCGAACAATGAGCTGTCCCCTGTATTTAATATCAGAGGCAGGGCTAATGTAAAACCCTTTAACAAAGACAGTAAATTTTTATCTGAAGGTAATAATCCTCTTTACAAAAATGGACAACTGTTTAATGATGGTCAGTACAACCATTACAAAGTATATCAAACTAAGGATGGTGTAGTACAAAGAGTGAAAATAAATATAAACGAGAAAACATTCTATACTTTAGCTCCTGAGCAAACAAATACAAATGATGAAGGCATCAGTGCAATTGATGGAAGCTACTATGAGAATGCAAAGGGAGTAATCTCCTTGGCTCCTGAATATGACACTGACAAAATTTATGCCCTTGATATAAGAGTTGATGATGACACTGTTCAGGAACTTAAGAAATATGTAAAAGGATACTTCTTTGTAAGACAAGAAAGAATACCTACAACTCTTTGCCAGGGAATCACAATTGGAATTGATAATGTTGCACACACTCCTACCATTCCTACATAGGGAGGATTTCTTACTGAAATGGCAGATAATCTTGATGGAAGTACTTATGTTCAGGTTGATGACATTAACGGTGTCAATTATATAAGTGAAGGATTTTTGTCAAGATATTCGTTTACTCTAAAACCAAAAGGAACTGGTTTTTGGAGTAAACTTGGAAAAGTGGTACTTGGGGTTGCTGTGGTTGCAGTTGTTGCTGCTGCTACAGTAGTTACTGCTGGTACTGCTGCTGTTGGTGCTGGATTGGTGACAGCTGCTGCCGTTACATCTGCAGCTACTACTACCGCCATTGTAGGGGGGATTGCTATTGCAGGGGTTGCTGTTACAGGAGCTGTTACTGGTGGCCTCATTGAAGGTAGTGTTGCAGTTGGAAGAACACTTGCAAAGAAAAAACTTGAAGGAAGAAATACTCATATTCCGTCTAATTATAAACGCTCAGAAAATGAGCAATCAAGACAAATAAGTGAGGATTTCAGAGACAGGATTATAATTAAAGACCCTGTCAAGAATTCTGTATCTGCATTGATATGTCCTGAGTATGAAGTTAATCAGGCCTTTTATAATCAGATTTTTACAGGTAATGAGCATACTTTAATTACAGCAAAATCATAGTCAACAAATAGATTAAAAGGGTATTCATCTGACTTCTTCAGTAATAATGAAAATCACTTCTTTATTCCATCGTATTATGATACTGATAAACAAAGTGAATATACAGTCAGGATACAAGGTGTTCCTGATGATAGCCCTATGGTTGGAATCGATGAAAATACTTTCAGAAGCAGGGCAGGTAATGCAGAAGAGGCATTTCGTTATGAGCAGGTAGGTGAGGAGTATAAGGATGATGACAAGAAAATAAACTCTGATATAATCAGAGGAAGTTTTGGTCCTTATGTTGCTATGGTCGGCTACCCCCAAAGACCCTGTGATACTGTTAATATAATGATTCCTGGATACTCAGACAGTAATACTGAGGAGTATATATCTATTAGAATGGATGATAACTCAAGTTTCTTTGCAATTTCTGATAGATTTGCAATGTCTGACATTGATGAGAATCTTATTAATCCATTGGCACGAATTAAGGGAGCTGAAGACAGAACTGGTGGCTATTCATGGGAGTTGTACCGAGGTGATTGTTACATTTGTCAGGTTACTCATAGAATAAATAGAAATTTTAATGACCCGTCTGCTCCATATAATGACAAAATAGTTGACAAGGAAACATGGAAAGAAAACTATGACCCAGACGAGGCTGATAAGCTCAATGAGATTAACCTTGGTGATGTTAATGCTGTAAGACTTGGAATGTGGGTTACATTTAAAATAAGAAGTACTTATAATCTTAATATCAGGTCTGTTGATGATTCATTTACAGATGAGAAACTAATGTGTGGACATGGAAGAGGTTACTATCCTGTGCTTCCAATGAGTACTGAAGGATGCTTTAAAACTCCTGAAACAGAGATTCAAAATACTGGATTCAAAAAGTCTGTCAGTGAAAGATATAATTTTGCTGTTCCAGATGTACCTTATATTAAAAATTGGTTTGGTACAAGAATCCTGTATTCTGACATACATATAAATGATGCCTATAAAAACGGGTTCAGGGTATTTAAGGGCACCAGTTTTATTGATTGTCCAAGAACTTATGGAGAAATAACAAAACTTGTTGAATATAAAGGGGACCTGATTGTTGTGTTTGAGCACGGTATTGGGTTGATTAAAGTTGACCCTACTGCAGTTGCAAAAAATCTTTAGGCAGGTCATGAGCAAATTGCTCCTTATAAAGTACTTTCATAGCCAGTAATGCTTTCTGATGTAATAGGTTCTCAATGGAAAGACAGTATTATCAAGACTCCTGGCAATTTTGGTGATGGAATTAACTTTGTATATGGAGTTGATACTGTAGCCAAAAGAATATGGAGGTGTAATGGCACTTCTGTAGAGACAATTTCTGATATGAGAGTTCAGGAATTTCTTAATAATAATATTACTCTTGGTGAACGGGAAAACACTCCTGTTATAGGTATTAGGAATGTGAAGACCTTCTATAATTCCTTTAAACGTGATGTACTTTTTACCTTCTATGACAATCTTCAAGGATTTGAGGAAAAAGTATGGAATCTCTGTTGGAATGAGCTTTAGCAAATGTTTGTAACCTTCTACAGTTGGGTTCCCTCTGTAATGGAAAATATAAACAATATTCCTTTCTCGTTTAACAGGAATACTGCTAAATGGATAGCAAAATTAGGAATAAGTCATGCTGATAATTCATTTGCTGATGGTATAACCCTGACAAATAATATTGTCGAAAATAATTGGACAAATGACACTGAAGGAACTAATGCATTAACTATTAAGGTACATGTGCTTGATTCTAATGGAAGATTTGTTGAAAAAGAGCTTAAAGAAAATGCTAAAGATAATGTTCCTCACTGGCAAATGAATACTGATGCCAGAAAAGGCTTGATAGGAATTTTAGGAGTAACAGGGATTAATCTTCCTGAAGGAAAGAATATTGTCTATAAGGCAATTTTCTCTCTTCAAAGAGATAATTTCCAGAATTACAAGTTCTTTGAAATCAAGGAAGCTGGCTGGTATAAAACAGGAAACATTTTAGTTCCTGTATATGGATTATATTTTAATCCTTAGACAAGGGTCGAAACAATCAGTGAATACCAGACAGATGATAAAGGAAACTATATACTGGATAGTAAAGGAAACAAAATCCTTAAGACACTGACTAAGAATACTTATACTGTCTCAGCAATTGATTTACAATCTGAACTATACTACAGAAATAAAGTTAAGCATTCTTATGCTGATTGGACTGAAAACAGGATAAAAGTTAAAAAAGGAAGTAATTACTATACTGAGCTTAGTCGTATTACTTCATCTAAGCAAATGACTGTTGATGGTCAAATTTAGCATTATGATTATATCGAACGTAAGTTAGGGGGAACCAATTCAAATATTCAGGAGATTATTGAACAAAATCTCCCTATCTTTAAGGATAGATATGGCAAGAGGGAAATGCTTAACAGAGATGCTGGTGAGATGGTTAATCCTGAACATATAGTAAGGTTGCTTAATATTAGGGCAGAAATCTATGCAAAGAATTTGTCTACAGATAATGAAACTCTTGATGAGCACTTTTACAATTATGCCAAGCAAAACAGTAATACTCCTTCTGAAATTGCAAAAGACAGCTCAGGATGGGTAAGTTGTGGATATTATGAATCTGTAGTAGCAGTTATTACAAGATGGAATATGCAATTCCTTTCTACTGATTTCTGGAAACATGGTCAAGCAGGACTTATGGATATTGCAGATAAAATCTACCCTGCTTACTGGTTTGGAGAACAACATCCATTTGAGTTTGAATTCGTTGTAGCTGACAATCCGTCAATGCATAAGATTTTCACCAATCTTCAAATAGTATCCAATAAGGTTAAACCTGATTCATTCCACTTTGAAGTTATGGGTGATGTTTATGACTTTGCCCCTGATAAGAAAAATATGTATTTCCGACAAGAGGCAATGAAAGATTTCTATCAGTACAATGGTGCTGATATTATCTATAACAGAAACTTCCTTGAAACTCAGCCAGAGCAGAATAAAGTATCAGCAGATTTTCCACATAAGTATTATGCAAGACAGGACACATTCAATGAAATCTATGACAGCTATAAGCAGTGTGTTGGTTTGGTTAATAAAGATTATGACCATTTAACTGGCTCTGAAATTGTTTACTATCCAACAAGGAATGAATATGCTGTATGGACTCATCAGAAAGCCGTCTCTGTTGATGACTTTGATGGTTACAAGCAAGACGATGACGGTTGGGAAGGTGCAAGAGCCCTGATTGCCAGCAACTGCAAATATCTTGAAGACAGATGGCATGTAGTGATAAACCCGATTGTAGTGTGTTATAAAAATGAGTATAATCCGATTGATAATATTGCCGGTAATGCTGCTTCACTTGTTCCGTCCAACTCAACATGGCTTGAACATACTGATTCAACAGGAACTGATATTGGAAAATTCCCTAAACTTCCCGTACTAAACAGCCCTCTGCCATACGATGATAATAATATCCCATTATTTACTGATAATCCATCAGTAACTAATGATAACATTCCAAAAGACCTTCAGGCTATAGGATATACCATTGATGACTTTGACACAGACAGTTGGCTGGATGATGTTGATATTCATGGTTATAGTTGGGGAGGTACTGGCACAAATGCCAATAGGGAAGAAGTTCCCATCAGAGATAAATTCGTTAAGGTCAGAATCCGTTACACTGGTAAGGATTTGGCACTCATAGATTTCATCAATACAATATATCAACTTAGTTACGCATGATAAACAATGAACTTAGAAGAAGAGTTTCCTCTGTGGCAGTAAAATGCCAACAGGGGGGCTCTGCTCCTTCAAAAACACAACAATATTTCCTTGATAAGGCACATAATGATTTTGCCTCATCACATGGATGGACTTGGGATGGAACTAATTTTAAGGATAAATTAGGAAATACAGTAAATCTTACTGATTAGCAGAAAACAGACCTTGATGGAGTGATTAGTAAAGCTGGAATAACTGGCTCTTATGTTTAGGGTGCTAATGAAGTTTTTAATATTGGTGAATCTCTGCTTGCCAGTAACCCTAACATTAATGAGCAAAGTAATACTACACAGGGCATTAATCAGGGTTATGATATGGCTAATGGTCTTATTGATAAAATAAATCCTTTGGCTGGAATGATTATGAGAGGTGCAGGATTTGCAAGTGACACTCTTACTGCTTTTGGAGTCAAGACTGATTAGAAAACAATGACTGACAAAATCATGGACAGTAAACTTCTTAAACTTACTCCAGTGGGACTTGCTAATGACATAGGTGCATCGAAAACTTAGGATTTTGCAGCTGACACTAAAACCCTTGAGCAAGTTGGTGGCTCTTATGGAGGTACTGCTGCTGATATAAATAAGGCAGTTAATGAGTCAGGAAAAAGCTATGGCTTGTTTAGCCAGGGGGCTAAGAACAGAATGAATAGGTTTATCAACAACACCAGACAAAAACAGAATTTAATGGCTAATATTGCTAAGACCTCTTCTGACCAACATGCTTTGGCAGATAATATGGGTGATGAAATGAGTCAGGCATATCTGTATAGCATGAATGGAGGCTACGACCAAAGATTTATGCGTGCAAAAAATGGTGGTCAGCTTCCTGAACCTGAATTCAAACCAGACCTTATACTGAATATTGAAAAAATAGTTCCTGAAAATAAAGAAGGTGGATTACTTAATGAAAAGATAAATCCTGATACAGGAACAATCGAACCTTGGTCTCCAGAACTGATTACCGAGCCTGTTGAATAGCATAAGCAAGGTGGAGCTATTGAAAGGAAGCTTGATGCTCCTGAAACAGAGCCTACTGAGCAGAAGAATTTGATTCCTGAGGGTGCTTTACATAAAAACAAGCATCACATGGAAGATGCTGAAGACCTTACTAAAAAAGGTATTCCAGTAGTTGATGATGAGCATAATCAGCAGGCTGAAATTGAAAAAGAGGAAATAATTTTTACTAAGGAAGTTACTACTAAACTTGAGGAACTCTATCACGAATTCTATAATGAAGAAACTACTCAAAAGAGGAAGGATGAGCTTGCCATTGAAGCAGGAAAGCTTCTTACTAAGGAAATAATGCTTAATACTGATGACAGGGCAGGGCTGATAGATACTCTTAAATAGGGAGGGCAACTTAAGCCTTTGATCAAAAATCCCGGAGGGGGATTTACTATCAAGACCTATGAAGAAAAGGAACTAATACTTTCTGATATAAGTGATGACCAAAGATAGGGCAGAAAACCTGTCGGAAAGGACTCAAATGGAAATGGCCTTTATCTTAATGGTGATGGCCTTGCAGTACTTCCTCCTAAGGAGAATAAAAAATAAGCAATTTTTCCTTGGGGTAAATATTGAAAATCGTTATTATTGTATTTAGAAAACTGTAATGATTTAAAAATTTTGTAACAATGATTAGTAAAAATGTAAAAGCAATTAGTCCTGGAGATTTACTAGTCTATCTTTGTTTAAGCAGGTATAAGAATAGTGTTACAGGGGAATCAACTGTCTCAGTCTCTAAAATGGCTAAGCTTACAAGTTCTTCTCCTGTAACAGTACTGACAAGTATAAAAAGGCTTTCTGATTTAGGATATATAGTTACTGAAAAAAGAGGAAGGGATAATGTTTACAAGCTCAATGCAGGGTTTGAAGCATCCTCCTATGCTTTTTTAGATGAACAACTTTCACATAAACAGAAAGAAGAACTTGCAGTACAAAAAGCCATAGTACCTAAAGTGGACAAAGCTGATGAAAGTGTTCAGGACAATAAACTGTATGACTATGTAGTCCAATTAGAACAGAAGGTTGTAACTTTGACCAAACAAACAGAAGTACTTGCTAAGGCCCTCAATAAAGCTTTATTAATTACTTCTACTATATCTGGTCAAAGCTATCATCCTGTAGAATTACCACAATAACAAAAATAATGGCAACACTGGCAGATTTATTTGTATCATATAAGAGTGTGGCACCAAGTAACCCAGAAGATGAAACGGCTGTGCAAAATACAGCAACAATAGCACCCAGTGTAAAAAGCAGATTACAGGCTTTTGAAGATGCAGAAAATGAACGGCTTGAAAAAGAGAGACAAGCAGAAGAACAGGCTCTTGCCCAAGAGCAGGAACAGCAGCAATAGGAATATGAGGCTGAACCTGATTATGGTAATCTTGACTGGCTTTTGAAAGACCTCAATGACTACGATGAGCAAGGCATGATTGACAATGCTTCAATTACCCGTTACAACAGGGGTAATCTTGCTTCTGAAATCCAGAAACTTTTCGATAAAAATGGTATTCAGGCAAGAATTACTTCTGGAAAACGTAAGCCTGGTTAGGCAGGGAAAGCAGGAGTGAGAAGCAATCATGTTTATGGAAATGCAGTGGACATTGTTCCAGTGGAAGGGCAGACTTTTGACTAGCTCAAGCAGGCAATGCTGTCTAATGATAACGTCAGAAATTTCTTCAAGTATAACAGTCTTGGAGTTCTGGATGAGACAAATCCTGCTACCATGAGACAAACAGGAGCAACTGGAAAGCATTTCCATATAGGACCAGATTCAAACGCTGTTCTGACATGGAACCAATGGCTTGGAAATACTGGTAATAATCCTAAAATCTATTCAGGAGATAAAAAAGCACAGTGGACAAATACTGTTTTCAATGCATTCAAACGAGGATTAAAGTCAGAATATGGTAACTATTATACTGATAGCACATATAATAGAATTGCATCATATATGACAGAACAAGCTGCATTGGAAAGTGGCTATGGGGAAAAAGCAAATGGATTCAACTATGGTGGCCATAAAGTTAATGGGCAGACAGTGTATTATGGCTCTCTTGATGACTTTGTAAAAGCTCATCTGAAAACACTTAACAAATGGCCGATTATGTCAGCAAGGTCTTTAAAGGATTTTGTGAACAGCCTTTATATTGGAAATTATAAATATAATCCATCACAAACACCTGATTAGTATTATGCAAGCATTGCGGGTACTGCTGACAGAATTCAAAGCTATCTTCGTCCTTCTGCAAAACAGGGTGGTAAATTTACTTATTTAAGAAATCTACATGAACAAAGTTTTGGTAAATATTGGTGATAAAACTTATAGGTGTGAGTTTGCTAAATCCTCTGAAGACAGGCATAAGGGCCTGAGTGGAAGAGAGCATCTTGCTCCTGATGAAGGAATGCTGTTTGATTTTTCTGACACTGATGAAACACCGGAAATGTGGATGAAAAACACAAAAATTCCTCTTGACATTATAGGAATTGATAAGTTTGATATGGTTAGTCAAGTATATACTCCTAAACCAGAATCTGAAGAGCTTATTCCTTATCCTAATGTCAAATATATACTTGAAGTTAGTGCTGATTCAGGAATCAGGGAAGGTGACGATTTTGAACTTGATGAAGACACTGACTTGGATAAATATGTGATGAAAATTCTCGCTCCTGATGGTACTGCACAAGGTATGCTACAGGGAGGTGAAAGAATTTTCTCCAGAATCTCAACTCGTAAACTTATAAGCAGGGCTAAAAAAGCCTTTGCTCACAGAAACGATAAAGAGCTCTATGAAAGTGACTGCAAACGTTTAGGCAAGATTGTTTTCAAGGAGCTTTATGCACAAGACCATAGAGACCCTCAGTATGTGTCACTTCCTGAGGATAAAAATAAGGGTAAGAAATCCTGATTTTATTAACTAAGATGAATTGCAATTTATCAACTTAATTATTTAACAGAAATGAAGTTAAAATTTTTACAAGAAGGAGGCGAAATGCCTGCTGAGGCTGGTACACAGGAACAGCAAGCACAAGACCCAATGCAGCAACTTGTACAGATGGCTGCACAGGCAGTTCAGAATAATGATGGCCAACTTGCATTGCAAGTATGCCAGAACCTTGTTCAAGCTGCACAGGAAGCTGCCCAACAGCAGCAGGCTCCTGCTGAAGAAGGTGGAGCTCCTGCAGAGCAAACCCCTGCAGAAGGTGAACCTGTATTCAAGATGGGTGGAAAGCTTTCTCGTAGAATTAAAGCGTAATTATGATAAGTGGGAATGTCAATGGAAATGTCTATTAGACATTCCCACTTTTTCATTTTTGTAAAGTAATTCAAATTAAAAATTATGGCAGATACTACAAAAAATACATACAGGTATATTGACACAGACATTGACAGGGATTTACTCTTAAAGAATCTAAAACACAATGCCCAATCTTTTGTCAAATATAATAACTGGGATGAAGTAAGAGCAAATGCTTTTTATGATGCTCTTGGAAATTACGAAAAGGCTATTGGAGAAGGAAGAATTTCTACAGATTAGGACCATAGCCTGATAGACAGTGCTGGATAGCTTGATAATGGCCCTTCAGATTATGAGGATAGACATGGCAACTTTGTCTCAAGGGAAGTAGCTGACGCATACTTTGCAAAACATCCGAAAGGAGACAAATATCAGCTTAAATTCTATCCTAACAGATATGTTGCCAACTTTGTAAACAGCATTGCCGGAGGTCTTTATAAACATCAACAAGAAGAAGCAAATAAACCAAAGACAAAATTTGACTTTGATTCCAACGGACTCGACACTATTGCAAGCAAGTATCTTTTTCCCGGTGGTGAACCTGACTATGATGCTTGGTATGCAAATGATGCTTATAATGATAAAGCAAAGAGACGTTCTACAGTAAACAGAGCCAATCTTTTCAGTAAATCAATTAATTAGTATATTAATGATATTCCCAATAACCTTGATTTCTCTGATACTAAATACAAGACAAGAGAGGCTTATATTGATGCACTTCATGCACTTCAGACTGAAATGGCAAATGGTGGAGTAGGACCAAAGGCAAGAGCATTGATGAATAATTTGGGAATGGACCCATCAATTTATAACAGGCTTTTTACTACTGGCAAAACCTATGTTGAACCCACTGAAGGGGGTGCTGCCCCTGCTGCTCAGCCTGCCACTGCTTAGCCTGCTGCTGACAGCACAGAAGGAATGACTGATGAGCAAAAAGCTGAGGCTGCCAAGCAAGCTGAGCTTGAAAAGTAGAAAAAAGCTCAAGAAGCCCAAGCAGCAAGAGATGCTGCTGCTCTTAAAAAAGGCCTTCTTGATTTAGGTCAGGAAATGTATAACAACTGGCATACTTATGAAGCTCAGCATTATTCAGGGAATAGGGCTTTAGGCTGGAAGAATAGAGGACATTATATTAGTTATGATACCAGTGACCCAACAAAGCTATTGGAAAGTTATAAACTGGCTATAAATTCTAATGGAATGTACCCTTTATTTTATGGTAATAACAGTGCATTAATGCAGGGAGATTTATCACAATCAGTAAACAACGATAAAGGTTATCATTCTATAGCTACAGAATTAGGACAGTTTATAAGTCTTTCTCCTTCTGCAAAAACTGTGGTTGGCGGAAAATGGAATGGTTGGAAATACCTTCCAAATTACTTTAATCCTTACACTGGTTCAGTCCCAGCATACAATCCTGTTACAGGTTATGTAAGACGTATCAGTCTTTATGATACTGATGTAACAGGAAGAAACTTATACTTTGATAAAATCAAAGCTATCTATAATAAAGGAAAGCAGAATGAAGCACAGCAGGATTTTAGTACTGGAAATTATGCTGGATATGTTCTTAAAAAAGAAGGTGGAACCATTGAGTATCAGCAAGGTGGTGGAATCAATCTAAAGGATGCTTCATTAATTGAAGTTGCTAATCCAGGATTTACTGCCAATTCAAATTCTGTAAAAACAGCAGTAAAGAATTTTTAGTCTAATCCTCAGAACAGAAAGCCATTTGGAAATACTGAACATAATACATTTAATGTAGGATGGACATCTGCTGATTATGCAAGACTCGGTGCTATAGGTGCCGATATTGCTGCACTTGTTGACCCTGAGGCTATTTCAGCTACTGGTTTAGGACTTGCCAGTAGTGGAGCAAACCTTTATGCAGATTTAAAAGACGGAGTAAGCACAGGAGCTGCTCTTGGTAATTTTGCTGCAAATACAGGATTAAGTCTTTTAGGAGCAATTCCTATTGTTGGTGATGCTTTAGGGAGTGGGACTAAAATTATTCGGACTGTTACAAAGTATATTCCTAAGCTAGGCAAGGTAGCCTTAGCTGCAGGTGCTGCTGGAGTACTCTCAAATGCCAGAGAATATACAAAATCCCTTAGTAAAATAGGAAAACCAGGCCCATAGAATGAAATGACTGTATAGGACTGGAGAAATATAGGAACTTTAATTACACTTGCTCTTGGAGGAAGCAATATATATCGTACCACTAGGGCTACCAAACAAGCTAGAAATGGGTTCTCCACAAGTGCTGTACGAGTACATGTTACTAATAAAAACGGGGAAAATAAAACTTTATTATTTACAGGAAAAAAAGATGTTGAGGCTTTAAAAAAAGCGAAGGATGTTAAGACTGTAAATGATGTTATTCATTCCCATAATTCTTATCAAGACTATGATGTGTTATCCAATTCAGTAAAAACTGGGACATAGGCTAAAGAAGGTGTTACTGGATGGAAGAGTAAACTTCCTTGGAACAGAGAAGCCGTTAAGACTGACAAAATAAAACCTGGAGCAGTCAGAGAAACAGAGTATCTTGATTTTGCTGGTTTAAGGCAAAAATATGGAAGACTATATAGATTTAATGGAGCTGTAAAAGCTGCACAAAATAGGGCTGATATTATTGATGACGTAGGTTTGCCTACAGCAGCTGTTAAACCTGCTCCTAGTTCTACTTCAGCTCCTGAGCCTACTCCTAGTTCTACTTTAGCTAATGAGTCAGTGCCAACTCCTAAGCCTGCTACAGTTGTTGCTTAGGAACCCAAACAGCAACCCCAAGCTAACCCTCACTTTAATCCTGCCGAAACTGCTAGAAGAATAATGAATCCACATGGATTTAGGATTACTCCTACTAACCCTAAGACAGGAAAGCCTTTAACAGAAGAAGACTTAGAAAATATTGTTCGAATGATGAGGGAAAATCCTAATGATACAAGACAAATTTATTAGGATTTCTTTGCTAATAATTTCTTTGGAATCAAATATCAGAAAAAAGGAGGAAAGTTTTTAAAAGTAAGACAAATTGCTAAAGCTTAGTGGGGAGTAAATACTGATGAGTTTAAAAAGCAGCAGCAATAGCAAAACCAAGATTCTATTTTTGGACAAGATGGAAAGGTTGATTGGAATAAAGCAACTGCCTCCCTTGCTCAGCAAGCTGACAAAATTATGAATAAGGCAGGAATTTAGTATAGTGGTCCAAGGAATTATGGTACTGGTTATAGCCCCTATCTTTTTGATACCAGAGGTTCTGAGTATGGAAGTTCTAGTCCTGTAAATATCATTGGAATAAAAAATGCAAGAAACAACGCAAGGGATACTAATCTGTGGCCTACAGTAAACAGAGAAAATTCTGACTATACAAATGCTCAAAAAAACACTGATGTAGCAAGGGCTAAATGGCAGGCTATTCCTGGAGCTCGTGAAGTTGCTTTATTAAATTATGCTTCGAAATGGCTCAAAGATAATCCTAAGGGTACTATTGACCAATTGCTTGCAAACTATAATAACAGTATTGACAGTATGTATCAGTATAAGCATGACATGTCACTGCCAGAAAACAGCGGTGAAAATGCTTATAGACATGGTCAGGAAGTTACTGATTTCAATAGAACTCACAGAAGCATTTATTCTACTGCTAATGACAGTCCTGTGGATGATAATCCAGAACATAAAGTATTTGGTTACTCAGAAAAACAGGAATCTTGGAATGGTGGAACCACTGCTCAGAGAGGTATTGATATTACTGATTAGGATGTTATTCCTAATTTAGAAAAATATGCTACTCCTGAACAAGCAGATGTAGTTAAATTTTTAGGGCAAATAGTGAAAGACCCTACTGGACGATTATATTCAAAAACTCCAGCAAGTCCCAATTCACCTTCTACCCCATCAAATCCAGAAGATGGAACTCCTTCTGGCCCAAAGAAGACCGAAGAAGTTCTTGAACAGGAGAAAACTCCAGCAAAGTCTCCATTGAACATTGCTGCTGAAGTAAGAGGATTGCTTCCTAACATGCTTGCTTTCAGCAGGTATTTAGCATCAAGAAGCCATAACAAGCAACAACTTGATATAGCAAGAAGATTACCAACTTTGCTTAAAGACCCTAAAGAAGATTAGCTTTGGGTAATGGGCAATCAGACTGCTGTTCAGAACGGATATGCAAACCGTGGAAACCTTCAGCACATGGCTTCGATTCCGGTAACTTCAAGTGGTGAACAATATACTGCTGGTAATCTTGAAGCTGCTATGAAAGGTAACGATTATGTAAACCAAGGTTATGATAAGGATTGGGCAGCTCAGCAAGATACACGTAACCGACAAGTCCAGCAGGAAATGATTAACCATGATAACAGATGGCAAACTGCAATGACTAATAGAACTAATATATTTAATAAGCAAGTTTCTGATTTACAAGCACTTGCTGCTTATAAGAGAGCAAATTATGAATCCCTTAACGGACTTCTTGCACAATTCGAGCAGGAAGCAAGAAATAAGCAAGTTGAAAATCAGGCAACAGCAGATGCTCTTAACAAGTCAAATATTCAAAATGCCGTTACTGCAAACTTGTCTCAATATGGTGTTATGGTTCAAGGTGCTCCTGCTACAGAAGCTGACCAGCAACTTGTCAATGACATAATGACAGGAAAGAAGAAATCTGAAACCCTCACTGATGATGAACGTAATAGATATATATCTATTATGTCTGCAATCAAAGATAAATCATTGCAGCTCTACTATAAGTCAAGGGGGTTTGAATATCATCCATTTGCTCCTACAGGAGGTACAGGATATACTCCTACAGAATTAAGTACTGAAGTGGCTTCGGCAAGGCAAGGTGGAGTGTTTGGAGACCCTGAAAAAGTTGCTATTTAGAAACTTCGTGGAAGGGTTAAAAAATTAGAGATTTTTTAGAACGCAGTAAAAGACAGAATGAAAAACTATCAAAAAGACCAAGACCGTTCTGTCAAGACTGCACGTGATTATATCAGAGGAATGAAAACTAAATAAAATGAAACTGAATTTTATTGAAAAATTACAGCAAGGGGGAGCATGGACTCCTCCTTATGCTGTTTATACACCACTTTCAACAGCTTCAGAAAATGTTGCAGTAAGTGACTCTGATAAATCATCAAAGTCATCTTCTTCAGGAAAATCTGAAAATCTTACTGATAAAGACATTGTTCAGCTATTGAAAGATATGGATGGCCTTCCAAGTGATATGGCTGTTTTGACAAACAAGCTGCAAAACTTCTATTTGTCCAATGATTTACCTGGTCTGGGTGGAAATACAATAAACACTTCCAATATTGCCGTCAGATATTTAGGAATCATTAATCAACTTAAAGTTGCCAAGTTTAACAAGTAGGAATATGATAATGCTTATAAACATGTTGAGTCAAAAGGTGGTTTAAATGAGTATGCTATTACTGACAGAGGATAGTTTATCTGTATGAACAAAAAGGGTGAATTCAAAACAATGACCCCTGAAGAACTCAGAAAATCAAGTGGAAAATACACTCCACTTACTAATTCAGAGCTTCTTTATCAACGTGCTCAGGATGTTACTTTAGCCAACAAAAATCAGCTTCTTTCTGTAGTACAAAATGGTATAGGAATGGAGACTGTTACAAACATGATTAATCAAGCCCTTGGAAAACTTGGAACTTCTGAAGCTTCAGAGGAAGGTTACACTAGTACAAAGCAAGGCAGGATAATTCGTGGACTTAAAGATTTTGCAAAAGCTGTTCAAGAAGCTGATGGACAAACCTATGATGGAACAGTAAATGAACTTTATAAATCAAAGTATCTTACCAAAGACCAAAAGCAATAGGCAGCAGAGGCATTTGCCTATATATACAATACACTTCCAGTCAACGCAAAAGCTCTTCTGAAGTCAAAGTCGGACTTAACTGATGAAGGTGCAAAAAAACTAATACAAACACTGATAGCTTCACAGCTTAGTACTACTACGCAATTTGACCTTGATTTTACTGCACATGATGATGGTACAAAATCAGGTAAGAAAGGAAAGTCAGGAAAAAGCTCTGAAGACAATGAAGGCATGGATAACTTTAAGGACTCTTAGCTTATAGAATTTGTTAAAGGTATCGGAGGTGTTGAACAGCCTATCACAGTTGACAGAGGTGATGGAGTACAAATGTCCGTTACAGGAAAAACCTGGGGTATGGTTACTGACCTTGATGGTAAGGCAGTAGGAAATACTTCTTTGCGTGATATGATGACTAAATCAGGCATTGCTAATTTGGTCAAAAATAATCAGAGTATCACATTTGGAGACCAGAAAATATCTCCTGATAAACTCAAAAATATTACATATAACGATACCGGTATAACAAGGGCAATTCTTCCTATCAAGAGTGATGGAAGTGTTGATTTTAGTTTGCTTGACAAATATCGTAAATTTGAAGCTCAATTAGCTCTTAGTCCGAGAATGAGCACTACTCAGAAAAATGCTCTGGCAAGAAAATACGGTTTGTATGATGTATTCAAGGCTGATGGAAGTCTTAATGAGCATAAATTCGGAATATTCTTGGTAACTGAGGGCTACACTACAGATAAACTTTCTGGAGTCAAAGATTCCTCATTTGTTAAAGAGTACAGAGGAGATACTGATTCTGCAGTATAGCTTATCAAGGATAGCTTAGCTACTAAAACAGCTGATGGAAAGAAACTTAATGTTCCTGACATTGATGAAAAGAACTGGTGGAATCCTGTTGAACGGGCTGGCTATAATTACGATAAAGTGTATAAGGCAGCAATCTACATTCCTATTGATGACAGTGTTGTCACTGCAGCTAGAACTGATGGACAGAAACTTGATTATTATGATGAAGCTTCTGAAATGGAAAGAAGGAATCAAAATAAATGGTATGTCAGGGATGGCAGGGCAGCAGGAAATTCTTCAGATGTACTTAATAATTAATATAAACTATGGCAAAGGCAAACGATTGGATAGTTGCAGGACTTAACAATCCTGATTTCACTGTCAAAGATTTCAGCAATATTGCTGATATGACTGTAGATAATACTCAGCTTCTCAGTGAGGATGAATATCTAAAGTCAAATTTCATTAAAAACAACGATGCCTTTAAGGATGAAAACGGCAAGTTTTCTAAATCAAAATTCGATACCTTCTATAAAAAGAAGGTATCGGAGTTTGGGGAGTTCCAAAAAGGTGACTACTATAAGGGGCCTGCACTAGACATGTTTGACATAGACAGAACTAATGAGACTCCTGTAGTTGATGTACATTTTTCTGTAAAAAGAGGTTATAATCCTGATAGGCAGGCCATTGGTATTGAGGGAGTAAACATAGTGTCAGACCCTGAACTTAGTAGAAGGGAAATTGCTGAAAATAGTAAGGTATTCAATTATTCTACTGGAAAGTATGAGAATTACTCACCAAATGACCATGCCTTATTTGAGCAACCACTTGAGTTCCTGAAAGACATGTTTACTAAAGACCCTCTTGTACTTGCTACATGGGATAATGATGGTACACACATTGACCCTGTTACAGGCGAGACAATGGAACATAAAAAAGGAGACCCAAAGCTTAACAATGAGGGTACATATTATTATGAAACCCTTGGAGGAAGGTCTCCTCTTGGAAAGGATGTACTGGCAGCAACAGATGTTCTTACTGTTGATGGAAAGGGATTAAACAAATATGATTTCTTTGATTCAGATGATTTGGAGAAGTCAATCCCAGGAACTATTGCAAAAAGCATTGCAGCAGTTGCACCACTTTTCATGGGGCCTGCTGGTACAGTATACTCCGCTGCATTGATTGGTCGTGAAATGGCTAAATCCTTGCCAATGCTTTATGGAATGGTTACTGCTTTTTCAGACTCAGAAACTCCTTCATGGATAAACACCATTGCTGCTAAAGCATAGGCAGGGACAACTTCTACGTCTGACTATGCTCAGCAAAATGCCTTCTCATTTGAGAATTTTGGAAACCTGATGGCTGATGTAGCTGTTCAATGGGGGCAACAAAAAGTAATTGCCAACACATTTAATAAGCTTAAAAAAGCTGGCCCTGAAGCTATTAAGGAAGCACAGGAAAATGCTGCAAATCTGTATATGGCAAAAGCTGCTGAACTTGGTCCAAGTGAGGAGCTTAGACAAGCTTGCTTGAATAAGTTTATGCCTGAAGCAGAAAAAATAGCTGCTAAATCAGGCCAGCTTGGAAGAGATTTATCCCTTGCTTATATGGCAATTGTAAGCAATACAGACGTATATCAGGATATGCTTGACCACGGTGCTTCTAAACTTGATGCAGCTGCAGTTGCATTGGGAAGTACTCTTGGAATGTACAAATTTGATAAAACTGGTATTGGTGAATTGTTTTTTGACGATGCCACTGGCGATGTAACAAAGGCTGCAAGAAAAGCAGTCAAGGATGAGTTTGCAAAAGCTAGAGAATCATTTAATGCTATTCAAACAGCTAGTGTTCCTGAAAGAAACAAATTTCTGAAGCTAATTCATAAAGCTTCTGATGTTAGTAAGAAAGGCTTTGGAAAATTTCTTGAAGATGTAAAGTATCACACTACTAATTTTGCCGAAAAATCTTTTGGTGAAGGTATTGAAGAGGTTGGTGAGGATGTTATTGCTGACCTTGCCAAGCAAACCTATCAACTTGCAGGCAAGTTTGGGTTTGATACTTCTGCCAAAGATGTTGGTGCTTGGGATAACTGGCAGGAAAAGTATCTAATGGACTTCTCAGGTGGTGCTGCTGGTGGAGGATTATTCTATGGCGTAGAAGCTGTTCAAAATCCAGGAGCAATGTCAAGAAACCTTGATAAGGATTTTGCTACTTTAATTAGAAATGGTCATGCGGATGAGCTTAGAGACCAAGTTGATTAGCTACAAAAAGAAGGAAAAACTGGTGCAAGTAAATCACTTTCTGCTACAGAGTATGAAGTAGGTGATGACAATAATTTGACTTGGAAAACAACTGATGATGAATCAAAATCATAGAGTCAAGCTGTTGCCAATCTTGTCAGAGATAAAATTGACGGCATCGAAGAGGTAATTGTTGGGGATAGATTTAATCTTTCTGATGATTAGCTTTTTGATAATATGGTTTTATCTGAAAGAAGGTTCAATAGGTATAAGGACATTGCACCATTAACAAATTATTACAATGATTTTGCTCAAGTTCTTGATAATCTGATTAAAGCTGAGCAGCAGTTAAAACAAGCTCAGAACACAATGGATGGCCTGCCAAATGGTAAGCCTATTCTGCAGGACACTTCTTTAAATAAACTTACTGAACAGCAATAGCAAGCTAGACTGGCTAATTTACAGGAAATGCAGGAAAAGAGAGATACTGCCAAAAAAGCAGTGGATGATTTTCTGGCAGGAGAAAATTCAGTTGACTATGTTCGTAAAATGAATTTTGCTATGGATGACCAAATCCATCAGGAATTCATGGGGTTGGACATGGAAAACTGGATACAAAATAAATACAGCAAACCATTAAGTCAGTTAAGTCCTGATGAATTTGCAGATGCTGCCCAACAGTGGGGGATTTATGTCAAAGAGCAACTTCCAACAAAGCTTGACGATGCATGGAAGAAATACAAGGAAGTGGAAAAACTTGTTAATCCACATTTGGAGCAAGTGTCACAGGAAGTTCCTCAATATGAAACATGGAGACAGAATATAGAAAAGCTATTTACTTCTGATGAATTTAATCCTCAAAAACAAGTAGAAAAATATAAGGGCTGGGATGACAAATTAGATGATGAATCCGATGAAGAGTTCCAAAACAGAAATACTGCTACCATTGATGAAACTACTGGAGCTAACAGCCGGACAACTAGAGCTGCTAAAATTAAAGCATATAATGAAAATCTGGATGCTGAATTTGCAGCTAAAATTGATGATGAACTTAAAAAAGTTGGTTATAAAGTAGACCCAATTACAGCTAGATATATAAAAAATATTCTACCTGAAAGAATAAAGGACAAGTTATCAAGGGAAATTTAGTTATCTGGGCTTAATGATAAGTAGAAAGCCATTGCCTATGGACTGACTACAGAGCTTAATAATACTCAGGATATTAAGCAGCAAATTTCAAATACTGAAGTAAAATAGCTTACCAGTAATATAGAAAATGAATTAAATGCTATTTCTACTATAGCTCAAAATAATGATGAATTAGCTAATGAGGGGGAGGACTCATATCTAACACTTCAGGAAGTTTTAGATGGCAATGCTGTTAATCTTGACGAGGATACAGTAAAAAGTTTAAATTCTCATATTGAGGCATTACTTAATAGTGGGGTAGAGAATATAGCTACTATAACCTTAGGAGATTTAGCTCAAGGAACTATCAGTGCTGGAATGTTCTAGGATGCCATTATTAAACAGGCAAGCAAAAATACCTCATTTGCACAATCTCAGATAGACAATATAGTAGCTAATGTCAAGAACAATCCACTAGTAAAGCTTCAGGAGAAAATAAATACCTCTATCAAAAATCCTATTACAGAGTTTATTCAACAAGTAGCAGCTTCTGCTGGTGATAACCTTCCTAATCTTGAAAAGATTATTTCCACTATTTAGGATAATTATGATAATATTAATGATATTCAGTAGTTACAACTCAATGACGCTGAAAAGAGTGACATAGAAAAGGCAATAAACTATTTCCATCTTGTCAAGGCATACATAGCTTCTGCAACTACTAAACGATTAACTGGTATGTCACCTATTGGCCATAATGCAACTATCAATGATTTTGCCAAAGCTCATGCTGATAAGCTCAGGACAGAGTGGAAACCACTTCCAGAGTTAAGGGATGATTATGCTACATTGTTTAGCTCTGAACTTGATAAATATGAGGAAGAAGCTAAAAGGTGGGTAAAATTCAGTGATGAGAATACTGCCAACAAGCTCAAAAAGATGGCCCGTACAGATGCTATCTTGAATAAGGCTTTATGGGATTTGGTTTCTAATACTGATTTGAAAGTAAAAGTAGGTGACAAGGAATATGATTTAATAGATGGGGCTTCTTCTATAGATACTTCAAAGGCTTCTACTGATGAAGTTCAGATTCCTCTTTTTGAAATGGAAAAGATAATTCACAGAAATTTTTAGAATGCTCTAAAAGACTCTGGATTATCAACTGAGGAATTCATTAAAAAGAGTAATCTGATTCAGAAAATAATTCCTGATATTAGTAAGACAGCAAGACAGCAGAGTTCAGAAATAAATGATAAAATTAAGCTGGATTCAATGTCTGACTACGACAAGTTGGTTTATTTTGCAACTCTGTTTTCATACAATCCAAATACATTCTTCTCAAAACTAGCAGCAAGAGTAAAGTCAAATGAGACAATTGCTCCTATTACAGTTTAGGAATACGATACTCGTGTAGCCATTGCCTCTACCACGGACACTTTTAGGCAAATTGTAAAACAGGCATATAACCAAAGTAAGACAAACATTCCTTTCTTGGATAATGTAACCATTATTCCTGGTGTTGCTGGTGCTGGAAAGACTTAGGTTGTTTTAAAGACAATTGACTAGAATTTCAAGGATAAAACTGCTTTTGTTGCAGGGCCTACTGCAACACAGGCGTTAGCTATGCAAAAATCTATGGGCAGAGATTCATCCATAACATTTAAGGAACTTTTTGAAAAAATCTTAGGCAAGGAACAATATAAGGAAATAATGGATGACTTCAGGAAAGTTCCTGAAGGAAAAAGTAGTAAATACTTTAAGGTATTTGAATCACCTTTTGCAATCAACACAGTTGAGCTGCATAAAGATGAAATTCATTTCAATAAAATTGATGATACTCCATCAGTTATTTATATTGATGAGGCAACTTAGTTAAGCACTGCAGAAGCTGAAATTATAAGTGAATATGCTAGACAAACAGGAGCTCAAGTATTTATGACAGGAGACCCTGCACAAAATGGTGCATATAATGGGAATAATAAAGTTTCCAATATAGGTGTCGGTTCTGTATGGGCAGTCAGGACTCCTTAGCTGTCTGTATCACTCAGGGATGCTAATCTGCAGAAAACCCAAAATCAAGATGATGTAAGAGGTTTATTAAATGAAGTACTTGAAGCCTGGAATTACTCTACTCAGGCAGAATATGAAAGTCTGTTTCCAAAAATTCAGGCTAAAATGTCCAAATTGAACTTCAGAATCTACAGAAGCACAGTTCTGAACGGAGACCTTATTACTAAAGATTTAGATGAAGACACCATAAATAAAATAAAGGCATCTTTAGCTACAAAGAAGGCAGACGGTACAATGCCTACTATTGCTTTCATTGGAAGTACTTCTTCTGCCCACCTACAGAGACTTATTGAAGCAGGAATAAACATACCAAAGGAAAATATAATGAGCATGAAGGAAATGTAGGGACAGGAATTTGATTATGTGGTTATTGATGAAAAGTTCACTAAACCTAATTCCACTGGTCCTGCTTATCAAGAGCTGCAGAAACTGTATACTCTTATGACCCGTGCAAGGGAAGCTTCAATTTTTATTGATAATGGACTTTCTGATATAATTGGAAAAAATGTCATATCCAATCAGAAAACCCCTGCTCCTTCCATTAAAGCTGGTATAAAAGATTTGATTGAAGCTAAAAAACGTGTTCTTAATCAGCTTACATTCGAGCAGGATGAAGAGGAAAAGGAAGAGCCTACAGCACAAAAGAAAGAAGATAAAACTCCAGAAGCACCTAAGTAGAAGGAACCTCAACCTGCACAGGGCAATGACACTAATGACGGTCAAGACCACACTAAAGAGGAAATTGTTACAGCTGATGATATGGCTGACCCAGACACAAAGACAATAGATACTGATTCTGAAAAAGTGTTGCATACATTGGGTGCACAGGCTGATACTGAAGAGCAAAGCAATGAGGTCATTCCTGATACAAATAGTGCAGAAGGATGGCAGGATTATCCAATTGAAAGCTATGGAAAAGTAACTGTCACGTCTGTAACAGTACTTCCTGAAGAAGAATTTACATACACTGTAAATGGTGTTCAGCACAAAGGGAAAAGACAGCCTTGGAAAGTAGAATTCCCTAAAACAGGAGTATTACGTAATCTACAGGCAATAACTCTTGAAAGGGAAGATGGAAATGAATATCATACTTACAGTGATAAACAGTCTCTGTTAAAGGATTTGTATGCTACCAAATCTGCTATTTTATTTGGGCATGATTGGAATGAGCTCCCTCCATCAGTGCAGTCTTAGATTTCAAGAAAAAATTGGGAAGCAGGAAAACTCAAACTTGAAATAAGACTTGCTGATGATAGTGTAAAAGCTCCTTGGATGCTTGACGGAGTGATTAATATTGATGAAGGAGGAAAGCCTGTTCCATACTATGTTAATATAGTATTTGAGTGCAAAAACGATGAAGGTCGTATATGTAAAATTGACTTAGCTGGCCTTACTGACCCTAAGACATTCATGGAAAATGCAAGACCTGATGGAAAACTGACTAAGTCATTGGCAGCAAAAATAAGTAATTTGTAGAATAAGCTTAAAGCTCCTGATATTAAACCTGAAACTGCTGAAAGAATTAAAAAGGATATTGCTAAATTACAGTCAATGTCCGATAATCTTAACAGCGCAGCTACAAGATACACATCCTGGTTTAACGACCAACTTACAAAATTCAGACAGAATGGCTCTTATGATGTTGATTTGGGAAATGTAAATCCTGAATACCTTACAGAAACAACCTGGTCAGTACATAGAACTGTTCCTATAAGACTTGGTGGAAGAATTAATCCTGATACTATCAAATAGCCAGTTGAGAATGGTGAGCAAGTTGAGGATGCAACAGACCTTGACACTTTGATAGACCATAATCCGAATATGGTATTTTCTCCTGTTTATACATACTCAGGTAGGGATTTGAATGACCCGATGTTCCAGATAGACAGAACCTTAAAAGGCAAGGCTATTATATTTGTTACATCTGACACTTTACTGAAGTCTGACCAGCTTGCACAAAAATGGTTAGAGCAAATCAAAGACCCTATGCATCATAAACCAGTAGTAAAAATGGTAGTTCTTAATAATTACGGACTATCATTTTCACAAATGACAAATAAAAGGTTTATAAGTCAGATGCAAGGAAGTGAAGGGGGCTATAGACGTCCTTACAGACAGAATTTTACTGGTATAAGAATGTTTGTGTCATTATGGAATGCAAGAGCTTCCCTGGTCAATCTGCTTAATACTTATGATAAGTGGAAATCAGATAATAATATTACTGATGAGCAAATGGACAAACTGGCAGAGGCTGATTACAATATCTATATAAGTAAGACAGAAAAGAATAAGGAAAAAGCTTCTGAGGCTCTTAAGAAAGCAGTAGTAATCTTATAGACTTTTGGGAATGTCAATACTGACAACATAGAGGAAAATTCCTATTATAAACTATTTAGGGAATTTACCGAAAAGACTTGTAAGGATATTCCTATGTTCAGGATAGGGTATAATACAAATATAAACGGTTTCCATATTCAAAGGTTCAGCCTTAAGGGAACAACTGCTTATACAAAACCTGATATTGATGTAAACCTTGCTTCGATTACTTTGGATAAAGCAAGACAATTCAAGCAGATGCTTGATGCCCTGGTTAATCCTATGGTTACTGACAAGGATACTCATGATGGAGAGAGCTTGAGTACTGACACAAAAATGTATTCATTGCACCTTGCATTAATGCATACAGATACAAAAACTCCATACCTTGCCAATGAGTATATTGATATTAACAGTAAATCAGCTGATACACGAAAAGCTGTCAGAAGGTCGTTATCAGGATTCATCAATGATATTAAAGGTAACAGTGGTACTATTACTATTGGAGGTGAGGCAGGAAAGGTAATGTACACTTAGGGCGAATACTGGTCAGCTGTTCCTGCTTTGATTTCTGGTATGGTTAAGACAATTGCCTATTATCAGCATAATCCTGAAGTCATGGCCGTTACACCAGAGGATAAATTAAATGTGACTTGTAAATTCTATACAAGTGACGGTCAGGGCAGTACTGTGGATGAGCATGTGATTAAGTCAAGCTTAATTGAATTTTTAACAGGAAATTCTGGCTCTAAACCGTTACTTTCTCCAACGAAAAACGGTATTATTGATAATAGCTTGTTTGATATGCTTAATCTTATCTTTCATGGCACAGTTGAAGACTTTCATCAAAAGAAAGTCATGTAGCTTACCGATGCTTACTTTAAGCATGGCTTCTTTATTAATCCAGACTTAAGTAGACAGAAGTCAAGTACAGCAAGTACAGACATCAGTACTGTTACAGCTGCTAAAGAAGGACAGATACAGCCTACTATTTTATTCTTTGAACTGGGTACTAATCCTGCATTATTTACGTCAGACCTTGACTTGAGAACAGCTGGAATCAGAATTCCTTTATCAAAATTAATGGAAGCTACAACTAATCCTGTCACTGTGGAAACTACTACACCATAGGAAACAGGGCCTTCTGGAGAGCAGCCAAAATCACTGGCTGATACATTCAAAGAGCACTATCCAAATATTTATCCTGCACTTTCTTCATATTTTGATGATGCTGAGGACATGAATGATGTGGCAAACAGCTATATGACAGATATGAAAAAAATGCTTGGCTCCTCTTACAGAAATGGGAGTGCTGATGACTTAATGTCAGATACAAGCTTTATAACATTTGATGTCGTAAATAATAGGTTTGTTACTTATAAAGAATACATTGCCACCAAATACAATGTACCTATAGAAAACGTTAAATTAGAAAATGGAATTATAAAGGTGCAAATTGACAATGAGACAAACGGTTTAAAGCCAGGCACCTATTCCATCAATAAAAATGATATAACTGTTGTTAGTAAGTCCAGCTTTGAGGATACCTTCAAGTAGCCATCAGAGCCTACTGAGCAAAATACCTCAATTTTAAGAAGAAACTTCAGGGATAGTACTGTTGGAAAGATACTTGAGCAACTTGTTAACTCAAAGGAGTTTAAGCAATACTCAATCGAGGAAAACAGACTTACTAATTTTGTGGATACTATCAATCAGATAGTGGGAAATACACAGCTTCCACAATCTGAGATTGATAAGATGTTTAATGATTGGGTGGAAGAATATGCTGATATTCTTGAACCAATAGCTGAAATAGATAGTGAACTATTTGATAAATTAACTGAATGCTGATGAGCGCTGAAATATGTGGATTAAAACTGTTTGATGATAAGCAGGTTAAATTCGTAGTTATTAAGCTTAATGCAAGTCTAAAGAAAGGAGACCTTAATGGTTTCCTTTCTTACATTAAGCAATTTAGACATCCTGGTAATCAGATTAGATTATCTCCAGGCAAAGCAGATGATGATATTGAAATTGCTGACTCATTAAGACTTTTTGACAAGACTATTGACTCTGTCTTGGCTGCATATACAGGAGATATGTCAGTATCTGAAATCAAAAAGAAAATCAGTGATGTCATGAATTTTGAGATGGACAATACCCAAGAGGATATTCCGTCTTAGGACAATGAAACGAAAACAAAATTTGAAGCTCAGGATAAAAACAGGGCAAACCTTACTGAGCATTATAAAGAATTTTATGGCCTGGATTCGTATACTATAATTCAGGCATTACAGAGAACATTTTCTGACAGGCTTTCAACTGCTACATATTATGACCAGTTTACTGGAGAAATGACTGACTTTGACAATCATACTTTGAATCTTAGAATAATGGATGAAAAAGCAAGAATGTTCAAGTCTCTTGTGGAATACCTTAAGCAGCAATACGGAGAAGAGGCAGCAGACTTCAAGTCAGAAATGTATGATGAGGATGGAAAGCTTGACCTTATTAACTACTATAATGCCCTTAATTTCTTCTATGATAAAGTAAAGAAAATAGACGATTTTTCTGAGCAATTGCAAACTCAGCAAAACAATGTCTTGCTTGAACAGGAAAAGAAGGAAAAAACTGATAAATATACAGCTCTTTGGAATAAATTATATTTATCGGATGAATTTAAAAAGAGAGCTGATAAAAAATTTACTGGATTCAAGGCTAGACAGGCACCTACAAAGCTATATGAAGGAGAAAATTACTCTCAGTATTATGCTTTCTTGAAAAAATATATTGAGAAATATGGCAGTGACGACGATAAAAAAGCTATTAGTGAAATAGAAAAGGAGTCTCCGTCATTACTAAGTGCTTCATAGGCTTATACAATGCTTACTCATTTTGACCAGCTTATAAAGGAAACTTTTGGTGATAATATAGACATTCAGGAAGGCCTTGAGAATGCAGAATTTGATTCTGATACCAAATATTCATATCACAGGGATGTAAAGCACGAGGTTAAGGGGTGGCAGACATCAGAAGATGTAGGTGCCGAAAAACACACATCACAATTTACAAAAACCGTGCTTGATATGATTGGTGTATTCAACTATAAAACAGGAGAGTACACACATAGACGTGTAAATAGTACATCATTGATTGTTGCTTCCAGAAATCTTATGGATGCATTGATTACACATAATATCACATTCAAGGATATTAAGGTTGATTCTGAATATATTCCTACCCCAGGAGAAGGAAGAAAGAATAAAAATGACTATGCCAATGAGCTATACAGTTTGGCCAGAAACTTCCATGCTAATCCTGTTGGGAATCTTCAGAAAATCCTTGAACTGCTTTTCTCAAAGCAACCTGGTATGTCAAAAGCTCTTGTAGATGCTATTGATATTCAAAACCAGCAAATTACTGGATATGATTTGAATATTCTGAAATCAGTGTATAATGTTGTTTTTGACAGGGAAAACACTAATTCCTTTTTTGCAAAAGCCTCTAATAAGGCAGGACGTGAAAATGCAGCTGCTAATGTGCTTCTTGAAGAGATTGCAGGATATGTAGACAGGAATGCAGTTGCTGACTATCTTGAATCAAAGTTTGATTACAGTACAGGGCTGATGAAGCTTTCTGCCAAGAAAAAGTTCTTCAATGTAAAGGACCAGTTCAATACAAAAACAAGAGTTAACCGATTTGCAAACTCAATGACTACAGACAAGCTTCAAAGTCTTGCTGACAAATATCAACTTACTGAAGGACAGCTTGGTGATTCCTTTGCTAAAATAGGTAAGAATACAGAATATTCAGTTAAAATAGGTGACTATACTATCAGCTTAATAGTATCTAATAACATTAAGGCTGGAATATTTGGGACGGTCAGGCCTGGTTAGGAAGGCACAATGTACTTTAAGGTAACAAAAAATGAAATAACTCCTGAAGGGGAAGAAGTAACAAAAGATGTTACATCTGAATTCTTTCAGAAAATATCAAATCCCAATATAGGAATTGCAACTAATTTCAGATACTCTAAAATGCACTCCCTTCCACTTGAAAGTGAAGGTGCAAGGCTGCTGAATGGGGTACTCCAATTTATTGATGACACCACAGGACTTGGCCTGCTTTCCAATCCAAGTAAAAATCTTCAGGTCTTAGGAACACTGCAACAACTTTACAGTCCTATAGAAGGATTTCATTATTTCATTCAGCCGTTGCTTAGGATGGCGATGAAATCTGCTTATGCTGAAAAATTGAGGCTCGATGCTAATAAAGTAGGAAAGCCTTTGGCTAAATATTTGTCAGATACAAGTAATGCAGCTTACATGGCTTATCTTAGAAGCAAAAAATCCAACAGGTCATTTACTGAAGTATTCAATGATTTGAGACCAGTAGTAGCAACTACTTTTGACCAGACAATCAATCAATGGGTAGATGCAGAGTCTGTTTTATCAGGGCAAGCATCAAAAGCTACCACTAAAGATTCTGCGGGTAATTCAATTCCTAATAATACAGTGGCTAAGCTAGGTACAAACCTTGTTTATTATCTACAGAAAGAAGCTGCTGAAGACTCAAAGGTACGATTCTTACTTTTTGCTCAGAATCCAGACATGATAGTAAAAACATTTCATGATTTGGAAGTTACTAATACTGAGGGGGAAACAAAGGCTATTTCTGATTTCACAAACGGAGAGCTATTTTTCCATGCTATCTTTAATAAATTCTGGGATTCTTATTTGGCTACTGGACATGTAATTGTACAGCCTACTACATATTCGGATAAAACCACTTTCCTGAACTGGGAACTAAACCCTGTTTATAAAGGAAAGAACCTTATGACAATGTCTAAAGGCGAGCTCCTCAATGAGTACTTCGAAACTTTGGGAATTACTACTAAAAGAATTCTTGATGCCAGCACAGGTAAATTAAATCAAATTGTGCAGGCGTATGCTACAGGAGTCAAGGCAAAGGCTTTGGAGATTTTAAATAGTACTGAAAAGCAGGAAGACAAGCAAGTAGCTTTGGACAATTTCCTGAATCAAGGAGAGAATAGATTTTTCTATACATCTACTCCACAGACTGACTTAAATACTATGCTTCATCATATTACAGAAAGCCAGCTTGTGACACAAGCACAGAAAATGAACCTTTCTGTAACCCTGAACCATGATTATGTCAGACTAAAATCAGGGTTCTGCCAATTGGACAGTTCATTGCTGTTTAACCAGAAACTTTATAACTCCACAACTGAAGGAGGAATGCTTGACAGACTTTTGGAAAAACAGAAGGCTATCTTTGTTCAGCAACTACTTTAGAACTATTGCTCTTATCAGGTTTTAACTGATGGTGATACTGTTAGCCAATATGAAGCTGATACTATTGACAGTAACGTAAAATCAAAGAATCCTATTATTAAGACTATTTTAGGATACTGTGATAAATAGGAAAATAAAATCAAAGCTAGGACTGAGTTCTTTAAAAATTGGGTTGATGAGTCTACTGGTAAGTTGATTATTGCTAAACAAAATGGCAGAAATATAATGTCTTTGAGTGATGGATTTAATCCTAATGAAAAAGTAGAACTAAATCCATTATTAGACAAGTTCTTCTATGTTGAAGGATTCCTAAGCAATCAGCTTCGCTATACACTTACTGGATTTGAAACTAATCATCCTATAAAAACCAAAACATGGTTTGATAAACTGCATAAAGCATACAATGGAGTTGCTGCACATAAATTCACATCCTATGATTAGGTAAAATAGTGGTTAGATTCTCAATCATAGCTTGATAAAAATTAGAGAGACAAAAATTATTCTGACATAAAATTCATAACTGACAGCAATATATTTAATCAAGCTCATTAGGCTTTCAGGTTCAATGACCTGAATGATTTGGGAAATTATCTATATTCTGAGCAAGGGAAAACAGATTCTGCACATTCTTTCTTGCAGGATTTATGGGAAACGTCAAACATTCAGATTTTAAATAACAGACAAAGTACACAATTTAAGCGTAATGTCATCATTCCTGCAACACTTCAATACTGTGTACAGAATTCCCGTGATGGTATTCCACCAAGAATCAAGTGTGCAGTAGTAAAGGATGACCAGGCTCCTGTCTATAATTATAGAGGAGACCACGAAGGTGATATTGATGCTTGTGATGGCTCTGCTCAAATTACTCCTTTCCAATGTATTTTGGAAAACAGGGCACTTGGCTCTCAGGCAGTAGGATTTATTAAGAAACCTATTTGGCACAGCTATGACAGAGAGTCTGGAACAGCTTTTCTGGCTAAATTTGCTACTGATACAATGACTAATGAAGCTATGAGAAGCTCTTCTGCCGCAAGTGTCAGACTATATAATATGTTCAGGAAAGCAACAAACTTATAGTGGAATCCTGCTGACAATATTGATTTGACCAGACCTATTACAATGGAAGCTTCTATTTCAGGAGCTGAAGGAGAGGCTCTTCAAAAGTGGTTTGCAAAGAATATTACATGCAATCAGCCATTATGCTATAAAGATAAGTATGGTAACATAATGGAAATCAAGCTTCTTGACAGGACTGTTACACAAGATGGAGCTAAGTATTACTATACTGTTGAAAAGGATTCTTATGGTAACACTGTCAATAAGTACCATATTTTCTATGATTCAGTGGATGAAAACGGAAACATTACCAAATCGAAACACTATACTTTCGACACTTATCAAAAAGCAGCTAAATTTGTCTCTGAGCATCAGGGGGCTCACACCATTAATTCATTGTTCGAACTGCATTCAGCCCTTGGAGGAATAAACAGCTGCAACAAGGAAGGTATATTCGGTGAATATAACAATGAGGTAGTTTGCAATTATATGTGCAATATAGGAAGCAAGAAACCAGGAATTAAAGGTACTCCATATATTGACCAGACTACTTATACGCAACCTCTGAAACAGTATCAGATAGGATATATCCTGAACAATTCAGCTGTTAAAAATGGTGCTAAAAATGTAAATTAGAAAGAAAGATGGAAAGATGATGAAGACTTGACATGGTTTGAGGTTGACTCTGATGGTCTTGGAATGCAGATGAATGCAGACCATGATATTGTAGACTCTGAACTTACTGAGTTCAGTCAGGTTATTGCAGCTACTTCAGCCTATGGATTTACCTATAATAACTGTAATGAAATCTTTAAAGGCCTTGCCTCAACTGCATTTCAGGCATCACAGCAGCCATTGGTTGCAGTAAATAAATTCTTAGATGCTTTGGCTGCAGAAACTGATTATACAATTACTGATGCACAGGGAAATACAAGACCAATGACTGATACAGAGGCAATGGAAGCTGATGCCAAGAATAAAATCAAAATCAGTCAGGCTAAATCAGACCTTTATGATGCAATTGGCAGAATTATCTTTATGAATAGTTCTATCAAGGACAATGAAAATCTGACCAATATAATCCAACAGGCAGTCTTACATGTATTCAATAAATATAGTAACCATGAAAAAGACGAAGTCAAGCTTCCATTTAGTGATGCTAATATTTACTCAGACTTCATTGCTACCCTTGCTTCAACTATAAATAAGAATTCTATTAAACGTAAACATCCAGGCACTGGTGCTGTCATGGCTCCTGCATATAATATGCAACAGTATTTTGAAATAAGTACTGATAATGGGCCCAGAAAACTTATGGCTTCTGATGTAATCAGACTTGCTCAAGAGGACTACAGAAGACAACTTCAGGATTTTCTGATTCAATATGGGACTCATCCTGTTGATGAAAGTGGTAATGCTAACACTAATATTATTAAAGAAGCTACTGATGAAGAAGGTTTCGGTATTGGTACTGCAAGAATTGCCCAACTTGAAAAGAAAGCAGAACAGGTTGCTAACTTAAGAAACAAGGAGAATAAATCAAAGAAATCAGAGAATGGAAGCACTCCTGCAGAAATAAGGCTTCCTAAATATTATGATGCTATTCATAACGTAGATGATGCGCATGAGGCCAACATGAAAATGCTTCAAATCTATCTGAAACAGTTATAGGCAAAAGAGCCTGCAAGAAGTCTTGAATATTTTATGCCATCTGATATTGTAGCAGTATTCAATGCTGATGGTACAGCTGTTAAGGATAAAAATAACAATGACTTAATCATTGATATTAAGGATTTAAAAACCTATTATAATTTCAAGAAAGGAATTGCTCCTGATGGCACAATAATAATGCATGATATGGTCTTGAAAAAGTGTACTACTGCTCCTAATAACCTGAGACCTTCAATTATCAGATGGCAATACACTGGAGCTGATGGTACTGACCACTGGATGAATATTTTTGATACTCCAGCTATTAAGAATTCCTGGGAGAACAGAGGTCCTAATTACAGGGCTGAAGTTCAAGCCACTCTAAATGATGTTTACAATGCATCAGAGGGAAATTTTAATGCTATAAGTAAACTAAACAAAAATGCTGAGTGGTTGACTGGAATGAAAGCAGACACTTTAGAGAATACGGATGCTGAATTGATAATGAGTAACCCATATAAGAATACCTTTGGAGTTCCTGATGGTAAGTCATTAGACCAAATTCTTAGTGATGGAGAGGATTTCTTCCGTAGGCAAACAGAAAATTTACAAGCCCCTAAAAATAATATTTACGATTATGCTTTCTTAAGAGAAAATGGAAAACATACATTAATTACTATTGGAAATGTAACTGAGGATAGTCAAACCGTTACAGAAGTTCCCTTTACCAATATTACTACTGAGGAGCATAATGCTGAAGGTTTTGCAGACATATATGCTGTAGAAAGAGGAAAGAAGTCATTTAAAATAGGAAGATGGGTAAATGATGGTTCTGTAGAATATAGAGATGGCAAGTTTATTAAGGATAATCAGGAACTTGACCAATCTATGTACAGAGTAAAAGACGGAATTGTACAGCGAAAGATAAATTTTGTTACCAGATATAACATAAAGACAAAAAGCACAGTTAAAGGAGTAGACTTCTTTAAAAATAATATAATGTACAAGGTTGCTACATTAGATGAAATTAAGGAAGCTCTTAGATACACTGAAAAAGACCTGAAAACTGTAACTGATGATACTAAAAATACTGATGCTTTAAGATAGCAAAAACATATTATTGCTTCTATCTTCAATGCTGGAGATTATAAATATGTTGAAATAAACAGAGAGAAGCGACTTCAGAAAGGCAAGGTCAATGCTATCAGAAATTCACTAATTGAAGTGCTCGGTCAAGGAACTCTTGACCCCAATCTTCATAGTGCTATTGAAGACTAGTTAGACTTGCTCTCCAGTGATGATGCTAAAAAGAAACAGCATTTAGTAAATGTAAAAAGAGATTATTTAGAAAAAGAAGCTCATAAAAAATGGGTTTCATTCCAAGACTCTTTGAAGTTCATTGCTGCCCGTATTCCTGCACAGACTCTTCAGTCATTTATGACTATGAAACTGGTAGGATGGACAGAAAATAGTAAAAATATGGCTTATGTAAGTCACTTCCAAACATACCTTTAGGGTTCTGACTATGATATTGATAAAGCCTATATAATGGGTCAGAATTATAGTGCTAATTCTGTATATGTCAAATGGAGTCCCTTCTTTGATTTTACGACAGTGAAAACTCTTGAGGAAAGTAAGAAACTTCCGATTCCAAAGGGTATTAAAACCACTTTGCTGCAATTAGATGAAACAGGAACTCCATATTTAATGAGTAAAAATGGTAAAATCCTTTATGATAATTTCACCAAAGAAGACTTGGATATTTCATAGGATGTTATAGGACTCCTTGAAAATGCTGAATCTTCTGAAGTAGACGGCAATGGAAAGGAAGTTCCAACTCAATATATCAGACCTTCAGAGATGTACTCTGAAAAACAAAGAATAAATTATCTAAAGCATCTTAAAAATATTTTATTGAAAATAGAGAAAAATGGTGGTTATTATGTTATCTCAGACTCAAATATAAGCAAGTCTGTCATAGACCAAATTAGGAGAACCATTGCTCTGCAGGAAAGTTATGAAATACCTGAAAGTGTAGCAGAACAAGCTTACAAGAATGTAGCTTCTGCAAACATCTATGCTGTATCAAGTGACATCAGAAATCGTGACCAAGCTTACACAGCTATCGGTATGAGTGACCCACGTAGAGCAGCTGATAATTCACCAAAAGGGGAGCAGACCGCTCATCTTAATATGCTTAATCCTTTTACCAAATATGTAATGCAATACCAGAATTTGGTAGGTAAAAAGGATATTGGTATTTTTGCAAATGCAGAAAAATTCTGGTTTAACGATTATTATTACTGGACTAAGATTCTAAAATCTGGAAATCCAAAAGCTATAGAATACCTCAAGTATCAGGTAACTCTGAACAGAATAAAGGGCAGAGCAAAAAATGCTCCTATTGAAAGTGTTACACGAGTACTTCCTGACCTTGATTTAACTGATGAGCAAATTAACAGTGCTTTAACTCAGAAACTTGGAGTAGCACTTGAAGAGGCTGGTTACAAATATGTTGACCAGGCAATTTCTCAAATGCTTTCAGCCGCTACGGATTAAAGTGTTTTTAACAATTTTTAAGAAAAATATTGCGCTGAAAGAATTTGGTTATGATGATTAAATCACTATTATTACCATAGATAAATTAAAATATAAATAAGCGGAGTCCGTAGTAAAAAACCTTGTGAACTCAGGGAAATTCCTAAAGTTTTAAATACTAACTATAAATAGTAATATTTATAGGGCTAAATTAATTGTTTAGATATAGTAATAAGTTTAAAAATTGGACAACCCTGACCCAAGCTTCTTAATATAAATAAGAAGAAGGAGCAACGACTATCGAAAGACTGAAATAAAATCGAGTAGAGTAGGAAAAATTTCCGAAGTACAAGGAACTTCAACAGAAGTTATGATATAGTCTAATCTTATATGAAAATATAAGTATGGTAAATATACATTTACTAATATAAATGAACGCTAAGGAATTGATTCTTGCCAAACTTAATGCAGGAACCAATTATGCTAAAATGTATGCATTCTTGATTGTTCAAGGATACAGTATTGATGATATTGCTGCCTTTATGACTTCTCCTATTGGAGAGTTTATTGACAGCAGGTCTAATGTAAATATGTTCCAAACGGAAAATGGTTATGTAAGTGCTGCTACGGCAATTAAATTGTCTAAAGGTATTCTTAATGCAAATAACTTTATTCATGGAAGTTATCCTGGATATGAAGACCCTGTAACAGGGGATTATTATCCTCCAGTTTAGAAATCTAAAGTTGTAAGGAACACTCTTGTTGATTTTATTAAAGCTAATGACCAACTTGAAAGGGAGGTCAGGATTGCTCTTCTTAACGGAAGTGAGACTGACCCTGATGCACTCAACAATATTGACTTGAATACTCTTATGAGTGGTGTTATTCAAGCTATAGCTAAAAGGCCAGATATTCAAGTATATAATCAGACATTTAATCTATACTCAGAACTTATGAATTTTGACAGTACCTTGAATGACGACCCTGAGGTAGTCAATTACATCAGAAACTGCTGGGATTTGACTTTGCAGCTTCAGGATGTTGTCAAAAGCTATAAGGCACTTGGAATGCCTGAACAGGACATGATTGCAGATGCTGATGAATTTCAGAAAATATATAACTATTCTCAGGAAATGACCACTGTTGCTTCAGCAGTATTAGGTCTAAATCAAGGATTGCCTACTTCTGAATTGGACATTCTCAAACGAATAAGAAGCATAAAGAGGGTAATATCTGACAGGGAAAATCTGTTTGAGGTCAAAAAATCAGAGTTATATCCAAAAACTTCTAATGATGAGAAGAAACAGGCAAAAATTGTTGCTGCTTGGCAGAATCTTGTAGAAAGACTGCAGGAAAACAATCCTACTTTAACTGAAGACAAGATAGTAAGGGCTTTTGATGCTGCAAATGAAGCAGATATAATCAATAATTTTGACCCTGTTAAAATGATGAATGACAGTAATTATAGGAAGATTGCAAAGGATTATCTTGATGTACTTAAGGGTACTGTCAATGCTATCGACATGGTTTATCAGATTCCTCATTATGCTCAGATTATGAACTGTCTGAAATTATTGGTGACAGCCAATAATTTAGCAATGAAGAGCCGTTTGATTATCAAACTTACACAGAATGAAAATTATCTGAGTGATAAACAACTTCAGGGAGTAATAAGGTATGTTGATGCACTTAATTCCTACGAATTCTGTAAGTCTCTTCCTTAGTTTATTTTACCTGAAGGCATGAATTCTGTAGGATATGACTCTTCATTTGCAGAGATTACAGGTGGGGTTGACAGCTATGATTTGTCTACTATGGAAGGTATAGCAGGATTCAAACATTTTGTTGAGACTACTTTCTTACAGTATCTAAGAGACAATTATAAAAATAATCCACTGGTTAAACATTTAACTCTTACAGAAATAGGAAATCAACCACTTCTCACTACAGATATTGACTTGATGAATCCTAATATTACTTCTCAATCAGAAGTTGACTATGGAGAAATCTTAACTGGAATGGCAAGGTTTGAGAGTACTGAATTTGGAAATGGAGAAAACTTTATTGATTACCCTGACAATAAACACCCAATGACTATAGCTGATGTCCTGCAATTATATAATATTATTGTCAACAGAAACCAGTATGGAAGTGAAAGACTTACTACTGCTTTCAAAGCTTGTTCACGGCAAACCAGCATTTTGAACAAGTACTTCAATTTTGTTGGTACAAAAGATTATGATTATGACTTTGTACCTGATTACAAGCTAATTGACTACCAGATAAATGCAGCTCCACTTATTTCACAATATGCTATGAAATTTCATACTGAGCCTTTTGTTAAAGTAAAAGACCCTGTTTGGACCTATATAGTATATCAGAGAAATTCTGATAATTCATATTCTCCTTATGCAATACTTCCTCCTACTAAATCTACAGAGGAAACTCCAGAGCAGAAGGAAATAAGACGAATGAATTATATGAAAAATAGTCCGTTTGAAATGCCTTCAATGGCCAAGACCATTGCAATGATTAAGTCCTTTATTTTTGAAGGAGAACCAAGTGAAGCTCAGATTAAACAGATAAAGGATACATTGATTGACCAGTCAATGTCTGGAAGAATTTTAATATTAAAGAAATGCTGATATGGCATGTATAGTAAACTTACAAATACCAGTATATAACCAAGAAACTAAAAAACGGGAATCTAAAACCATATAGCTCGATAATATTGAAGGTGTAGATATTGACGAAAATACTAAATTAACTATGGAATAGGTGGCTCAAATTTTGGGCCACCAATCCAAAGTTAAGCTAAAGGAAATTTCTGATAGTCTATCAGGAGCCAAGGCAATACCATTGACTATTAAAATGATTAATTCAGGAGAAGTAGTCGGTAATACAACGGTTCAAGGACTGTTAGATGAATATGGTTTAGGAAATGAATTTTAGTTTAATGATGTGTCTTTATACAACTCGTATAATATTGTCAGATGTAATCAATTCAAACTGAATAATGTTGAATATAACGGACGGGTTATTACTGCTGATGGAAAAGAGCTTTTTGTAATTAAATCCAAATATGATGCATAGAAGTTTTTAAGGTATCTTAAGTCTAAGGAGAGAATAGCTCAAGCTCTGAAAGATGGAAGTCTTGAACAGATTGTTGGTCCAGAATTATGGAAAACTTTTCAGGAATTGGTAGACTACAAAAAGACCTCTAAAAATTTAAATACTCCTGAAAAACTTTTGATACAGTATCTTAACGACAGAGATTCTATTACAGATTATGTTGGAAGTGATGGTAAAGTGCATAACTCAAGAAAGCTTTTAGGTAATATTCTAGCTAAAGTAAATGGTATCTGGAATTCTGATAATAATCTTACTGATTTAGAGTTGGCATTATAGCAGATAACGGTTAAGTCAGATAATTAGTTTGATTGGAAAATACCTAAGAAGGCTTTTTATGATGTACTTGCAAAGTACATTCCTGATTTTGCAGATAAAGTTTCATGGGAGGCATTTAAGCAGGCTGATAACGATACTTTGTCTAAACTATTATTCAGTGATGAAAATGGTGAAAATCCAGGTTTGTTCTTGGGACTTCCTAAATTAGGAAGAGCAGCCCTTTCAGATATTACCTTTAGTCAGCCTAATGATACTGCTGAGGATAAAGTAAAAACAATTACAGAGCACAGAAGTCCATAGGTAAGTGCAAAGCTGCTTGCGAAAAAGTGGAATGAAAACTTATGGGGAAAGTACTCTGATTTTGATAAGTTATCTGCTTAGGAAAAAATTGACTTTATTACCAGTAATAAAATTGAAATCCCTATTGAAGATGACGAGAAGCAAATTCTTCCCAGAGTAATTACTGCACATCTTGGAAGCACTGGAAAAATTGTTTATAACTATGATTACATAGTGACTAAAACAGTTAAAGTAGCTCCGAGAGAATCTACTTCTTATATTACACTTAGTTTCCCTTATGAATCAATAGGAGAGATTTACGATTTTGGCTATAATACAGAGTATCTGTTTTCTCCAGTAAATGAAGAAGGAGTTAATAATGGAGAATATCAGGGAATGTATATTTATAGAAGACTAATCAATGGTAAGACTGTTTATGCTGTTGGAAGAAACATTATTTCTCCACCAGCACACATGAAATTTGTTCCTACTATTGAGGCTGCTAAAAAAGCTATTGAAACTGCCAACAATTCATCCACTATTTTGGAGAACTCTTTGTTTACACTTAAGCAAACTCCTGATAAAAGGACAACTCGTGTTCAATAGAAAGACTTACGAGTTGGACAGATTCTTACAGTATCTGACATTCAAGTACCTTCTACACAAATTAAGAGTATGGTCCCTTCAATATCAGAAATGTTCAGGCAACCAATGACATATTTTCATTCTGTACTCAGGAATATTCCAGGAACTGAAACTATATATACTCCAGAACAGGCTGCTGCATTTTTAGCTAAATGTTCTGACTATATACAGAAAAATAAACTTCAAGGAAGTTCACCCTATGACCTTATCTCTGCAATTCCAGAAGATATAATACAAAGCTATATTAATGAGATTATAAATGCAGAAAAACTTAATTATATAGTTGAGAAGATAATTCCAAATAAAGAAACTGGGGTTCCTATTGTTACACTAAGACAAATAGGAGACAAAGAAAGCAAACTTGATGTCAATGGTCGGAAAATCGGGGATACAAATATCGGGGATTATGTAACTCAGATAATGGATGCTGCCTGCAAACATATTCAAAAACAGTATGGAGTTCCAATAAATCAAAGAACTTTTTCAGAGCTGCAAGAGGAATTTAAAGGCATCATTCCTGACTATAAATTAAAAAGAACAAGAGCCTTTATATATAACGGACAGATTTATATAAATACCAGCAACTCTAATTTGAAAGATTTATACCATGAAGTTGCACATATAGTACTTGGAATTATAAAGGTAAATAATCCTGAGGAATATGACAGAATTATTCAGACTTATATGAATGATGGTAATTTCAGGCTTAGTATGGATTACAAACGTAGAAGCTATCCTAATCTTGCACGTCGTGATATTGCAGAAGAAACTGTAGCCGATATGATAGCTAAATAGCTAGATGATAATCAAACTTTAACAAGTAAAGAATTTGATGCACAGCTATTTAATACTACTATGAATGATATATTAGGTCATATTGAGTATTATAAGTCCGCTGTAAATGATTCTGATATAGGTTTTGACGGGTTTATTAAAAAAATGGTTACTAATGATAATGTAACAACTCAGATGTAGAAGTAGCGTATTGCTACTAATGCTGTAGAAGAGATGATTAAAGACCATAAAATTATAGAGAACTGCAATGCCTAAATGTATTTATTTATATAATGGAAAGCAATATAAGTCATATACAGAATTGATTAATGAGATTATCAATAATGGAGCCACTGCAACTGATATTCTGTTTAGTCTTGATGATGCCGATATTCAAGGAGCTGTGTATGATAGAATCGTTGCCTTTAAAAAGAGTGCTAAACTGGACCATCAGAATATGCACATGATAGACGGAAGTCCTGACTTGGAAAGTGACAAAGAGCATTTTACTACCTAGACATTTATTGATTCAGAGTACTTTAAGGATGTTGAGGGGAATCCCTTTATGTTCAGACTTAATCCTGATGACTATATTGCCAGAGTTGTTGAGCAACAGATTAAAGCTGGAAAGTCAGAAGAAGAAATGAAAACTTGGGCGTCCACTATTAAGAGCAAATGGGAGGACATTGCTGAAAATGCAACTGTTTTTCATAAACTTATTATGGGGCATGATAATCAAAGTAGTTACGAGGAGTGGGTAAAAGCAACTAAAGGTACTGCTTTTGATGAGGCCACTCAGCAAGTTATTGATGCTGAAGGTGCCATCTGGAAAGAAGTAATGAAAAATCATGGAAGAAAAGCAGATAAAACAGGTGGTGGTAAGGTTATTAAAAATCTTAATTTTGAGTCTGAACTGAAAGGAATGACTGAAAAAATTCTCGGACACATTGATTATCTGGTAGTAAAGGAAAATGGAGAAATTGAACTCTATAATGTAAAGACTTCTACAGAGCCCTTCAACACATGGTCAGCAGCTAAAATGCAGAAGTATAAATATCAATTAGCCCTGCTTAAACAGATGCTTGCAAATCATGGTATTTCTACTAACTACATCGTAATGCACATTATCCCTGTTCAGATAAAATACGATGAGGATTTTAATGGTATAGAGAGTATTAACGTTGAGCAGGAGAAAAATGTTACCTATAATGGTACTCAATATACATTTGATAAATATGACAGGGCAGCTAAATAGTTTATAGAGTCTAATATTAATACTGAAGCAGTAAGAAGCTCTGATTTAGTAAAGGTGTCTGAGTAGCTTAAGCATATTTTCCCAGGAAAAAATGTAATGGCTGAGGGTATGATGATGACTGCCGAAGAATGGATTGATGCCAATTGGAAGCATTTTTACTACAACAAAACAGAAGATGGTAAAATGGAAATCACTATTCCTCAAACACAGGAAACCTTTACCTTGTCTGATGTTAGAAAAGGCTCCCATAATGCTGAATTAGTAAAGCTTATACAAGCCAGAATCGGAAAGATAATTGATGCTTCTTCAGGAAATCAAAGTGCTCACTTTATCAGAACCGCCTTACAAGAAGCTTACGGAAAGGATTTCTTTGCTCTTAATATCAAAGGTCCTGATGCAGCTTATCTTCAAGGACAATTTTCTAAATATTATGAAAAGGATTCTGATGGTAACTACAAATGGAAATTAATTGAGATTCCTGCCTTGGATGAAGCTAATATTATAATGTTTAAAAATAAGGAAGGACAAATAGATGTTTTTACTATTACTGGAATTAGCCCTGATATAAAGTATCAATTCAAAAGAAGAGATAATCTTCTTGGATTTTATTTACCTGATTCCAACAATTTAGGTTTTCAGATGAAAAGTACCTATGGAAATATAAATGCTATCAGGACAATGGCACTTATCAATCAAATAGTGGAATCTAAAGCATTGGGTGATATTACATTAGGAAACCTGCAAGTTATTGGCTTGGGTGGGGGCTCATCTAAAAAAGCCGTAAGTTATGAATTTGACCAGCTTCTTCCAGTATGGCAGCAGATTATCTCTGTTGTAAATAGCAATACTCCAGCTAATATCCAAAATAATTTCAGGAAAAATAACATTAAATGTGTATCTGCTGAGGAAGTAGTTTATCAAACCTGGAAAGACATTTTGAATAATCAAATGGTTTCTGATATGACAGAAATCAAGAACTTAGGTGAAATTTTTGAAGGAAAGAAAGATGCAGGAGGTCTCACCACTGATGGCCTTATGACAGTGGAGACTGTTGAACAGAAAATGCAGAAGCTTCGTCAATTGGTAGACAGGCTTACCTCAATTGCAGAAAGTAATAATATTGACATCAGCAATCCTCAAGCATTAGCTGACCTTGTACAAGGTAAAGGAAGTCCCCGAAATATTATTATTGCAAAGCTTTACATAGAAGCTACACAAGCCCTTTCAAAATATTATGGTGATGTTTCGATGACCAATGAACAGTTCAGTGTTATGCAGGAATACTTCATGAAAACAACTTCTATCAATAACAGTAATGTCAGACGTGTTGGCTACCTTCTTTAGAAATCCATTGATAATGTCAGGGCAAGGGTACTTGACAGATTCTTTGATGATGTAATGCCAGTATTCAAGCAATTTTATGCTGATGCTGGATTTACTTCTGTTGAAGGAAAAGTTATTGGAGACCAAGCTCGTCTATATAATAATTTATACTAGCTGGCTGACGATGGAAGTAATACTTTTCTTCTAAAAAATCCTTATGAACAGGAAGGCAATACAAACTACCTAAAGGATTATGAAAGAAGGTTTCTTAAAAACATACTTTACCAGTTCTATAGAGTCAAATGTGATATGCACCACAAACCTTGTGACATAACAGGTCCTAATGACAGCAAACTCAGAACTGAAATGCCCGCTGACTATCTTTTTGTGCCTTTACAAAGAGCATCCTCTGCAACTCATAGAATGAATGCCCTTAATGGAGGACTTAAAAAACAGGTTGTTGACTGGGTTAAAACTACTGCCAGATTTGCCCAGCATCCTAAGGAAGTCATTGATGAGGTAGCAGGGTTTATAAGTAAGGGGGATGTTGAAAACAGGGATAAAGCTATTGCTGGGATGAGAACCTATAACAAATATACTCGTTCTGAAACCAGTTTACCAGAAAGAGATTTGATGATTGATGAAAAAGGAGAATCCTATTTTGAAACCAATCTTGAAAATATCTTTGTTGATTTTTTGCAAGAGGATGTTAAATGTGATGAATTTAACAAACTTTTAATGAGGGTAAAAGCCATTGAAACTGGACTCATTTTGAAGGGGGTTGCTGAAGGAGACACTGCTGGGGTAAATCATACTATTAAGACTATTGATGATTTCATTAATCAAAATGTTTATGGAAAATCAATAATGACTCCAGAAACACAAGCTATCGATACTTATCTAAGACCTCTTAAAAAAATGGTTACTGCTTTGTACATCCCTGCTAATCCTGCAGGAGCTGTTCGTGATACTCTGCAGGGATTACAAGAAAACTTTTTAATGGCTGCAATTAAGTTTCAAACTGATATTAATGCTTCTGACGTAGCATTTGCCTATGGAATGGTGTTTAAGGATAGCATGAAAAATCTTGATTCTATGACAATGTTTAATCAGTTTAATGTTAAATACGGATTTTCCAACTTTGATGCAGCTCGTGTAGCAGAAAGATTAAAATCCAGCAGATATGGTATTCTTAATGGTGAAAACTGGTTATATTGGACATTACGAGCTCCTGACTATTTAAACAGAATGACTTTGTTTATTGCCAAGCTTCATCACGATGGAGCCTATGATGCTTATTCTTTGGACAGTAAAACAAAACGTATTAAATATGATTGGAGAAAGGACAAAAGATTCTCAGTTTATGCTTCAGGAGATACATCAAATCCTGAGTATAAAAAACAGCAGTCATTATATTTTTCAAAAATAAGGGCTTTCAATATTGAAAATGGCACTGATTTGGCTTATACTGATGACTTACCTGATGCATACACTCCTACAGAAATCAGAGCAATAAAAACTATTTCAGAGAGTATTTATGGTGCTTATGATGATAGTTCAAAAGCTAAATATGAGCAAACTGCTATTGGAAGAAACTTCTGCTTTTATTCTACCTGGATGAATGGTATTACTGATAACTACTTTAAGGGCAGACAAATAAGCCAAAGTGAGCTTGTGACTATGCAGGAAACAGACTATAATGGCTAGCCTTTGTTCTTTTTACCTAATGGAAATACAACTACAGAAGACACTGGTGTTCCTGTTATGAAAACTTGTCCTATAATGGTATAGGGCATTAAGCAAACACTTGCTGAGTCATTAAAAGAGTTTGTAAACGGAGTAGATGATGACGGTTTGTCAGGAGGATGGAAAAACTTCAAGAATACTGTCTGGGCAAACGAAAGAAACAGAGCTAATTACAGAAGGCTTCTTACTGATTTGCTGGTAATGATGTTCTTCTCTGCCTTGTTTAAAATGTTCTTAGACCCAGCGTATAAAGACCACAAGAAAAATGATGATGGTAAGGATATGCTTGCAAATATAGGAGTTGAACTTATATATAAAGGTGCAGGCAGTTCTTATGATACATTCAAAGGTCCTTTAAATATAGTAGAATATCTTGGAAATTCAACAAATCCTGCTACTTATAAAGTGCAAAGTAAAATTCTTAATGACAGCTATAATTTATTCTTTGGGGGCAAAACACTTAAGCAAACAATCTCTGGAAGTCAAGCTTTCTTCAGAAGTATGAAAGATTCTTGGGCAATGTATGAAAGAGATACTAAATCTGCTAGTTAAGAATAAAATAAAAAAATAATCCAAGATAGCATAAAAACTATCTCGGATTTTTTGTTTAAATTCGATATTATTGTAAATAGATAAGTAATACTAACTAAAAAGAATATAAGTAATGAGTTTTTTGATATTTAAAAATGGAGGAATCCTTATAGCTTAGGAGGGTACTAATGCTGCTTGGAAAGCACTGTATGCAAGTCTTTCTAAAAGAAAAGGAAAACTTTCTGAGCAAGCAGTAAGAGATACTGTAAATTATGCTATTACAAGAGGTAGAGAACTTGGAGTTCCTTTTGAATTTACAAGAAGTGTTCTGTCTAATGCAATGCAGGAAAGTGGAATGATTCATAATGCAAGAAGAGGCAGTCATTATGGGCTGATTCAAGCAACTTGGATTCCAAGAAATTACAATGCCAAACAACAAATAGACATGATTTATGATATGGCTTAGAATCCTGCTAAATATAAAGATAACAGAGTTCTTGGATATGAGGCAAATTTGCTTAATAAATCCTACAGGAATCCTTCTACAAGAAATTTCTTCAACTGGACTGAACGTGCTGGTGTAAGAGCATGGAATGCAGCACCCAGAAATGTATATGACAGTGCTTTCGATTCCTATTATAAGTCAGTGTATACTAACCCTGAGCCCGCAGTTGATTATGTTAGCTAGCATACAGTTGAGTAGCCTGATGCTTTAAGAGTGGCTAAACCTGTTATTCTTCCTTCTCAGAAACTGGGAGGGCTTCTTAGATTTATTTCATTCAAAAAAGGTGGAAAACTAAGAAAGAATGACAAGGGTGAAACTGTTCCTGAAATATGCCCTAAATGTGGTGGTAAAATAGGTGTTTTTCTACAAGGAGAACCTATATTCAAGTGTACAAAATGTGGAGCATATTTTGGAGTGGTTCCATTCTCAAAAAGCAAATAAGCAAATCAAAAAAAAGAGGCAACCAGAGAAAGCTTTCTGCTCTCTCCAGTTACCTCTTATTTTTTTTTATTTTACTCTCTTTTGTAATGTTTGTCTTACTACATTACCATCAGCAGTAGAATATTTCTCCTTTACTTTCTTCATAAGCTGACCCATTATTTTCATAGATGGCTCATCAAATTCAGAATCAAGCAAGAAATCTGTATAATCCGCTACTTCTTGTGCAGAAGCTATTTTTGGAGCATATTCATTAAGAATATTAAGCTCTTTTGTTTCTGATTTCACAAGGTCTTCCCTTCCTGCTGCTTTATACTGATTAATTGAGTCTTCATGCTCTTTAACTAGCTTCAGAAGAATTTTATTTTCCTCATCACTTGTTAGCTCATGTGACTTTCTTTTTGGCTCGGTAGCCTTATTCATAAAAGCTGCTTTAATCTGTTGCAATACTGTAAGTCTTACACTGTCAGAATTACGGCGTGCTTCTATAATTTTGTTGTTTATTGTATTACTTAGCATTTTTTCTTCCAAAACTTACTTGTTATGTCCCTCATAACTATACACTTTGAGGTACTATAATTTTGTTCGATTAGATATAATCTTTGATTAGTAATTCTTTTGTTCAAAGGTCCCAATGCTGGTATATATGGTCCTATTTTGAGATAGTCAAAATTTATTTTCCTAATATCATGGCTAAGCTCAGGTCTTCCACTATACCACCCTATTTTAAGGTCAGGAAATTCTTCTCGTACAAACTCTGCTAAATGGTTTATTCTTTCTGGGTCAGCATCCCCACCCATAAAACAAACACATGTAATTCCATCATTGTCCTTTATTAACTTTTCAAGCTCACTTTCTGTAAGCACAGTGCCAATATCATCAGCTAAATAGCTTGAATGACACCCTTCACAATGACATGGACAATTTGATATATTTATTGCCAGAGTTGTCTCATCAGGTATTTCCGCAAAAGTTACTGCTACATCAACATATTTTAAGGACATTATTGATTCATTTCCATATTAGTATTGCCTTTGTCAATTTCCTTAGCTTCTTTGTTTAGGAAAGCAATTGCTTTTAGTTTCCAAGCCTCAGGAATGACATCACCAATTTTTCTTACAACAATACCTTCTCTTGGAACTTTATTTCTACAGAGAGGTTCCATCTTTTCAAGCCCTAATTTTTCATCTTTTCGTAAAGCATCAATTATCTCCTCATTCCAATGCCCTGACACAGGAACATCAGGATAAAGATTTCTAAGTGAGTCTTCCGCAAGAATATCTATAGGATGAATACTTAGATTTTCGTTTTCTGGAACAAGTTTCATTAAGTTAAGAGTAAACTTCTTAACTTCTGAGATTTCCCATTCTTTTTTTCCATTCTGTTCATCAGTGGTGATTCTATAAATCATAAGGAAGGAGTGCTTAGGTCTATTACCATAATCATAAGCACCTTGAATAGGACTTCCATCAGGTAGGAATCCACAGATTTCACCGTAAATTGTCATACCCGCAGGAATATAGTCTTTAAGCCAGTTATTATATATTTCCCAAATATCCTAACTATAGAATCCTTTTGTCAAATGTTTGTTTATATACCTATTCTTGATAACTCTCCTTGATGCACAGAGATTACCGTTTGCTATTTTATAAATTGGTTTCTTTCTGAACAGGTTTATAAATCTGATGATAGGATTCTTACTATACACTTTAACAGGAACATTTGCAAATATGGCTGAAGTTCCATGAAGTTTGACAGTAATGTTTACTTTATCATCAGGTTTGATTTTATAAATCTCTTTCTGAAGCATTCCAGTATCATAGTGAAACAGGAATTCTCCAGCTACAAGACGGTCATACTTCTTGTCAGCTTTGTTTTCTTTTATCTGATTACTTGACCGAGGGGTTTTTGTATAGGGAATATAAGCCTTGACAAGAAGCTTGTCTTTTACAGTATCAAAGTCAACATTAATAATCTACTGCATTTCTTCCTCCGTAAATTCTGGACAGAACTTTTGCATTTCAGGAAGTCCAAACAGAAAACCAGAACTTCTTATTCCTCTGAGCTTGATTGCCCTTACTCTTCCAGTATCTTCAAAGAATCCTGTCTGATTTGGGTTAGTATTAAGCTCCCCATGCCTGAACATATTATTCACAGACAAAAACTCTTTGCTTAATTGACACTCGTTTGAAGCATAGAACATCAAGTCTCCTTCATGCACTTGGTCTTTTCTTACAACAATAATATCATTAAATACCTTGGTGTAAGCTAAAAAATCAGAATTTTCAATCGGAAACACCTGACCAATTTTTACTACATCAATGCAATATTCAGATGTTCCCTGTTTTGACAAACTAATTAACATAAATCACTTAATCATTTTTTCTATTTTGTTTTATCTACCTAATAATTTTTCCTAAAATTTTCATTTCTTCAAATGAGAAATTATTATTTCTTGTGCAATTACATTCATAACAACAAGGTACAACATTATCTTTAGTATGTCCTTTTTCATTATCTATTCTGTCTGCCCCTATTCTATGGGTATCTCCACAATAAATGCACGGTTTACGTAAAATATTAGAAATCATCCAATCAATATCAAAATCACATATTGACAGTCCTTTCTTTTTATCCTTTAATTTATACTAAGCAATCATTTTACTTGCTTTATCTCTTTCTTTCTAACTATTAGGAATTGCCTATTTAACCTTTTTATTATTATGATTGGCGCTTTTGCCAAATATAATCTACTCTACAGTATAATTTTTACCCTTGTGATATCGTTGTCGTAAAGCATTATATGGCTAATCATATTTAATAGCAGCATCCTTTAAAGTTAATTTCTCGCCTTTATAATCAAGATAAACTAAGTTTTTTCTATCCTATGTTGAGGCTTGTTCATGAGTCATCCAAGTAAAATTATCTTTAGAAAAAGGTTTAGACGTATCTATTCTATGAAACTCTAATCCTGGCTTCCATGTTGTAACTACATCGTTAAAAAAGTTTATAAATTTTTTCCATTCAGATGTTGTACAGCCTATAGATTTACCTTTAACAGTATGTTGTAAAGCTCTCCAAGAATTAAAAATTTGAGGATAATTTCTACGGGCTTGATAAGAGGGATTAGCTTGTCTAGTTGCTACTATAGCTGCAATTCTTTTAGCTTTTTCTTCAGGTGTTTCCTATCGTACCTCTATAAATCTTCCTTTAGAGTCTCTATTATCACACATAAAATTCTCTCTCAATCCTTAATAATACTTTTTCCTTTTTTCTAATTATTGGCATAATATAATTGTCTACTACATTATAATAGGTATTGGTAGAATTGACTATTTTACCTTTAATTTTATTTTGTCCTAACCCAATACATCCGAGGCTATCAGCAGCTGTGTTCAAAGGATGTATACGAATTCCATCAAATCCAGGCACATTTAATAACTGAGGAACTTTTCCATTATAATGCTTTCCCCATATCCGCGATGCAAATTTAGGAGATATTGTCATATCAACCTTATAGGTTCCTACAGGAACAGCAGTTTTTCCATAAACTTTTTTAGCCTTTATTTCGGCTTCTGACATCTACTAATGTAGTCCTCTGTCAGTGTCTTCAAGAGTATCACAAATATATTTATTGTCTAAATAAAGTTTGCCTATACAGTAATCAGGCCTATTCCACTTTCTTACTATTCTTAACATTAGCTGTGTTTAATTGACGGTTAGCATAGTTATCTATAGAAGCTGGAATGACTCTCTTATATTCAGGATTTCCAAATAACGGAGAAGTCATAATCATATCTGCAGTTGTTCTATTGGTAGCAAAAGGTATATTATACAGAGAAGCAAGTCTTGATAATGCACTCACATCATTTTGATGCCCCTGCATTAGCAGATTATCACAGAAAAAAATAAGTACATCAATCTTGCCAGTTGCTATCATTGAGCCTATCTGTTGGTCCCCACCAAGTGGACCAGATAAAAGCCTTGTAACCTTTTGCTCATAGTATGTTTTCTTCTCAGAGGTTCCAAGAGGAAACATATTACTATCATCATTTTCTATAAACATTTCCTGAATGAGCTTTCCAGTTGTACCAGTTGCAAATAACTGATGCTTCATCAGTGCCTCTGCATTATATTTAACCCATTCAAGAAGTTCTTTTTTACGCCCGTCATGGGCAACTAAAGCTATATTCATAATTCATTAACATTATTATTAATACTGCTAACCAACTTATATAAGTAAGTTGGCCACAGTGTTCCCCAGATTAATACTGTCTTCCAGTTTTCATGGCAAGCTGCTAAAGTTATCATCATAGCCAAGGCAAAAAGCATATACAAGAAAAACAGACTAAGAAGTATTACCATAGGCTGTAGTTAGTTATGTTTTCTTCTTTTCCACATAAACTGCAATAGATGGAAACACCTACCCCGATTGAGGTAGGTGTAAACTTATAGGTAATATGACCCCCTATTGTAGTCGGATGCCTTTTAGCACAGAGTTTATGTTTGCTTATAAACTCTTGTGCCTTGGCTTCTTCTTTTTCATGCAACACAAACTCTGTCATCTTTCCAATTAAGTATAGATGAGTATGAATTGCAGCATCTTGCACTGCTTACAGCAGAGCCACACCACTTAGTCAGTGGGCAGCCCTTGCAAGCAGGATACTTATCCAAATATGTCATAGTACATTAACATAAATCATTTTGACCTATCCAATAGTCTGCTTCGCAGTCCTCAAAGTATTCCCTAAGCCATTTATCCCATAATGGAACTACCTCTGTAACAGGTTTTGACATCAGAGATTGAGACTGTGCAAACAAAAGAAGGTCTTTCAAATCTTGTCTATTCATTTGATTTCTGTTTTGGAATGTAAACAAGCAATGCAGTTTCAACGACAGCTGTAGAAAAATTTGCAACTAATGGTTTATATTTTATATAAACCAAAGTATCAACATACTTCTCTATGAAATCATTTACTTGCTCAGTTATATCTGAGCCTCTGAATGTCTTGATTTTTTCCATTGTAAAAGTAATTAATTGTTTGGATGTATTCGTTCTTTTCCAAAATACCTTTTCCAGAATTCATCCTGACGCTCCTTACCCCATGTGGATATAGGTCTTAGAAATCCGATTACTCGTGTCCAATAATCAATATCTGTAGACCCACATATAGGGCATTTGTCAACAGGGCCATTTACTACATGGCCACATGATTTGCATTCCGAAATAGGTATATTGAAAGTAAAGTAATTACATTTATATTTTCTGGCGGCAGCCATTATTTGCTTATATTGCTTAGATGACAAGTGTGTGTCAAGATTAATGTGACATCCTTGCCCTCCGTCACTTGCAGCACTAATTCTGCCACCATGCATTTTCAGTTTAGTCAGAACATTATTTTCCTTCCAAGGATTAAAGAAATAACAGTTATACAGATTTTGGTCAGCAGGGACTGTATATCCATCTGCTTTATCCCAATTGTAGAGTTTTACTCCTAAATTTTCTCCAGGAACAGCTTCAAGATTAAATATAAACGGACGTTTCTTATCATATATACTATGTGCTTTATTCTCTTTGGAGATTCTTCCCATTATGGAAGCTTGAAAATCAACATATTCGTCACTGTTGTCAGCAAGTCCCAAGAATTTAGCAGCTTCATAATATCCAAGTACTCCAATGGTTGAGTAAAGTTTCTTAATGTAAAGATAGTTTGCTTTACTATATGAAATCATTCCCTGCTCCTCAAGCTCATACAACATTGTCTTATATGCAATATGATACTTGTATACTCTTTCAAGGATTTCTGCAATGTAGTTTTGCAATCCCTGGTAGTGATATTTCTTTTCATTCTCAATTCCTTCCTTGGTAGTTATACTTCTGAAATAATCCTGTGTTATTCTGTTTATATTAAGGGTAATGACATTACAGGAACCAGTCATTACACCTGTCATACCAGTAGTAGAGCTGAATGTATTTTCAGTAATTTTGTTGGAAACCCTGCAGCAGGAACTTAAAGAATCTGCATTGTTACTGTGATACAGGAAGTGGCTGCTTCCTTTAGCCCACTCATCGGCACAGAATTGCTCATATTCCTTGTCTTTATATCCGTTTTCATCATATAGAAGTGCAAAAGTAACTACAGGAAATGTGCAGGGTTTTATTGTCCTGATTTCTATAAGCAAATCAACAAAAATTCTTTGCAAAGTATCAACTGCTTTCCATTCAGCTTGGGTGCCATCAGGATAGTAGAACTCCCCAAACATAGATTGAAAATAATATTTATCGAAAATGTTTATATTTGTAAACGGACTCTGAAATCCTCTATTGCCTTGCGGTTGGTTGACTCCATATATGAATTGTTTCATTCCCTTCTTGATTTCACGCCTGATAGTTCTCTTATTAGCATCAACTACATTAGAGTTACAGATGACTTCATCAAGCTTGTCATACCACTTTGGACCAAACTCTTTAATAACATAATAATTCAATGCTATCATGTAGTCGCCAACGGCGACAGCCCCCTTAGTTTGTGCAGAAAGAGCAAAAATAAGATTAGTAACTTGACCACTAAATGATTGAATATCATTAGGTGAAGTAGGAGTTACTGCATCAATATTTCCCACACCTTCTTGTATTAATGGATACAAAGTATATGCACCACAGTATGCCTTCGGAATCGGTGAGCAAGATTCATCATGGGGATATAATATATGATTATTTAAATCTTCAATGTATTGTTTTCCTAAACCAGATTCAGGATAAAGTTTACTCAAAGTATCCTTCATAAGCTGTCTTTGAATAAGTCTGTTTTTGTCCTTGAATACTTCAGGTTCAATAGAAGAAACATTCTTTACAGAGTTATTGGCATTAGCATCAGTATTTGAATTTGTAGCCGCATTTCCTGATGAAGCACTATACTTCAAGATATAATTGATTTTATCTCTTATAAGTTTGGTATTTTTATGCTCTTCTCTATAAGCAATATAAGCAGCAGCAGTTTTGTAACATCCATGCTTCATTAAAGCTTTTTGAACTTCTGTTTGAATGTCTTCAACTGGCATGTTATCTCTGATGTGTATACTATCAAGAAGAGATTGCAACCATTCTGTCGGTACTGGATTTTTACCTACTGCATTAAAGGCTTTTACTAACACATTTTCAATTTTCTAATAAGAAAAGGGGACATGTGTTCCATCCCTTTTCACTACATTGATTTGATTGCTCATAAAATAATTTACTTGTATTTGATAAGCATCTGTTTTTGTTTTAAAATATCTAAAAAATAAGCTTGGTTTATCTGTAAAATACCACAAGGAGTAGTTTCAATCATACCGATTTTCTACAGATAAACCAAGCTTTTTTATGTTAAAATTTAATAGAATTTTCCATTTACATCATACTATTCATCATTAAAGTCATCATAAATTGATGGTTTATGATGCCTTTTTTCCTTGATTTTACGATGCTTAGGTTGCCTTAGCTCATCAGAATCATCCTTCCACTTGTCTTTTTTCTGTTTCATAATTACAATCCAATTGTCTTAGTCTTTCTTTGCAGATATGAATAATCTTTTGATAATCCAGTTTTCTGTTGGCTCTTATTTCCTCATGGGTATTACCCTTTTTCCTGAGGATTCTTTTTACTATATCAGCATCAAATGGATTAAGTTTATAGTCAATCCATATTGACCAGGGTTGTATAGTATGTTTGGAATAATCGCTTGTACCAGCATTTGCCTCTCTCGTGTCTGAAGAGTCAATAATTCCAAGCTCTCTAAGCCTGTTATAAAGACTTAATGAAATCTAACAAGTTTGTTCATCAGGCATATTTTTTAATGATTTCGTCAATTTTTGAGTATGGTACTGCTCCGGTAAGCCTTTCTTTCTCAGCACCACTTTCATCTTCAAAAATAAGCACAGGCACATTCCTGATTTTCTTATCATCGAATAAATCTGGTTCCTCATCAGCATCGTGATGAATAACTTTAATAGTGTCGGGTACTTCAAGTAGTACCTTATCCAATTGTCTACAGGGCCCACACCATGTTGCCCCAAATTTTTCAATTGTTTTTATCATTATTCTTCTCAGTTATAGCTTCTTTCATGGAATCCAATATTTGCAGGACTTCCTTATTTCTGATAGAATCATGTTTTTGTAATATCTCACTTTCCCAGGTTGATACATATACAGTCAGGGAAATTTGTTCTGATAAAAGAGATTCCTCATATTCAGAATGTTTATCTGGGTGCATTGTACAAAGCTGCTTAAAGCAGGCTTCTTCTGCAATATAGTTGCTTGCAGCTATCATGGTTTCAGCAGAATATTTTTTCTGCATGATTGTCATGATTACCCTGTCAGGAGCAACATCCTCTTCTGTGAACTCAGTATTCTCAACTTCATCAGTGATGAATTTTGGTGGAATAACTTCGAGGGGTTTCTTGTAATCTATGTGAGCATACAGTGTAAATAACTCTATTGTGAGCTTTTCATGCAATTCTTCCATTACCCTGAATGCTTTCTTAGAACATTTTACCTTAAATGTATAAAACTTTTCAAAGTTATCAGGATAAAGCATTGCATTTATCTTGTATTTCTCAAGATTATGAGTAATAAGATTCTGGCAAGCTGTAATATACACAAAATCAGGTTTTTTGATTATTCTTATACCTGGTTCAACATCCCACATGAAATTTTCAAACATTTGATTTTCATCGAATTCTTTTAATGGAATTCTCAGATAATCTACAGCTAATGAGAGTGTCTTATTGTTAGAAATATCTGTGACATTCTTGTTTGCAGAAATTTTAGGTAAGGCACTTTCAAAACCAGAAGGATTCAAAAGTATTACTTTATTATCAATGAATTTCATTACTCCACTCCTTCAAACATTTCCTTTACATCTTCATCAGAGAATCCTGACTTATCAGGCTTATTTTCTGGATAGCTGACCTTCACATCGTATGTAAAATCCAGCTTTAAATTTGTACTGTCACAAAGATAACTAACAGTATCCCTAAGCTCACCTTTCATTATTGATTCAATAATAGGCTTACATAACTCAAACTCTTCCTTTGTAACATCAGAGAAAGGTGTTGTTGACCTGGTTCCTTTGTAGATGCTGTCAAGCATAAAATTAGCAGCACTATTGAAAGGCTTATGGTTATTCCAGTTATGCTCAGTTCTATGCAAAATATATCTTGCAATACTGATATAGTGAGTATAATCCATATTGGCCAAAGTTCTCATTCCCATTTTTACAGACTCATCATCCTTACTTTCCAGTAATGAGATTATTCCATCAACAGCTTCTGCGTCAAATTTTTCATCAGGCCGGTCTATTAGAGAAATCAGCTTATTTTCAAAGATAAATTTAGGTATAATACCATCAATTATATCATAAGCATAAGTGTTGCCTTCAGGAAAAGCAACCAAGTCACCTTTATAGATAAGTTTGGATGCCTTTGCTCTTTGATAATTTTCGTCTTCAGCAGCCCTGTTGCCTGCAAAGGAACTTCCAAGAAATGCAATACTGTGGAGCTGCTGTATTGTCATTCCTTCTGATAGGTGGTCACTTAGCTTCGAGTCAACATTTCCGAGATATAAAACCTTTGCATTTTCATCACAGAAAATAAGATAGTCACTTAATTTCTGATAGCCCTCTATCTTGGGAATAACTACAATATCAGCTTTTTCTATTTTAGTAGTCCGATTCCAGATTCCCTCAATTTTTATTCTTGGAATTTTACATTTTTTGTCAAAATAAAGAGTATCTCCCTGTTTTGGGATATACTCTTTACCCTTTACAGCATCAAGCTTCATAAATTTTTCTTCTTTATCCTTATAAGAGGTTAAAGCCTCTATGATAGCTTTGGAAATTTCTGTTCTGAGGATAAACGGACAGGACTTTCTTCCTGCCCAGACTATCCCATAATCCTAAATGAATTTTGTACGATATGAACTACGATTCCAGTTGTCCTTGTTAAAGAAATAACCAGTGAAGGGTATTATCTAATATCCTTCATATCCATAAAGACTAAGTTTGTTGTGTTGCATCAGATTGCTATTTGTCTAATGTTCTTATTTAAAAACCATCTGTTTGTAAGACTTGTATGATTGCTACATATAGTCTTGACTATATTGTACATAATATCCTGACTGAAAAGCTGAATATCAGAAGTAACAAACTTATCAATCCTGTCTGCAACTTTCTTTGAGTCAGCTTTGTCTGTGCCAAGATACTTATTGCAATAATTCATGAAACGAGTTCCAAGAATATTTGCAATATTTGCCTTATAATTATAGGAGCTTGTATTACCATTAGCATAAACACAGTTAAGAATTTCCTGCTTTACTACTTCCCATTCACCATTAAGAAGCCTCTCTGGTGAAATAAGTTTATCAAGATTGTTATTGATAAACTGAGTGAAGAGAGTTCCAACTACTTGGTCTTTGTCAAGAAAGCATCCTGAAGCAATTTCAAGGATTATTTCAAGAGTCTTCTCATCATTCCATTTTGGAAGTCCAGCAATTGCCCTACAGAAAGTAGTGTAATTTCTTGCATTTGCAACAACTACATTATTCTTAGGTTCAAATAATTCTGTGTTATAATAGAGAGCAAAGTTAATTGCCCTACCATCAATACCAAAATTCTCTGCCCATTTAGCCCACTGTTGAATATCGAACTTACCATTAAAGGTCACAAGTCGCATTATGTTATCATTGAGGTTTTTATCTCAATTTCTGTATATTTCTATACAGTTCAGCATATATCATCACCTATAAAATAGGGTTCTGCACTCGTGTTACTTCATAGTCTGAACTAGACCGTGTGTATTATGCGTTGAACCTTTCTACCATCCCTGATAGACTTGGCTGCTGATTGTCCAATCCTCTAACTTTTCAAAGTTTTTTAATTAAAATTAATGTACTGTAGAGGCTCTAAGGATGTTCCAGCAATTCACAGAATTTTATAAGTCCCAAAAATAATATCCTCTAAAAGGAGTATGTAATTTAACATGTTTTCTGATATTACCTAACTATTTTTTATCATTAAAGAGAACTACTGCAGCTTCTGCCGTTGTATCATATATAAAAATTTCTCCAGTAAATCTATCCTGAACTTTACATTTAAATCTCCTAGTAGGGGATTGAAATGTTCCTGGTTCACGCTTAACTAGAGAGTATTTATATGAAGTACCATTTTTTATTCTAATTCTGATTATATGAGAATGTTTTAAATCATTAAATTTAGATATACCTATAAGCTCACTCTATTTATTATAAATATAGATTGTCGGATTGGTATCTAAATAATCATCTATAGCTGTTTAACTGGATGCCGTTTTAACATATCTTTTGTTACCGAGAATGTTTTTGAGGTAGAAAGATAATACTCTTTATATGGTATACCAGAGTCTATTTTTTTCTTAAGTTGAGATAAGACAGTTTTTCTATCTATATCAGAAAATACTTTTTCAGCTATTTGTGAAGTAGATGTATATTCTCCAGCAAATTTTCCATCTAAATTAAATAAATAAATAAGCTAAGGAAGTTTAAATGGATATGGATATTTATAAGACCACAAAAATCCTTTGCACCACTGCTATCGTTTTGGTTTAGAACAACAACATACAATATTACTTACATTAACTTTAAAATGTCTAGCGGCCTCACTTATGGATACCCATTTCTATACTAGGTGCCCATACTAGTCATACTAGTAAACTGTCCTACTTGTGGTAAGACAATTTTGTTCTGTAGTAGGGTCCTTCTTTAGATTCAGGTCGGCATGGTATAAATTAATGTAGTAAAGTTCTCTTTTCCTTAAATCCATAATGGATATTCCTGGACAAAATTCCAGAATTTTATATGTCAGCATGTTAAGTCCATACTTATTAACTGCTCTCTGTAAGTACTGGTTATCATGTTTCTTGTGTAGTAGATAATTTCTATGACTACGTAATCTTGCCCCTAAATTAATGGAACTACCTACATAAATATGGTTAGCTATAAATAAGCCATATATACCTTGTTTATAATTTAATATTTTGTCTATTATCATAATATAATTATTAGAATTTATATAATTTATCTATGATAATAATACCGATTTATTTTAAAAATAACAAGTACTAACAGCAATTATTTGGTCCCTTTTCTAGATTTTATTACATTTTAAATTTTAAGACTTCTGAGCATTATCAAGGGTCTGAACTGAGTATTCTCCCGAATCAGGATTTGAAGTGAGGACTATATTAGTGTACTTTGGTAGCTTCCATGAAATATATGAACCAGTATTAATAAGCTCCATCACAGCTTGTAATAGCATAGAACTAGCACGCGAGTAATCATCCAAAACCAGCATAGTTCCATTAGGATTTTCTTCAGTTGGAACCCAAGAAGGAACTGCATAAGACATTCGTGATTTATTTGTAGTTTCAAAGTCACAATTCATGTCCTTTAATAAATCAGCAGAAATCCATTTCTCTTCTCCGTTAAGTTTAATAAGATATTCCTTGTATGGAAATCCAACAAGGTCAGCGGTCTCTTCTATCTGACTCAAACAGACTTTTACGAATGTCATTTTCTTTTCTCTTGCTACTGCCTCAACTACGGAAGTTTTACCTATACCAGCTTCACCTTCAATATTAACAGCAATTGGGGTATCCCCAGCATCAATAAGTCTGTGATTGTTATCAATCATGTAACTTAAGATTTTAGAGAATTCTCCTAATGTTAATTCTTTCATTTTTTGTTGTAAAAATTATAATTAAACATCTTAATTTTCTTTAGCAGGAATATAGATTACTTTCCCTGGATAATCCTTCCTTTCTCCAGAAGAAGTTATAACCCATGTCATGTTGTTATTTGGAACATTTAAATTGTTTATTGGAGCATAACCATCAGTAAACATTACAAACATAGTATAATCTTTTCTATGTTGTCTATACCAATCAACAGGAGGTTCAAAATCAGTTCCTCCTCTGCCTGTAATTTTTATATTTTGAAATCCTTTGAATTCCCAAACGCTATGAACATCAGCATCAAACTCTAAGACAGTTACCTTTGCACCTGCTCTTTTGATATACATTATCTCGCTGAAAAACTCTGAGAGTTCTTCATCTGAAACACTGCCAGAAGTATCAATTGCTACTAGAATACTTATCTTTCGATTGAATTTAATTCCTGGTGAAAAATCAAATCTTTTTGACTCTCTTTTATGAGTTCTTCTGATAGTAGTGTCTATTTCAGTTCCAAGCATTCTTCTGAACTGTGCTTTCCAGTTGTATATTCGTGGTCTTTCTTTAAGCAGATTATCAATATATTCTTTAAGATAAGCAGGTATTTTTCCTCTTGACTTTTGAGTCTGTTCAGCAGCTTGTTTGATGATTCCTTCTACTTGAGCTTTAATTAACTCTTTTTGAGAATCAGAAGCTCTTTCAAATTCTTTCCAAGCAGAGTGGTCATCAATCAAGTTGGGTGAAAATTCACCGTCACTACTTCCACTTGAATCACTTCCATCACCACTGGCTTTTGGTTTGCTTGGCCAATGTTCATAATACCATTTTGCTCCTTGTTTTTCAGGCAGACCAAGTAGCTTAATATCAACATGACCATCGTTTTGAGGAAGTCCTTCAATATATTGATTGACTTCTGCATCACAAGCTAAATTGAACTTTTCATGGTCAGGAAAATCTGGACTCATAAGCATGTGCCCAAAGCAAATATGATGTAATTCGTGTAACAGAATTGCTGTTTGTTCTGCATCATTTAATGAGTTCCAGAAATCATCATTGATAAGAAGCTTTAAGCCAATTCCTTCCTTAGCAACTGCAAGTGTTTCTACTTTTGTTGTATGTTCCTTATTAAGCCCCAGCATCAGGATACCCCAAAAGGCATCCCTGATGATGAGTCTTTTACATGCTTTTTCAAATTGCATATTTTAGTATTCTAAAGTTGCCTTTATTGGTACTACTTTTCCCTGTCCATATTTAACTTCTGAACGTGTTTTAGCAGTACCAATCCTTCCATAAAACTGGGCATTTTGAATACGGTTAGTGTCTCTATGATTAGGAGTTGCCCAGCCTTGTGGAGTTTTAATAGCATACAATGTTACCTGTTCTATCATTTTTTATCAATAATATCCTTATACCTTTCGTAAGTATTCCTGATTATTTCCTCACCTATTGGATGTTCTCTTTTTGAATCCCTTTCAATACACTCTTCAAGAGAAATATCAAAGAAATCCTGATAGATGATTTTCACTCCTTCAGGAACAATAGACTTAATGTTCTTTATAGTGTATGAGCTCATGTTCGAGACATCATCGATTACTACACTATAACCTACAGACAGAGCTTTCTGTAAAGCCTGAAGCTCGGTATGCTTGACAATTTCCTCAAATTCTTTTGACCATTTCTGACTGAACATTGCCCTTATATCATCCCTATTTACTCTTATTGTGCCGGGATGCTCACTGCAATAGTTCTTTGCCCATGTTGACTTGCCTGAGCCTTGAATACCCCTGCACAGGATTACTGCAAGTTTGTTTACATTGTCTACTTCTGCAGTCTCTGTCACAGTAGCACTTGCTTCAGTTGCAAGTTTGTCAACAAGGTTATTGAACTCATCTGTATCATGTCCTTTGGTATACCTGAATGATATATATTTGCATTTCTGATGTGCTCTATGCAGAGCAGCATCAAACTCATGCCACATTTCAGTATTTTTCTCCCGTTTCCAGTTTTTGTTGATACAGCCAAGACAATACTGCGAATCAGAATAGATAATCACTGAGTTCATGTGCTCGGTGATTTGTTCAAGAGCAACTATCAATGCCCTCATTTCCATTCTGTTATTGGTAGTATTTGTAAATCCTTCAGAGTGCTTCCAGACTACATTACCATCAATGACTTCAATAACCCCTATTCCACCGGTATTTTTAGAAGGCCTGTATGACCCGTCAGTCCAAAAACAGCAATCAAATTTTTTACTCATTTCTTTCTTTCTTATTATTATTTAAATCTGGCATATAAAGTAATGTTCCCATTGAATTCTTATGAACCATTACATCAGGAAATTCCTGATGAAAGGCCATTAAATTGAAAGGATAACAAAGTATGAACAATCTTTCATTTGCTTTTATTTAATCCAATCCTTCGTACTCATCTATTACTTCCAGGATTTTAGTTTCCTCATATCCTGTTTCGTCTGCAATGTCTTCAACATTCAAGCCACTTTTATACAAATCTAAAATATAATTCTTATCCATTACCAAATAAAATTTCCTTCCAATTTTGACCTAATAGCACCTGTGACAAGCACTACTATCAGCAAGATTGGAAAATCAATAAGAAGAGTCCTTAAGAAATCCATCCTTCTTTTTTCATTTTGTTATAAATAAGAGTGCTTAATTCCTTCATCAGAGGATGGACTGGACCAGTACTCTCAAAATATCTAAGACTCATAAAATTCTTCCATCCTGAATCATCTAAGAAACCAGTCATATAAATTGTGGTTTTTAATCCTAATGGAAGAATCTGAGCTGCATCTTGAGGTCTTGCATGAAATTCACTAGTTACTTTCAGATAAGACATCTCAGTATTTTTCCAAGCATTTAAAATTTCTTGATTTATATCATCGTCAGTTTGAATATTTGAAGGAATAATGAATGTAAGATGATTACCAAATTTTTCTTTAGAGTAGTTACAGAAACGGGTACTTTCTTGCATAAAAGAAAAGGCTCTGTGTCTTACAAGCTCATTGGCAATCTGTCTGTTTGTAATGCACTTTACAGTAACTCTTCTCATGTGAAATTCAGAACATGCACAACTGTACCTTTTTAAATCTAGCCATCGACCAGATTCGGCAATAACTCTGAGATTAGTAGTTATATGAGCTCTTTTTTCTCCAGTATCTATTACCTTAGAGTAAGTTACTCTAGAAAACGGGTTCTTATCATACCAACTAACTTCCTCTGAGCCATAAGGTATAGTAAGATAAATTGTACCATGTTCTACTGGAGAGAAATGCTGAGCCTTAATCATCCTGTCAACAAAATCCTTTGCAGGCTTTTCTCCTATATGAGATTCTGATTGATAACAGGTTCTTCCAACAAGCTCTATTTTCTTGTAAACTTCCTCAAGATTTTGTTCTTGAGGAAGTAATTCAATTGATTGATGAAGTAATTTCATGTTATTTTTGTTAAAAATCTTAGCAGTATCTGAAATATCTGTTTGCCCACTTGTCTACAATTATAGTAGCTCTAATTAAATTAGGGTCATTTGTCTCAAGGGGCCTTCTTAAATCAAGGATATTATCATTTGCATTCATGATTACCTTTTTTAGGGAGCTGGCTTTTATCAATAACTACCCAAACAGTATCAACAACTCTTCCTTTTGTGACAGGTTCTGACTTAGAACTTATTCCACCAAGAGGTTTGGCAAAGTTCTTGTCAAGCACTTCAACATCATCAACAAAGTAATCACTTTCACCACGATTCTTGCAGATATTTTTCAATCCTCAAACCTGATGATAGATAATTTTTACTTTCCAGCCATATCTCTGAGCATCAACCAACAGATTAATCAGTGAGTCCTGGTCATTTCTATCATTATCAAAAGAGAATGCAAATGGCTCTCCTGACGTGTTCATTCCTGTGGCAGTAAGATTTAAATCGCCATCCCATGAATCCCAGATAACTCCTGCTTTAGAGAATTTTACCACTGTACCAACTCTTTCACCATCAGAAAAATGCTCTTTACAAGAAGTCATGAATGTAAGTGACAATAAGCACATCATTAAAATCAAAAACTTTTTCATAATCGTTATTTTTTTTTATTAGTTAAATTGTTTTCCAATCCTTTCTTTACCTAAAAACCAGTAGCCCTTTCATTCTGGGAGGACTACTTTTTTGCTTTCATAGACAGCTTTAATTGCTTCTGCAAATGTCATATCAGCATTTAATTATTTGTTATTTTCCTGTATTTGATTATCTTTACAGGGCAAGTTGTGGAAATTCCTTCCAAATCACCTGATTTCTTGCCTATATAGAGCAGTTTATTGGAACCTCTTTCACTGTAATAGTCTATTTTCCCTTTTGAATAATCACTGAATACTTGTGGCCCATCAGGGTAATAAACTGCATATTCTATAAGATATGTATTTCCCTTGTCCTTGATTTTATAGTCCACATATAATATAGCACCTATAAAAACTGCAGATAATAGAATTGTAAATACAATTATCAATACTAGTTTCTTCATGTTATTAATCAGTCAAATCTTAAAGTGTCAATTTTATTTTCAATAGTGTTGAGCTTCTGGTATATCTGCTGATATTGAATTCCGGTATCTTCACCAGACTTGATTTCTGCTATTTTTACAGAGGCAAAAGCAACTACCACTACCATAGCAAATATCCAGAATATATTGTTTCTATGTGACTTATTTGTTGTTTCCATATTGCATTCCTTTAAATAACCATGTTAATTTATAAAATTGCATATCATATTTATACTTCATCTTTTGGTTCTTCTTTCAGAAAATCTTTAACGTCGATATAATCAATCTTGAAGTTTTCTGCCGTTTTCTTGTCACTGTCAGAGAATTGCCCTTCCTTGCTAGAAGCATCTCCTATCATCAACATCTCCTTGAAATCAGGAACTTTCTTGACATAGGTTTTAAGCAACGTTTCAAGCATCCCTGTGTTAGGCTTCCTATATGGATTGTCCTTATCCATAGAGGCACAATACATTGCCTGAGTAGGAACACGGGTATATAATCCAGTGAACTTTGCTATTGCTGAAAGCTTGGCTCTGAAGTCTCCTTCAGTTGTATACTTAGGAATACCTCCTTGGTTGGTGACTATAAATATAAATTCAGGTTTCATTTCCTTAAGTTTGTCAAGAACATTTTTTCTGATTCTGAAGTCAGTGACATCCTCTGCAAAAGTCTTGCCTGAAACAGTATTTATAAGTGTACCATCAAGGTCTATAAAAATGTATTTTTTCATCAGTTAGATAACATTTGTTTAAAGTTCTCTCTCATAACATACTTGTCCCCTGATGCAAAATAGCCTAAACTATACAGAATATTATCAAGGTCATTTGGAGTAGGAATTGGTATATTTCCAAGAGTTCCACAGTAGAGTTTACCATTAAGATACATAATGTCTCCACCGCCTGATAAAGTCAAATCTAAATCAGGATTCTTATGTTCATACTTTATATAAACCACATCAGTATGAATGTGAACAGTTTCTTTCCATCCAAGACTAAGTAGTCTGTTACGGAATTTAATATCTGTATACTTAAATGCATTAAGTACATATCCTATCCCAATAACACTACCACAGATAATAGCTCCATTCTTTTTGGCCATGTCACAAACAGCCTTTACTGAACGTTTCATAGCTTCATCAAAATCACCTATCATTCCTACAACAGTAAGCACTTGTTTATTATGGGAAGAATCAATGATTTCTGCAGGAGTGAAGAGACCTTTCTGCTGTGGAGTAATTACATACAGATGAATCTTGCATATTTGCTTTTCAGCAATTTCTTTCTGCTGACATTCAGGAGTCCAGTCAGGTACAACAGGATTAAAGTAATCTATCTTCAGCATTTGAATAAGTTCATCTCTCCATGTTGAACCATTACAAGTACCTCCTAAAAATACTTTATTTGACATTGTTTCTTTTTTTATATTTACAGGTCTATATTCTCCATTTTTGCCCTTGCTTCAAGTACATTCATATAACCTTCCATATACTTTAGCTGTTCGTCATAAGTTGAACGTGGGCATGTAGGTGTAAATTGAAGAGTTCCTGCATCCCAGCTAAGCACCATCGAAAGAAGTTTGTAGTATCTGATGTACAACTGATAGTATTCAGCCTTGAATCTTTCCTTATAATCAGGGCTTGACATCATTTCTGCAGTTTTCTTCAAATCAGGAAGCTTTTCCATTGCTTCCTTTACTTTCTTTTGATTAATGTAGAACATAATTTATTTTGTTTGTAAAATATTATTAAGTGCAACCCTCATATCAGTAATGAGTTCAGCTGCTTTATCTTTTACCCACTCAATGGCAACTCTTTTCAACTCATCAAGGTCATTACTTTTGTTTATAAACATATTGGAAAATGAAGCAATCCAATAGTCTTTATGTTTTAAAATCTCGATGTACCCTAATTTCGTCTTGAAGTACCAATTATCCTTATCGTAGGCTTCCCACTTCAGGGATTCATTGTATCTCTTGCAACTTCCCATTGAAAAACAGGCAGTTATTTCCCGCCTTGGAATATTCTGATAGGATTTGCCATTAAATACTAGAGTAGCAAAACTTCCATCAATATCTCTGATGTATACTACAAGATTCGGTATTTGCAACTCAGCAGGCAGGTTTCTCGAAATACTGCCTTCATTTATAATAGTGTCTCCAGGAGATAAAAAATCATATTCAATGTCTGTCATTGCCTATACCTGTATTAATCGTGTGAATTGTTTCAATATATCCGCAACTGTCACATTTCCAAATTGAAAATAGTGTACTGCCACTTACTCCCTTTTCAGTATAAATACAATACATTGAACCTCCACACCTTGGACATTTTCTGACTGTAAATATTGAAATAAAGAAAATCAGCAGTAATGCCATTATTATGAATGCTATAATTCCTAGTAAATTCATCTAATTAATTCATTACTACTTCAGATTCATCTTCTACCCAACCTTTACAATCTTCAAGAATGCCAGCAAGATAATGAAATCTTCTATATTCTCTTTGTGTAGGTTCTGCAGATTTTATCTTAGGATTTATATAACTTCCATTAACAGGTTCTGCCATCATGTTTTTATGACGAAGATGCTTAAAGAAAGTTATTTTCTCCTTTAGCTTATTATACTCAGGAAGTAACTCTTCTTGTAGAATATTAATAAGCTCAATAGGTCCTTTATGTTGACTTTCATAATCACCATTCAAATCACCACATTCAAAACCATTTTCAAAAGTATCTGTATAATCTGTAGTAGTTATTGTTGTATCCCTGCTGACAGTATGTGAAGCAGTAACATCTACTTCTACTTCAGGAGGGTCTTCTTGGTTCCAAAGGGCATCTGGAGTATCAGCACCCATTGGATAATCATAGTTATTATACATATTTCTCTATCTTTAGCTTATTTCTTTTGCTATTAATTCTTTCTATTCTTTTATCCAGCTCTTCCCTTGTAGGAGTATTATAGAAAAATATAAATCCACCAGAGGTACAAATATTTCCTTTGCAGCATTTTCTTATATTTGACCTCGCTACACCAGTCTCTTTATATGCTTCAGCAACAGATGGAAACTCCTTTATAAATTTTCCCTGTAGAGAATATTGAAGTATCTTATGAAAGTAGAACTCTCTCGAATGTATTCCATGATAAATATGATATTCTATAGATTTTCTGTTAATTCTAATCTTAGAACAGAAAGGTTCTCCCTTGTATCTAAACTGTAAATGATTAGTATAGCCATTCTTATGTTTGCAACATCTACTTATGTTAGAGACAGGTATATTATACTTAATAGAAGCATCTGTAATTGCAGAAATAGATTCTATAAAGGTTCCATCTTCCTTATACACATCTACAGGGACTGCATTACTATATCTTATATTATACCGATTATCACACCACTCAAGATTTTCTACTCTGTTATCTGTTTTATCTTCATTGATATGATTAATCATAGGAAGATTATCTGGATTAGGAATAAAGGCTAATGCAACAAGTCTATGAATTTCTATAGTCTTAGCTCTACCATTATCGTAGAATCTTGCTTGCATATATCCATTCCTCCCATGCTTCTGATGTAGCTTTAGAAGCCCTCTTTTACAAGTATTATAAGTACCGCAACTATAGATTCTTCCTTTGTTGCTTACAAGATACTTTGTTTCAAATTCAGGGCAAGGCTTCCACTCTTCACCCTCTATTCTATTTATATCTGGAGGATAATATCCACTTTCTATCATTTCTGGCAGAAATTATTTATCTGTTACTTTTTCATCTGAAACTTTCTTGAATTGGCCGTAGGTATGGTTTCTTTCCTTTCCAGCAATTTCTATCTTACAGAAACTATGCCTTACCTCTGTAATTACACCAGTTTGACCAATATCATCAATGTGACTGTGAAGAATAATTACCTTATCCCCCACAGCATAGTTTTTATAGTTTTTTGCCATATATTATGTTTATTAAGAGATATAACATATAAATCTAAACTTACACTACTTTTATTAAATCAAGTTCAGCAATACTATGAAAGTCATCATATACCATATTTCTAGCTTCAGACTCACTATAGGCATCCTCCCATACAGTCTCTCCATCCTCAGGGTCACTTTCAGTGTACATTCTAAAGTAGTATCTGTGCATTACAGGATAATTGTTTTTTACCTGCTTTTTCTGAACTCTTTTAATAGTTCTTTCTGAAGGTGCAAAGGTAGGCAAAAGCTCAGTGAATACCCTAAGCTTCTTATCCTTAGTAAGGAATATCCTACTGAGATAAGCCTTTAGTTTCTTTCCTGTAATATCATAGTCAAAGCTATGATGGTAGGGTAGGACTATCTCATTATCATGGTCAGAATTATTGCTTATTATTCTAACTATAGCTTTTCTACAATCAGTAGACAGGCTGTTCCAATACTTTAGTGTAATCATAGTTATTCCATTAATTTGTTCCAAAGATAATAGCAGATTGCAAGCAATATGTAACCTACTATTATTCTGATAATGAATATTAATACTGATATACTTACTGATTTAGTATTTCTTTAATTTTATTACTTACTGTTTCTGCTTCTTTTGGTGTTCTAAAACAGTTACCAAATTTATAACGTAAATTATCTGTATTCGTGTTAGCCCACATACTTTGTATTGTCTTTCCTCTATCCTCAATAAAGTAATAGCACTCATTACTTTTTGGCTTCCATCTTGGTAGCTTAACTTCTTTATAAAACTCCTTAACTAATGAATATTCCGAGTAATCATATTCAAATACACATACTATTGTGCCTCTTGGGTTTATATAGTATAGAGCCTCTTCAAGATTTCCTGTATGGCATTCTGGGTTATTACCTCCTAAACCTTCAAGGATTTTAATAACTTCATCACCTCTTTCTGAGTCTCCTTTAAGATATACTTTTTGCTCATCTTTCATAATTTAGCATATTAAAGATTTTACTTCTAACTTTCTCAGCTTCATTATCAGTGATAAAGCAGTTACCAAATTTATAGAGTAAATTATCATCTTCTGAGTCCTCCCATTCTTTTACTACTACTTTTCCAAATGTATTAATACAGAAATATGCACTGCCTACCTTTGGCTTCAATTTTGACAATGTGATTTCCTTATAGAACTCCTTAATAAAGGAATATAGTGTACTTTCTTCTTTAGATACACTACTTATCTCTCCATCAGGACCTATAAAATAATACACATTCTCATTCTTTCCATCATAGAAAGAATAAGAAATGTGACCTCCTAAATCTGTCAGAGTTTTAATTACCTCCTTATATCTCTTTGCATTACCTCTAATGTAGACTTTTTGCTCATCTTTCATAACTTATTGATATTTATTTGATTTTTATCTTCATGAAATGATACCCCTTACTGATTAGATGTGTATCTTCAGCTCCAAAATCTTTATAGAAAGAAATTAGTTTTGGCAAGCACCATAAATATACTTGATGAATATCTAATTTCTTACAAGTATCAAGAAGTCTACACATCAATTTAGTGCCCCAACCCTTGTGTCTAAAGGCTTTAATTATATACAGGTCACGTATATATACACGTTTATCATTTGGATATTTTATATCAGTACCCATTTGTACATGACCCACGAATCCATCATCTTTATACTCCCTAAGAGTTATTTGGAAATGATTCATAACTTATTCAACTTTAATCATTATCATCAAAGAATAGCTTTATTGTTATATAGAAACAAATTATCCCTATTACAGCAAGAATACTCCACATTACACTATCTTTCATCATTCTCCTTCACCTATGTTAACCTATATTATACAATTTACATATAGCTATTGCAAAAGGACAATAAAGTGAAGTTAATAATCCAAACATTGCAAAATCACTACTTGCACTATCCTTACTTGTAAAAATAGATATTGCAAAAAATATATAGCCTAATAAGAATATAATATATAATATGTATTTCATAGTTTTATTATTTACACTTGGTAATCAATATTATGTTCTTTAGCAAAGTTATTAATCTGGTCTTTAACCATCTGCATAACTACATGAACATTTGGATGTGCTATGCCAGTCTTATCATATAGTCTAAGGTCTAAGATGTGCTGCCATTCTCTTATACTATAAGTATAGATAACCTTAGTAGCAGTATCTAATGGTAGAATACCTCTTGCATCCTCTGGTTTCATGCCATCATGAATAAGGATTTTATAAGCTAACTCAATGTTTGACATTGCTTCATAATATGAACAATCATTAAGTGGGCAGCACTCCTCTACAATATCTTCTTTTGAGCTTTTGAGCCACCAAGGTCTGCATATCAGTAAGCCATCCTTTGAAGAGCAATATCTGGTACTCCTTTCTGCAATTGCATTTGGACTACATCTATTAAGCTCTCTACTAGTAGAAATCTGCGTAGTAATACAGAAAGTCATTCTATAGAGTTCAAAAAGCTCTGGATTCTTTGAACATTCCTCTAAAACATGTTCATTGCTTTCAACTGTTACTGGCTCCTTCTCAACTTCTTGTTGCATAAACTCTTGAAGGTTTGTAGAAGCATATCCATATTTTAAATCATACTTCCAGTAATCTGAATTTCTAATATGCTCAAAAAAATATTGAGGAATATCCTCTAAGTGACTAATATACATACTTGCATGCCTAAGCATTGATAGATGTCCTCTTTTAATAAGACCATCTACCATCTTTTCATCAGCCTCTTGATTAGGTTCCTTATCCTCATGTCCATAGCAAATTCTACTGCATCTTGCTATATGAGACTCTAGAGAGATGCCTATCTCACTCAAGAGTTCTACCTTTGGTTCAATTATCTTCATAGTTTATTTACTTTAATGTTTTTTGTATAATATGATATTACTTAAATCCCCATTCTTTCATATAATCAAAATATATTGAATCTTTTGGGAAGTAATCTTCAAGTTCTTTGGGAGATAAGATTAAAAATCTCGAAGCTACAATTTCTTTGTTAAAAGGAGAAACTTGCTTTTCAAAAAATTCTTCTTTCTTTATATTATCTATTTCAAAATACTTTTGAAAACCATAACCTTGTACTGAAGGACCTAAGTACCCAAATTTCTTTATACAGTAATTAGTTACTATATCAAGATGATGAAACTCACTATAAACTGCTACAAACATTATTCTTTGGAAGTAGCCTGTTTCTGTTAATTCTGGTTGATAGTAAACCTTAAAGTATTTTATATTCTCTTCTATTTCTTTCTTTGAGAATTCATATTTTTCACATTCTCCTTTGCTTTTGAATATTTTTCCATCAAAAGCTTTAAAAACTGTTGTTGTTATTACTTCCATAATTTATAATTTCTTTACTTTTTCTTATTTTCTGCTGCTAGTAAGTAATAGTAGGTATCAAGTCTAGTTTCCTCTTCCTTGAGCATTTTGCTTAGTCTATTAAGTATATCTTCTTTACAACTACACAATAAGTCATGCTCAACTCTTCCAGCCTCTCCTGTAAAAGTAGTTTTACCATTAAGACAGAAATGCAAATGATACTCTCTATCTTGTATAACCTTTAACATAAACTTTATAGCATTGATTCTACGAGTAGTTTTATCAATTCCATCAGATGCAATAGTCTTTATATCATCTTCCATGATTTGTAAATTTAAAGTAGTGATAGATACTATAGCTACTATAGATGCAATAGTGATTATAGTAACTATAGTACCTACATTATTAGCTTATTTATTGTTTATCATATCTTCTGGTACAAACCACACATTTTTCTCTAGGTCATAACCCACATCAGGAAAATCATCCATTTTCTCATAGTTAATTCTCCTTTTGCAACATACTGATTTCATCATTAATATACCATATAGCCTTCTTAAGGTCTTCTATAGTCTTTTGTTTATCAGTATATCCTTCTTCTTTCTTATGTCCAGAACGAAGAATATACTTAATGCTATTGCCAAGATTAAAGTCCATGTGTCTTGTAATATCAATTACTTCAATACCACATAAATCTTTAAGCCATGTATAATGAGAAGGGTGATTTACTTTATCATTAGAAGCATCAGAAACTTTATAATAGGGCTTCCAGAACTTTAAAAAATCTTTTATAAGGCACCGAGAATAATTAGAATTATTTTGTAGTGCTACATAATTCTTACCAACATAGAATACTCTCCTAACTATTCCTGTAGGAGTATGCTGATATAGTTGCCCAATTTTTATATCCTTTAATACTTTATCATCTTCTTCATAAGGCTTCCAAAACTTTAAAAAATCTACTGTATAACATATAGAATATCTGGACTTGTCACATAATGTTACACAATCATCATCAGCATATACTACTTTTCTTATTTCTCCTGTACATATATGTTGAAAAAGTTTTCCTTTTATATTTTTAATATCAATCATAATGATGCTAATAATTCTGTTTTAGTTTTAAATAACTTGCTACTTGCAATTCCTTTAGCTTCTACTTTACAATGAATACGATTATAATACAGAACATTGTAACATATTTGTGTGCCATCTTGGTTTATTGTTATATTACATTCTGTCAATGTTCCCTCATGTACTTCATTGTTTACTATAAACCATACTTTATCACCTACTTTAAAGGGCAACTCAAGTACTTTATCATTCTTTTTATTAGGTAATTCACCTCCTGTAACAAAGAAATCAAGCATAAATAAAGTAGAAACTATCTTTACTTGGTCACCTAAAGATGCAGAAGTATCTCTAAGAAATACCTGTTGATGCATGTTATCTACATATTCTACTCTAAGTACTTGTCCTTCTGTAAAATAACTAAAAGGAGTTTCTACAGTAACATTACTACCTCTTTTAAGATTCCAATATTCTTCTCCTGTCATAATTAATATAATATTATATTTTGAATAACTACTGCTAAAATAATATAAACAAAATATTATTAAGCATCCACAACCTCTAGCTTCATTATCCGAAAGTTCATTATTACTCATGCTAAATTATCATTATCATTACTGCTATTCATATAGATTATTCCTATAATGAAACCTATTATTAAACCAAAACCAAACATTATTAAACCTTTTACTATATTAGTTTAATTACATAATTATATTTACATTAAAAATGCCTACAGCTACTTCATCATATAAAGGTTTATTACTAACCATCCAAGAACATTCACTAGCTTTTAGATGATTTATACTAAGAATATCATCAATCTTTTCTTCTACATTTATATCATCAGATACTTTTATAGTTACTCTACTAGGAGTAGAATAATCTAAAACATAAATATATTGCATATCATTTCCTTAATTATGATTATTCATAACACTTATCACACCATTTATCACTTAAACAAAATTGAAGTCTATTGCAAGAGTAACATATCTTATGGCACTCAGCAATAGACTTCAGTCTCTTACCATTTTTCACAAACTCAGTCATTAGCTAATATTTTTATCATGCACTTACTTACTTTTACTGACTATAGAGTTTAAAACTAATAAAGCATCTTTAAGGATTTTCTTTTGAGAAGTAGTACAGTTACTTAATTCACCATACTCTTGCTCAAAAAGATATGACATTAGATGATTAGCTAGTTTCAGAGTTTCTTTAGCCTTTGTTTTAGAACTAATCTTAATTCCACTCATCTGCTACTATATCATAAATTAATAATTAGAGTTTAATGTACCCAATGGTCTGGTAAAGTACCATCACTATTAAAGGATATATCAGCATCAAGCTTACATCTTGTACAGAATATTGCTCCTGCCTTTACCATACACTCATGCAGTTTTTCTGCTACTTTTTGAGCAATTTCTTTTGGGGCCTCACAATTAATTTCCAATATGTTACGAATATATCGAATCCATATATTCTCTTACTGTCTCCAGTAAGTTCGGACTATATCTTACAGAGTTCTCCAAATTACAGATTTCTGTCTAGGAGTTAATACTCTGCCAATGCTTTTCAACCTCTCTTGAAGTTTACTCCATTTCTGGATAGTCTCTGAGCTCCATAATTTATAGGAATAGCAATTAACAGGAAACTTTTGGAGTAACAAATGTATATCATAAGCTCCTTCATATTTATTAAATCCTAAATAGTATAAAGGATGACTATGACTTTTATCAATTCTAATATGAGCTGTTAATCCAATACTATTAAAATATGGGACAAGAACCTTTTCATGTTCATCAAAGCTAAACTTTTGAGTATTTAAATTATAATAGCAGTCTCTTTTATGAAGACTTCCATCATCATAAAACCAAAGTGCTAAACCCAATTCATCCAGATTAGCCAGTCTTTCAGATAATTCCATATTTTTAATATCAGAGAGATGCTCCCAAGCTCCTCCATAGTATAGCCATATAGGAGTCTGAGAGTATCCATTTCTAAGTTGCTTTTTTATTCGACCTTTTCCTATTAATTGTTTTTTAAACTCAAGATATTCTTTATACTTGCAATTAGATAAATAGTAAGTGCTACCACTATTTGAAGTGGTAATACAGCCGTCTCCCAACTGAGAAGTTAAGAATACTTGAGTCTGACCTTCTGTAAAATTATAAAGTTGCTTATTGTCTATTGTTATCATATTTAATATTTTTACAGTTATGTTTTACAACATTTTTGTATTTAAATCTTTAAGAGTTTCAAGCAGTTAACATTGTTTTACTACAACAAAATTGCTTATCGTAGGGACTTACACAAATAAGTACCTTAAATAATAAATTGTTTTCTCTAAGCCACTGAAAGAAATAAATCATGCTCATCCTCAGGCACATCGAACCTGCTGCCTGAATTGGATAATTAATAGACTGCTTTTCAGATGCAGATTTTCTCTTGAAAAAATGCCTTACATTCTGTACAGTCTGACATGATGGTGAAGTTGCCTTCATTTCCCTATAATAATCCCAAAATCCTGGTTCTGAAAAACTTGCTTTTAGTTTCTTGAGCTCCTCATAATCATAAATAAAAGCTTTATGACCAGTTAAGGGGCTCAGTAAAATATATCCTTTATTAAACCAATCTTTTCTTCTAAATTCCTGATATGCCTTAAGTCCTTTAAAACCTGACATATAGTTATTATATACTTTCTTTGCCTCATCAAGAGGAATTCCTTTATTTCTTGAAATTGTATTTGCGTCTCCGCCGTAATTAATTGCGAACTCAATCCCTTTGGCCTCTTGACGCAAATTATGAAACAATTTCTTTATATCCTTAATAGGAGTATCTCGTGGAATTTGTGGGTAACTCATATAGGCAGTTAAACTATGAATCAGTTTTGTTATCCTATCAGTTTTTTATCTGATAGTTCTACAGATACTTGAACTCTCTCTGTAGCTCGGCATAAATTTTCATCCTGACTAGCAGGAGCTGGGGACTCGTGGGGCATTATATTTATTCAGCCCTATGCTCTACAATCTCTATGACTCTATTACTCAAGCCATAGGTTATCTCGGTATAGAAAGCTTCATATTTTCTCTTTAAATATAGAGTAGCATCTTTATAAAAGAAGTCTCGTATAACTTTTTTAATCTTATCTTCAGCAGGAATTACTACTTTCCAGTAATCAGTGGTTTTTCCCTGTATATGATAAGTTCTATAATGAAAATTACTAAAGAAGTGCATTATCTACTACATAAATGGTTTAGAAGTAAATACAAATTCAATTGTACAGCTACCAACATGCCCGTCTCCGTCAAAGAACCCTCTAATAAAATGTCTCCATAAGGTCTCAGGTATAACATTTTCTGGAATAAAGAAATCTTTATCCAAAGTTTTATGAGGCCCTATATTATATTTTTCTTGTAGGACATCAAACATATAGGGAGATGTCCACTATAATGTATACTGAGGAGTTTTCCTTCTATTAAATGTGTACTTTTTAACTGTTAATGCAGCATTAGGGCATATATTATTATGTAATGCTTCTATAGCCTCTTTATCATCAATAGTATTATTAAAAGCTATACGTTTTGTAACTTTATTCTTTCTTTTTTCTAATCTACAGCAGCCATCGGCCACAAGAAATCCGAGCAAATAAGCTTTTTCTTCTGTGTTAATTACATCAAAATATGTGTCATTGATATACATCCCTCTTTTATCAAAATGTACATTATAGTATTTAAAACAATCACTCACTCTTTGAGCTTCTATTTCAAATACTTTTCCTATTTCTGCCTATTTGTAGCCTTTTCTCATCATTTCAACCGCTTGCTATAAATTAAATTTTTGTAAACATTCCGCAAATTTCATAATTAAAATTTTTCAATTTTTCTACCGATTTTTCCCAGTTTTTTACTATATATTACTATATAGGGAAACAATCTCTTATCTCCGCTTCCTTCGGTCAATTCCTTAATAATTGCTTTATCATTGGCAATGGAAGCCATTAAATAAGTTTCTTGCCCTGAGTAATCAATTGAAATCCAAGAGTTTCCAGGTTCAGCCACAAAGCATGACCTGGTTTCTTCATCTGATGGAAGATTTAATAAATTAATATATTCAACTTTTGCAGCTTTGTCCTTACCGCCTGAAGTAATCCTAGTTGTATCAGCACCTAACTAGGTGTAATTAGTATGTATTCTTCCACTGACAGGATTAATTTGCTTAAGAAAATTTTCTCCATAAGTAGAGGTCACTTTTACAGCTTCTCTGTAATCAAGGTAAAGTGGAATCAAGGAACATTTTGCTTTTTGTGGTTTAAGCACTTTAGCATCAATACTGTCTTTCTTTCCACCCTTTTCTTTATCATCTACTTCAACATTTACTCCAAACTTTTTAAACAGTGGAATAAGCTGTTTTGCACTGTTCCAATTAATTGATATTTTTGGAGTTAAATCATAGGGATTTTCATTTACATTACCAAAATCATCAAACAGCGTTCCTTGTCTGTCTATAGTAATGTATTTTCTAAATTCAGATAAATCTACCTTCGATTTTATTGGATATGCCCTACTTTTGATGTTTTCTATTTCAGAAGGAGTCATCTTGGACATGTCAATACTATCAAGGGGAACAGTGTTTCCTTGATAAATCACATACATTATTTCATCAGTAATTCCTTCATTGACTGCTTTCAAAAGCCATTCATCGCAAGCTTTCTTAGCTGCTTTTTCCCCGGCATTGTCTTTAGCCATCTTTTCTTTCCATTTCTTGACATCAACTTTAATGCCACAATACTCCATATAGGAAAGAGGCAACAAAAACCTATTTTCAACGTCAATCGCTGTTAATAATCCCTTTTCTCTAAGGGCCTCCCTTTGCTTAATAATAATTTTTTCAAGATATTTAACATCATTTGCAGCATAAATAATAGTTTCCTCACATAGCCCCTTCCAAATAATCTGACCTCGAACTGTTTTATCCATTTCGTATCCTATATACGTTTCAGCTGCATGTTTTAGACTTAGTGAATGAAGTCCTGACGGATAGCCAAGCCATAACAACTTTTCTGCCAGAAATCCATCATACAGATTCTTTGGAACTATTTTATATTTGTAAAGAAATTTGGTATCGAATTTCAAGTTCCACCCAAGAAAAAGATGCTCAGAAGATTCAAATAACTCCTTATAAATCAGAGGATTGATAGTTTTGCAATCTACTACAACTTGCCAATCATAGCATCCTAACTGTAAAGAAAGAAGAGCTTTTGTATGGCAATCAAGCCCTTCAGTTTCAGTATCAAATCCTATAACTTTCAAACTACTAAGCATCTTTAGACTTTCCTCGGGAGTTATAATTTTATAGTTAGAATTTTCAAACAATTCCTGATTTTTAGTAACAAGATATATCATAAATTATCCAAGATGAAGTCGGTTTTTCTTGAAATCTAAATGACATCTGTACTTAATCAGGAAATCAGTGCCTAAAATACCGTCAACTTTAATTCTAGAACATTCGTAAATATCTCTCACTAAACTGTCTAGATTAGTTACAAAAAACTCATGAGTGAACTTGAATACATCATTGACAAATGTCTGCTTTATTTTTCCTGTTGCATTTACAGAGCCACTTATCCCTCCTACCTGTTTATCCTATGCAGCAATAGATATAGCATTTGGAAGTTTCTTCGCAGAAGGAATACTTATGTGAGATATATTACTTCCAGTATCAATTACGAAATTGAAAGGTTTTTTATCTGCAAATAACGTTACTATTACTAGTTTTAAAGAGTCTATTTTATTATTGAATTTGATAAAAGCCATAATTATTTCTTACCTGATTTACCAAAACCACCACGGTTTACCTTATCTAATTTATCCACTGCTACAATTTCTATCTTTTTGCTGAACAGCCATTTTAGTTTTTGCCACATAGTAGCTTTCTGGCTCAGCTGAATTCTGAACTGGCAGACTCTGTCTCCAGCAGATATATGTCCTGCTTTCAGAAAAGTAGCAGGATAACCCCACTCATCATCATTTCCTGAGTAAGTATTGTCAATTACTCCAGAGGCATTAGTCTGGATACATCCATAATGCTTGAAAGTTCCACTTCGTGATACTACAATAGCCTCAAACCCTTTTGGCAGTTTCATGGCTACCCCAAGCTTGATTATCTATGTATCAAAGACAATACTTCCATCGAGGGCTGTTTTTGGAGCCTGGCCATTATAGTCGAATCTTGAACGAAGGTCAATCCAGTCACCCTTTTTAATAATTTCAGGAAGTGCTCCTGCCTCTAAAAGTTTTACTTTAATTTTCATCAGTATGTTATTTAAGCAGTGTAGTAATTCTGTATTGTAACAGCAGAATTCTTTCCATCTTTTATTTCATGCTCCCATTCATAAGGAAGGTTGGCTCCTGTAAGGGCATTATGAAAATCAAATGCAAGCTTCTTGCAGGCCTTACGAACTTGGCCATATTTATCCTTTATATTGGACGTTGTATTCCATAGAAATACTACTGGTTTCTTATGAACTCTGTCAACAACAATAAACTTGTAAGGAAGTATTGTATAATCTTTGTATTGTTCAGTTGTGGCTATTGCTTGTTTAAGCAATTCCGTATACATTTCTGCCTGCAGGTAATATCTGTATTTATAGAAACTGTCTTCAAATGTGTATACACTTTTTGAAGTTTTCAAGTCATAAGGCTGAATAGTTTTGTTAGTATTGTCCACTACTACAAAATCTAACATTCCTTTAACAGGAATTGATACATCCTCAGCCACTCCATCCGTAGCCTGTGTGTAATTGAACTTTCCAAGAAGCTGAAGTTGATAAACCTGTTCAATATTAGCATTTGTAGTAGTTGCAAATATAGCTCCTGTGATTGAGTCATTTTTCAAAGCATCAGCACATGCTTTTGCATCGTCCATATCCTCCTTGGATACAACAGTTTTATTACTATTTTTCTTCAGGAAATTGAAATACTCACTTCCCTGTTCCCTGATTTTGCTTACTCTTGTAGCATCCTTCCAGTTATTGTACCAGTTTGCATCTTTTGCTGCCTGCAGAATAACATCATCTTCTACAAGGGCAAACTGGGTTACTGTGTCATCAGTGCTGTCAGCAATAGCTTTTATGATTGCTGCTATAGAATCTGTAATAGTAATTTCACAAGCTACAAATTCCTTGTCAAAGGTTCCTTCTGGTTGAGTAATCAGGCAGTCAACCATTGAACCAAATGTCAAATAGGGGGTATCAAGACCATCATCCTTATGGTCAAGATAATCAAATCCCTCCCTGTCAAAATTCTGAAGCTGGCTATAGGAGATTTCACTCCTTGCATGATAGTCAGCTTCAGGAATCTTTAATCCTAAATCGGCAAATGCCATGTCAGAAAAACTTTAAAGTTCATCATACCATCTTATCCTTATACCATTTCTGTCAAAAAGATATTTATTGACATTAGCAAAGAGGGTATAGGGAAGCTTTTCATGCTTTCTTGCAAGTGAAGCAGGGTGTTCAGCTTTGAAAATTCCACAATTCGGATTAATGTCCTTTTCAAAGCTCTGTGCTTGTTTGCCAAACAGAATCCACGGCATTCCTGGATGAGTTTCAGAGAACTTCTTTACAAAGAATCTCATGAACGGTCTCCAGTAGAATGCATGTGAGCCAGGAGAATAAGGCTTTACAGTCAATGAACTGTTAAGCAGCATTACTCCCTGCTTGGCAAGATGCATCAGACTGTCGTCAAATACAATAGTTGCATGATTTATCTCAAAATTAATCATGGCTTCTTTCAGCACATTCAGTGAAGGTGATATTCTGTCTTCAGGAGTGCTTGCTTTATTGGCAAATGCAAGTCCTGTGGCAACGTCTTTTTGTGGATAAGGGTCTTGCCCAAGCCAGACCATTGTTATGTCATCAGGCTTGCATACCTTGAATACCTCAAAAACCTTGTCAGCTGAAGGAAGAAAATTACCCTCTCTTTGAATATGTACAAGAGCTCTGTTCAGTGACTGGAAATCTATGTAAGGACTCCAGTCACCAAAAAATTCTTTCTGTGTCATATTTCAGACAATGTTCAAATTGTATTTTATGTTCTTTATGCACTCAGTATCAATATCATCATCAGGTTCAGGTTCTTTAACATAAGTAATCAGCTCATTCAGGTCTGAACGAATAAGAATATTGACACGCTCATCATAGAACTTTTTTGTCAATAAAGGTAGCACTTTATTCACCACAAAGTTTCGATAACCCTTGTATTTATTATCAGTAAACAATGTCTGGTTGAAACAAATAGTCGGGCATGAAAGATGCAGGACATATATATCAGAGTCATCCCTTGTGCTCTTTGTTTTTACACGAGTTACCTTCACAAGTGGCATACTCAGAATCTGTCTGTCTTCTGAGAATACCATACTATCAAACGTATAGATATTAAAGTTGGGAAGGAATGCCCTCGTATTATCCAGTTTCCTTATTATTGACCATAATGATTTTCCGTCATTTATATTGTTAGTAACTACAGGCACTACTATCTCATGTTGAAGTTCTTCAGAATTATTGCTAGTAAGTGGAACTCTATTAAGAATTCTTGGCGGAATCCACATACATCCCCTATGTGGGTAAAAATGAAGAAATCCAAGTGTTCTGTTGTCATTACTGACTATATTGTGTGTCTCACTGTACTGATTTGAAAACAGTCTACATACATATTCATCTATGTTCATTCCTACCCTGTTCATACTTGTTCTCTTAGAAACATTTGTGAAGCCTCATATTCAGTCATAAAAGGTAATGCCCTGTCAATGAGAAGCCCATCACACTGATTAGTACACCAATTAACAAAAAGATTGGCCATCAAAGAGCCTATCAGATTTGCACAATACGAAGTTTGCTTATATGAGCAGACTGTTGATTCTGCCTCATCATCAGAGAAGAGCCAGTTTTTCTCATATTCTGCCATATAGTAATCATCGGCTCCTGTAAAGCAAAACACCTGAAGCTGCTCAGCTGAAAGCCTTCCATCAATAAGAAGGAATTTCTTCTTGTCAACAGTAGCAGGCTGGCTTAGAAGGTTTGCCTTCCATGCTTCATAGAGAGCCTTTCTTGCTTTCATGTTGTCAAATCCTCCGAGCACAACAGGTGGAACCTTTGTTGCCGACGTTACAAGACTATGAAAACATTCTACCTTCTTGAAACCACTGAATTTCTGAATTATTTTAGCCATTGCATCAGCTTTATACTGACTAATATCATCTGATGAATAAAATTGGCCTCCAAGGTTATGGTCTTCAACCACATCAGGGTCAATCATTATAAGTTTCTTCGGGTTAAGCCTTGAAAGCATGAATGCAGCCCATGAACCTATACCACCTACTCCACAAACACAGATGGATTGTTTCTGGGCAACCTTGAACCATTCAGCACTGCTGAATCTTGATGTTTCTGGATTTACAGACTCTGTATTTTCAAGAGCCTGAATGTTTGAATCTATTTCATCAATACTCATAATCTTCTATTATTTCAATAAGTGTTTTAATATAGTTATTTTGTGAAGGAATTTTCTCAAGCCTTTCATGTAGACTTGTAGCAAACACAGCTTCCTTGTCAGAGTCATCAATAAAATCGAGTATATCCTCGTCAGTATCATTGATAATATAGTCAACATAACATGATGCCCAATTCCAAAATGGTGACCCCTTCTCTGTTGAAGTGCCAAACATTTTCTTACAGGCCCCAACCATATTCTTTTGTGCAAATGAATCTGCATTCAGGTTTTTACTTGGTTCAGCCATAATCCAACCACTGACAAGTTTCAAAGCATATCTTTCAATAAGCTCTTTATATTCCTTGGAATCAGTAACATCCTTCAGCCCTTCGTCATCTAAAGAGTATTTAATATGGGTTGTACTTACAGGTTTCTCAGTACCATAATCCCCAATAGGATAGTCACCATATTTTGTTTTTGGTGTCCATTCTGAGTTAAGGTCATCTACCTCAACTACATTTGGGCCGAATTTAGTCTGTTTTGCTGGATTATTCTTGGCAGCTATAAGTAATGAAAGCCTGTCATTGAAATCCTTATGACTTTCTTCTAGAACAGGTTTGACTATTTCAAGGTCAAAATACTCAACATAATTGTCTTCAGTCTCAAAGGATTCATTGAAAGACCTATCCCCATCTCCGAAGAAAGGATATGAGCAAGTTTGCTTGCAGATACCTTCAGCATGGATTTTTCTTGTCAATGATGCAACATATTTGCCTTCATTATTTACAATCAGGCTGACAACATTGTTTCTGTCATTTCCTTCTTCTCTAAGGGTGCTTAAATCAGTTCCACTGAAAAATGCCATTTTGTTGTTATAAAGGCTCTTTATCCTTTACTTCTATATATTACTATATAGTTCGGACTATATCTTCACTTAGGTTATCTAAGTGCTGAGCATTCGTGGCAGAATTATATTCTATAGAAGAATCTTCAAAAGGATTCTTTATAGTTTCATCTGCTAGTCTCTGAACCTGCCTAAGGCATTTAACCAAAGGATTGGCTGCTGATTGTCCCTTCATAAGTTCTATGAAGTAGGAGTTTCCAGCAATTAACTCAGTTTTAAATGACCACATTGCATATTGATAGATGTTGTATTTTCTTTGTAAATATATTTTAGCATCATTATATAAAAAAGCTAAAAATTTTAGTACTTCTTTTTTATTCTAAATAGTATAATCATAGCATTGTTTACTCTTTTTATATAATTTTAATGTACATTTAGTAGGAAAATATTTATTGAAACTATTATTTAGAAAATCATAATTTCCAGCCACATGTATAACACTTTTAGGTCCAGATTTATACCTTTTATCAAAACTTATACACCCATCCCCATCAAAATAACCCCTAAGAAAATGTCTCATTAACTCATCTGGGATATATTTTATTATATTTCCATCTAAAGAATAAGTTTTTTTACCACTTATTCCCATTTGTACAAGAGGAGCTACTAATTTTTTACCGTTAAAAGATACTGAACACTAAAATAATGTCTTATTACTGGAATTTTTATACGGATTTTTTTTCTAAATATGTTTTACAATAGGATGTGATGAATTTAATGCAGTTTTTATTTTTTCTAGTATTTCTACATCATTTTCCTAAATGGCAATTACTATTCTATGAGCTTTAGCATCCACATGTCCATCAGCACATATAAATCCTAAAATATAAGCTTTTTCTTCAGTATCTATAACCTCAAAAAAAGAATTATTTATTTTATACTAGTGACGTGCAATATACTAATCTCGTGATAGTCTTTTCCATCCCTATTTCTTAAAGTAATTATAAATAGGCTATGAATACTTTAATCCTAAAATTTTAGAAATTTCCAGAGCAGATTTTCCCTATTCATGTAAGGTATTAATTTGCTCAGCATAATTTTTAATGTTTACCATACTATAATAAATTTTAATTAAAACTTTTATCTATGCTAATAATATCGAATTTTTAAAGAAAACACAACTAAATGTTATCAAAATTTATGCTACTTTAATTAGTTTAGCCATTTTGTCGTGAGAATGAATCAGGCCCATCTGGCAATCTGTTAGGTCTTCCTGGCACATATAGGAGATAATATCTGCATTGGTACTCCACTCGGTATAGGCAGCACTTCCTATGTCCATAACGAGGAAATCTCTGCAGAGTATTTTCAGTGTACCTTTTTCAAAGGAGCCTTTTACATTATAGAACAAAACACCTGACCACTCATTCTCAGGAAGCCTGGCACAGGCAATCCTGATTTTCTGTTCCATTTCCTTTGGAATGACAAGCTTGAATTTCTGGTCTTCATTTTTAAGCAGTCTTAATTTTGGCTCTTGTTTTGTTGTTTCCATAATAATAATTTGCTAAGTTGTTTATTTTTGAAATAATGGATGCTACGTATGGCACTTTAAGAAACGTCTTTGTGTTTTTAGTGCTCACATCGTCCACATCAAGAATCCTTAATTTTACAGGGGCACCCTTGAATGCAAACAATACAGTATTGTTTAAGTCTACTGCATGAGTAAGCTCACTGCACTCTGATACTATCTTTATATTTTGACCTGATATAACTGCATTACAGAAGTCGCTTCTATATGCAGAAATCATTGGAAGTGATGAATTTTCTCTATGCTCTTTACATATTTTGAAGAATTCAGTACTCACTATAGTTATCAGGTCAGCTACACTGTTACATACCGAATAAGCACCGTTTTCCCATTTGAACTCAAGTTTTCCAGAATTAATCACATTTTGAATCAATTCTTTTTCTACTGTACTATCCCAAGGGAAAGCTTCTGTTATGCCCAAATCCGAATAGACAGTAACTTCTCCTTCACAAAGTTCACCTATCCTGATATAGGGACCTCCAGCAAGACTTTCAACCTTTATACACTCTTCAAGTTCATAGCAGAACAATGCCCATAGGTCATCTGTTGGGTGTGTCCTCAAGGAATCCATTGTAAGGTTTATAGGACCATCACCAGTGCAAGGGTTTTTCCACGTTGGAGCTTGTCTGGTAGAAATTCTGCTCAGATGGCTGTGGGCATAATTATTTCGCCAATGATAATAACTATATGTAGTCCTTAGCCACCACATACCACTATACAGATTACCATTATATTTTAATGGAACTTTTACATAAATTTCTTGAATAAGAGCCTTATCACCCTTACCATTACTGACAATTACATCATTGAATCTGATAATTATTGCATATAAAGGCAATGATTGACAGGCAGCAACGGTTATTTTGGAAACAAACCAATCAAGGAATTCATCATGTTGAAAAGCTTCCTCAAGTTTAGTATTCCTAGATACCCTGTAATCAGAATTAGGAACTGCAGAGTTGAAATTAAGCAAATTAATGCTCATAAAGTTAGGCATCCAAGCTATTTCATTATCAATACAGGACCTGATATAGTCCTCTACATTATCTTGGAAATCCACTCTATCCTCTCCAAAATAATCAGTTATTACATTAACAGCCTTTTGCATTTTATCCATGTTGCAACTGCCAAAGCTTAATTCTTTGACTTTATCATGAATTCGTGCAATTGCATCTTTCAATACTATCATCTTGTAAATAGTGAAAAGTAAGTAAATAAATAAAAAATAAGGGAGCAGAAGATAATTTCTACCTTCCACTCCCTTTAATGTGATTAGTTAATTCCCTTGAACATTTCTTTGCATTCAGCATCTGTGAAACTTACATTGGTTACGGGAGTAGTTTCACCAGTCTGAACTTCATCCTTTGTTACGATGCCTTTCTTGATAAGCACTGACACAAGATTCTGCAAAAGATTATTCTCTGTAAGCTTTGCTGTATTAGCAGGTTTTGCAGCAGACTTTGTTGCATTCACAGGCTTTTGATTAGCAACTTTCTTTTCAGCAGTTTTCTTTGTAGGAACAGTCTTCTTTACAGGAGCTGCCTTTTTACCTGTTATGTTGCAGAATTCAATCAAATCTGCAGTCTTGCCATTGGTGTAGTTCTTTACATTGTACTTTGCTGCAAATGCCTCGCCAAGATTATTTTTCTTGATAAATGCATAAGCCTCAGAACGACTTGCAATAGCACCATTTCTGATTTTCTTTCTTGGTTCTGATAACATAAATACGAGATTGTTTGTTATCTGTCCTTTCCAGGGCAGGTTTGTAGGAAGAACTGCGTTATCATCACGCATGTCAGTATGTGAAAGACCTTCATGGAAAGTCATACCACTATAATCGATATGGGCCTTGTCAAGGTCTGCCTTTAATTCCTTCAGTGTTGTAGCTGCACTTTTAATAACAACACTTTGCTGACTTCTAGTGAGAATAACTTTAATGTTTCTTGCTTCCATTTTCTTAATTATTTAAAAAGTTTATTAATAAATTCAGTGAATTTCACAGGGTCTTGCCACTTATGATAAATATCACTGATGTCCTTTGTTCCTTCCACTTCAGGAAGGATAATGTTTGTGAATCCAGTCTCTGCTGCCAGTTTTTCTGCATCAGCAAGACCGGGTTTATCATTGTCCAGCAGGATATAAATATGCTTGTACCTGCTTCGTAAACTCTTTTGTGCTGTCTTTGAAATACTGTAACCCTCACCTTGAATATAAATGGCAGGAATACCAGTATTGGCAGACAGGCACAAAGCATCTTTCAGTGATGAGCAGATAACGATTTTATCTGCCATAGGTGGAACCTTTGTCCATAATCCTATAACTGACTTGTCATTTTTATTGAGCCATTTCCTTCCGTTTTTGTTTAACGGCTGATACACCTTTAAGGTGGTATTTCCTTCTTTATGTTCAACAAAGACATAGGCAAGTGGGTCTGTTCCGAATACATATCGTTTGTCACCTACAGTAATAATAGTATGACTTATTGGATAGACTTCTGCCCATTTCAGCCAGTTAACAGGAATGCCAAAGGATTTCCAATATTCAATATCTCTTTTTTGCCATTTTCGTGTCTTACATTCCAAATGTGATTGCCTTGGATTGGACTTATCTTTTATTTCAGAATAAACAGTAGCAACTTTTACTGTACTGATTGTTCCTTTTTGTGTAATCTCCTTGAAGATTTTTGCTTTAAGTTGCTCTTTTGTCATTCCGAAATACTCACACAGGAATTCAATTAAAGTTCCACTTTCATTAGTGGCAAAATCACGGTATCGTACCCTTCCGTCAGGAGTGGTATACAACCCGAAGGAAGGACGTTTGTCTTTCCTTATCGGGTTGCTTATAGTACATGGCAATCTAGAAATATTCAGATATAGAGCTGCCAATTCTGTTTCAGGGATTTTATCAAGAATCTCTTCATCAGAAAAGGAGTCTCTTCCCTTACTGAATGCCATGAGTGTTTTCATTACTTCTGAAAGAATGGATTGTCGTCAGGATTTCCGAAAGGATTGTTTGCAGGGTCTGGCTGCTGAGCATCAAGATTTGTAGCCTTTACAGTATACTCCTGAAGTGGCTCAATCCTGAACTCAGTATTGGGATAAGCACCTGCTTCCTTTGCCTGCTCAACATCCTTCTCAAGACGGTCATAAGAAGTAGCACCATTCTTGAGGAACATTCTATTATAGAAATCCTGATACTGATGACCCTCACTATTGGTACGGACACCAAACAGAACCTTTACCTTATTGTCCTTCTGGAACTGCCATGCTTCCTGTAACTCCTTGAAGTCACCATTGAACAGGTTCTCAATGTGGTCAAAACGGGCTAGACTCTTGCTCTTGTCAGGAGCATCAACCCATTTCTTATCCTTATAAACCTGAGGAGAAGGAATGTTAAGGAAAGCAATGAAGAACTGAGTCAGTGCCTCCTCACCTCTAAATACAGGACGATAATCCTTGTCAAGGTTTGCAGGACCATTGCTGTACATAGGGATTTCATGGTTTTTAAGCTGCTCTTGTGTAACCCATGCAGTACGACCATAAATATCCATAACCTGAACCTTGGTATTGTCACGATTGAAACGGTATTCCTTGTTGACAAACAGGCTCACACGGATAATATCCTCAATTCCGTCATTGTTTTCAGGAACAGTCTTGAAAATAAGTTCAACTCGTGCAGAAGGAATCTTCTTTCCATCACGGTCAACCTCACTTACATAGCTTGGCTCATTGTCAATGGTTGTATTGAGAATCCCCTCAAGCTGTGCTTTGGTTGGGCTGATACCAAGTAATTGAACTGAGCCTACACCAATGTAACGCTTGAAGTTAGCACCTTCAGAAGAAATTTCGCCTTTAGCAAAGGCCATAAAAGTCAAATTCTTTACAGACATTTTTGTCTAAATTAAAATCACTAAGTTTTGTGCATCTTGTCAAATGGTTTTTATCTGTTAAACATATCCTGCTATATCCATGTTTTTATAACATCTTTCAGAGTATGGCAGGCTTTATATTCTATCAGTTATAAGTGCTGATTAATCATTGTTGAATGGAAGGTCTTCAGGAGCTTCCTCAGCTTCTGCTGCCTGTCCTTTTTCGGCAGGCTCAGGAGGAAGCACTGTTTCAGGATATTTGAGTTCAATCACTGTCTTGAATATGGTCTTGCCATCCTTGTCAGTGCCAGCCTCAACTCTCTTGATGTTAACAAGCTCCTCAAGAGTATAACCAGTAAGCTCAACAACAGGCTTTTCCTGAAGGTCCTTAACCTTCTTGATTGACTCAATTTCTGTATCAATCTTCTCAGCAAAAGATGCTTTCTTTGCTTCCAGTCTCTCGATTTGCTTACTAAACGGGGCAACACTCTTTGCAATTCTCTTAATGGTTGCTCCTAACATTGCATTGCTCATTTCCATTTTTAACTACTTTAAAATGAAATTCTTTAGAAAATAATTTATCTATAATAATAGCCAGAAAGCTCTTCACTTCCTGCCCTATGAGTTTGACTTTTATCAGCCATAATACTCATTCATTGCCTTCACTACCAGACCTAAGTCATTTGGTATGAAGTCCTGTTCAAACATACCATCAGGAGATTTTGCAGGAATCTCCACAGTTCCCTGCTTGCACCTGTGAGTATAGAAACCAAATTCTGCCTGTCCTTTATCATTATATTTTACAGCAGAAAACAGTACCATTGGCACACATTCCACTGGATTATATTGCTGTAATAATAACTTTCCGATTGTTGACAGCTGATAACCTATAACAGTATTATCACTTGTAACTTCCTCAACATGCATCATAAAGAATACATTGAGGTCGTCTCTTAACATCTCACAAGTTTGGATGATATTTTGAAAATGTTGGGCTAATTCCGTATATTTCAGTTTTGTTATCATACGGCTTTTTATCCGTATTTCTATAGTTTCATTTTACTATAGCTCCGCGTACCTATTCACCCACTTATTTCAGTTGGGGTTCAAACCACTCTTGGAGACATTTTATTCTACTAAGTAGGTTCAGTCTCTACGCTGTACGATGGTACAGACTTTTTAGTTTCTGTACTTATCACGGGATTAACATCTCAGTCTTCCCCGTTATTGGTTTGTAATCATCTTATATATTCCTACATAAGACGGCAAATCTGTCATGTTTTCGTTTCAAATATATTGTAGTATCTCTATATGTAAATTTCATAATTGTTGTTTGTTAGTTAATATATAATCTATCAACAATAATAACGATTTTTCTACAAATAAAAGAACTCAGACATTGAAATTTAACACACTAATTTACCGTATCCAGTCTCTTTTGCCCTTTTAAAGTACTCCTTACGCATTATATAAATTGCCTTTTGTTTTATCCTGAAACTCTTTATTTTCAGCTCTATATATTGCTATATAGTTTAGACTATATCTTTAACTGTTTACTATAACAGCAGTGCCCCGCTTTCGTGGAGAATTTTATAGCCGTTAACAGGCATCATCTCTAGTCGTTTGGCATTTTCTTCTGTTACCAGAAGGTTTAGCACAGAATTGTCCATTAGGAGTTCTTCTGTTTAACGGAGTTTAACGACGACACAATTTTATACTTCATATCTTCAGTAATATAGTCATGTATAAGATTTACGAACAAGTTATTGCACTTATGTCTAAGATATAATGTTTTTATCCTTTTTTTTAATAGTGAATTCCAAATTAAATTTATTGTATAAAAACTCAATGAAATCCTATAAGTTAGCGTATTCAAAGCATTGAGTATTAAAAATAAAAGAATTGGAATTTTTATCATGACTTCCATCATCCATAAACCAATAAGCTAAGCTCTCAGTTGTAAATTTATCCTTAATAAAGTCAACAGGAATTATCTTCTTTCCTTTAGGATAAAAAGCCTGTCTATAAGGAATTAAACTTTTAATATTTCTACTGGCAATAAGTATGGTTGACTATACCTTACATTTTTTACCTCTAATACTAATAGTTTTTTCTTTATAATGTATTACATGGTTTGTCATTATAGAACGGAGCTTCTTATATATGGTTAATGTATACTTTTCCTATGCCTTACAGTGTACTGTTTGATACTTTGGACAGATACACTGCTTGTGAACATATCCTACCCAAGCATCTCCTAATAATGTACCTACTATAATAGATTTCATTTCAGAAGTTAAAGTATCGTCTTTAACATTTCTTGGAAGATGGAGTTTATTTAATCTTACATACCTTACACCATTAACAGATAATCCAAGCTGTCGTGCAATTTCATTATCATTTAATCCCTATTTATAAAGGGTTAATATTTCATTATGATTAATTTTGTGTCTCATACAATAATGTTTTATTGAAAATATAGGATTTTTATCGTCAACAACTACATTTTTAACATAAGCAGCACCTTTATCAATCGTTTTCAGCATTTGAATCAATGCATTATAGTCCTCTATCTGAAACAGGTTTTTGTTATCTTTGTTATAAAGTTTGCCACTACCTTTGAAGGGCAATCTTTTACCTAATACATTGATAACAATTGTTTCTTTTGGGTCAAGAGTTTTAATACTGGTTGATTTGCCAGTACCACTAACTCCCATTACGATTGAGCAGTTTGCCATACTATTATAAAAAAAAATCAATTAAAATTCAATATCTAAATATGCTGACAAATCAGCTGAGCAATATTTTCTCAGCTTTTCAATCAGACGTGCTCTCCTCTGCCTTATACTTTCAACAGAGTGCCCTCTTCTACGGGCCATTTCCTTGACAGGAACCTGCACAGTGTCTATGCCATAATACTCTTGCAAAAATCTTTTTTGATGAGGTTTAAGAGTGTCAAGACATTGTGCTATCTTTTCCCTTGCTATATTTCTCTCAGCAACATTATCAGGAGCATCAAATTCTTTGGTTGCAGCTGCTGCCTCAAATTCATTATCTTTCAAAATAACAGAAGTCTTGAGTTTTCCACTATCAAAAAGCTTGTAGTAATTCTGTACAACTTCTTCAGTAAGTCCAGATTCTTCCATAAGCTTTTCTATCGAAGGAATTATCCCATGTCTTGATATATATTTTGTACTGATAGTAAAAAGCTTTTTCATGCCTTCACGCTGGTTTTCAGGAATTCTGACTGTAGTCTGATTCCACCAGATATATTTCAGTATTCTCATTTTTATATACCATGACGCAAAATGTGGAAATGGCACTCCCTTGTTAAGATTAAACTTGTCAATAGCTTCTGCAAGCCCAATCATGCCTTCCTGGATAAAGTCATTAATATCCATGTTCCTGCTTTGAAATTCCTTTGCAATCCTGATAACAAGTCTGTAATTGGATTCCATGACCTTATTTCTGGCTTTCAGGTCTCCCTCATGTGCTTTTGCAATGAGTTCTCTAACCTCATTCATGGGAAGAACAGGATATTTATGGACATCAAGCATGAATTGCTTGAGCAACGGGTCTGCCCTATCAAGAAAGTTATTTGGTCTCCACAGTCCTTTTGGTTGCTTCATCACTCTTCTTTTCTGGTGTTTCTGCAGCAGGAGCTTCTTTTTCTCCTGCTTTTTTCTGAGCTTTCTGCTGTGCAAGAGCCTCTTTTACCTTTCCAGCACCTAAACCAAGTCTCACTTGCAGGGTTCCGAGAAGAGCATTCATCTGGTTAGCTTGAATAAGGATTAAATCCTTGGTAAGATGGTCAAGCTTGCCAAATTGCTCCTTGTCGTTCACAAGCTTGGCAATAGGCTGGAATTCTGTTGCAATTGTTTGTTGCAGGGCAACAGTCCTGTTGAACTCTTCAATAGTCATCAGCTATAAAGTTTTCAATTAAATTTATTTATCTGAACTGAAAGTAGTAAGATACTTTCCTATATTATCCTGTGTACATTCTTCTACCTCAGAGTAAAAGCCCTTAATGGCCTTTCCATTTTGATAGATTCCACAAAAAGGAGTTGCACGGGCAGCAAAATGGGATTTTATTGCAAAAGCTTTCTTTCTCTCCCTTGCATTATCCTCATTATAGCACTCAAGTGCTATGCCGTCTAAGCCTTCAAGATAAACCTGAAAAGTTTTAGCAAGCTCCTTAGACTAATCATTATAGCAAATACAGATTCTTACCATGCTATATAATCAAGAAATCCAGCTCCAATCATTAGAGATATTATCCCTGTAAGAAGAGCTATTTTATCTGACCACTCAACAAATGGTAATTTGGATTGGCTATAGATTTTATATGCCGTAGCTGTATCACATTTCATAATATGATTATATGTGGCAGTATATATTCCACATACCCACATCAGTATCAGCATACATAAAATATAAACTAATGCAATCACTTTTTATTGATTAAACTATAGAAAAAATCTATTGGCATCATTACTATTGGTGGATGCTTTCCCTCCTGCTTGCAGGCAATGACAAAAGGCTTGTCTTTCCTTGGACAAGATTGTTCAATCTTATGATAGTTAGGAAGTGACCTTGTATTCTTTGCCTGAATATAACATGGAAGTTCATTTTTTGTATCTACAATATCTATCTTTGCATCATCCATTCGCTTGGATTCACTTCTTGAAGAAACACATCCATCATATCCTGCTTCTTTTAAAGCATTTATGATTTCGAGTTCCCAGTGGTTCCCTTTTCTTCTGGATTTTCTGCCTAGATAGGACCTTCTTGTTGAAGGGTTCTGCCATTGATACTTAATATTCTTTATGACAGATTCTTTAGTAGCTCTGATTATCAAAGACCTCTCTGTCAGGTTAAGTTCCTTAGCTGCCTATTGAACAGTAGGAAAAACCTGTGCTTCAGAGGTCTTAAGATTTGTAACAATCAGACTTGTATCTTTATTCTTTTTCATACAGGAATGTGCAGTGTGGTGTTAAGTAATTGTGTAATATAATCTGGTTGCTGATATTTTGAATAGTCAGAGATTTTGTCAGGAGTGGGAAGTTCCATGAAATAGTTGATTTCTCCAAAGAAATTGACACCTACTTCTACATTAGACTCACCAAACCTATTTTTCAAAACCATAATAACCCTGAACCTTTCTCCAAGTTCTTCAATATCATATCCTCTATATGTCTTTAAGCCCTCTTTAAAAGGGTCAAATACTGCCAGCATTTGATTGCAGTCATTTACACAAATTGTTATATCCAAGGCTCTTTATCCTTGACTTCTGTACCTTTATGTATATGTACAGTTCAGACTATATCTTTGACAAATTTCAAACTTTCACAAGTTTTACTCAATGCAGTGCCCCGTTTTCGTGTCTGTTTTTATAGCCTCGTCTTTCTCGTTAGGCATCACAGTTAGTCGTTTAGCTTTTTCCTCTGTTTCCAAAGGGTTTAGCACAGGAACTTCCTCACCTGGATTTACCCTGTTTAGCGGAGTTTTACGAATACCATTGTGCATTTTATATAAACAATCATTATGAATATACGGAGTTATAATTTTTTCAAATCTTTCTTTACATGCAGCATGAAGATATAAAATATGGCTTTTACATATAGTAAAGTCTAAATCAAATTTGCTCTTTAGAACTCTCGTAATAATTTTCAAATCATTATCGGTAAAGCAATTTGTAGCTATGCTGTACGAATAGGAAGTCTTACACCCGTCATCCATAAACCATACTGCCAGCCCAAGAGCTTCTATTTTTGAAAATAAAGACTCATCAATGTATTTCTTTTTGTCTTTGTAAAAGCTATTATAATAAACACCAAAAGCTGGAGTTACTTTTGTTTTAACAGATACTTGGTAATAAGTATTTTTGGTTCTCTTATCATATATTTCTAAAAATACAGGACCTCTTGGACAGAATCTCTTTAATTGTTCATACTTCCATAGACAATAATTTTGCTATTTTAGACTATGGTTAAATGAACAAAAAGCACTATTTAATGTTTTACTCTTACCAAGGTAAGCATCTCCAAGAACTGTACCTAAGAAAACCTAAAACTCAGTATCGTTTAGTGGTTTGTCGTTATAAAATTTAGGTCTTGCTTTCATACCGTGACTTGCCCCGTATTCCTGTGCAGTTGAATCTGATATTCCAAGCTGTTTGGCAATTTGACTATAGTTATAACCTTTATCATATAGCCTTTTGAATTTAGTCACGTCAAAGCTTCTCCCATATTCAAACAATTTTGGTAACTTTAATTTTATTCTCCAAGCCCTAGTTGTTACATAGCTTACTTTTAATATTCTGGCTATTTTTGAGTCATTTAGTCCTAAATTATAAAGTTCCTAATATTTAGCTATATACTTAGTTCTATTAACTCTTATACTTCCATAAATTCCTTCTTGTTTTTTCATTTTAGTGTGATTTTAATTAATAGAATTATCTACTACAATAATAACTATTTTTATTAAAAACCAAACTAAAAATAACGGATATTTTTATATCTAGTGACTTTATTTATATAAAATGTGACTGTTTTTTTAGTATTCCCTGAATCTTTGGCATCATTCAAAGTGAACGCAGACTTCCCTGCTTTATACCTCTCAATATTACCATTATCCCTGTTGGTTTGCTGAATCACAACAGGAGATATTCCACACATTTCCCTGAGGGTTACTAAATAACTTGAAGTTAAATCTATTTCTTGCTTTAAAGTATGGCCATTTTGTGGTCGTACCAAAGCTATATGGTCAATAACAACTAAATACAACAAATCAGGATTATTTGGTGTATATAGTTTACGAGTTTCCGTTACAGTAAAGGTACCCATTTTCTCAAGACGGTCACAAAGAATTGCATAAAGAGAACTAGCATTGACATTCTTGTCATAAAACTCAATTTTATTCTCTACTGCTTCAACAAATTCCTTGCATTGCTGAACCATCTTATATCCTTCTTCATCCAGAACATATCCTTTCTTTCTTGACAGAATTTCCTTATAAGAAAGTTTCTTTCCGAATTTCTCAAAAATGTAGATAGACATAAGCTTAATAAACATTGACATTGCTGACATTTCAAGAGATACATAAAGTACCTTGAAATTATCATCATGCAAATGCTCCATCAAAGGACGATAAACCATCGAATAAAGAGCTAAGGATGTTTTACCAGAACCAGAGTTACTTACAATCAAAGTATAATTACTCTTGGTAACACCATCAATAACTCCTTCAAGTTTAGGTAATCCCATTGAAGTTCCCTGATTCTTATGCTCCATGCCTCTTCTTACTTCCGTCATAATCTGCTCAAACATGCTTGGTTGCTGAGTATTACTTTCATTTTGCATTTTGAATTCACCAAAAGACATAATTAGAGCATTTTCATGTTGGAAATAAGCTGACCTTTATCATTGAGAGCCTCAAGATTTATCCAGTCATTATCTACAATAAATGAGTCAAGGGTACTGAATTGATAGCCAGATACCTTACCTGCATCAACAAGTTGCAGGATTTTCTTATGTTTCTCTTCATTCCAGTTGATGTATTTTCCATAATGCCAGAAAGCATCCTCAAGAGAGTTGAATTTCTTTGAAACCCTTCTTAGTTTGAACTCAGAACCGTTGACTATTGTACTGAGTGGATAATGGTCAAAAAGTTCCTTACCCATATCAAAAGAGCTTCTGAAAAATTGCTTCTCAAAATTCTTATTGAATATTACATCATACGGAACGAATTTTCCTCCCTTTTCTGGGATTTTATATTCTTTAGTGATAACACCTTTATTCTACAAAGAAGTAAGTAAGTCAACAGCACTTTCCCTTACATTCTCTGGGAGACTAAAATATCTCTTGATAAACTCCTTACCATTGGAGTTATCCTTGCATATAAAAATCATTTTAACGAGCAGCAGTTCATTAGGTGTTATTCCATATTTCTCCATGAATGCGAGCTACTCTTCAAGTTGCATGTCTGTGTGCATTTTATACTCTGTTAAAGATTGATGTTCTTTAATCTGAGTTTAGTAGACAGGATATTGTTCCTGCTTTTAAAATAAATCTGTTAAGTACTCAATTATATATGAGTTTTATGCGTTTGAGACAAACTGTTTAAGTGGTTCTTTGTAAGTTTCATAAGGCTCATGATTCAGGACATGCATAAGATTATCCTCGTCAATTACCTCACAGGAATCCTTTCCTTGTGACCTTCTCCACCATTCAACCTCTACAGTATCTTTCAGAATGAGTGTAAAATACTCAGCATTCTTTCCTTCCTGATACCTTACTACACGGCCTCTTGTCTGAGCATGTTTTATCTTTGATGAGTCAACTCCAAGCATAATGCCTACATCAAGGTCAGGAAGATTTATTCCTTCATTGGCCTTTTTGACAGTATTAAGAACTCCTGATTTCATTTTACTGAACTCATTAAGGGTGACACGATTCCCTTTCTTGGAGTCCTTTCCTGTGTAGACATATCCTTCTTGGATTTGCTCAGCCATAGCTACCGTTGCACAGAAAGTGATGATTTTTGAATTTGGTCTATGGGCAATTATTTCTTCAGCAACCCTAAGTTTTTCAGGATGGCTGGAGATATATTTCTTTCTTGCTTGCATTGCTCTCATTAAACCCATAGCATGAATAGTGACCGTTTTAAAGGTATCCTGGACCAAAGCAGAATTCTGGCATATTTCCTTAGCATAATTATATCGGTTTTTCCAGCCATTTTTTCCTACCATAGACATGGCAGTGCCAAAGTCATAATCAAAGAATTCAAAGTGAGTCATGAACTCAGCTGTAAGCTTGTCATATTCATCAAGGTCATCAGGCTCTATAACCACTACATATTCCTTATAGTTGGATACCCATTTATTTGCAAGGCATTCCTGAATCGAAACCTTATCAACCACTGGAGCATATTTGGCAATCAGTTTTTCCTTACCATCAAGTCTCTCAAATGTGGCAGTAAGGCAAAGAATCATGTTATATGTCACCATGTCAAAAACTTTCTTGAAATCGGCACTGGCATACCTGTGACACTCATCAAGAATAAGAAGATTGCATGTATGAGTATTTTTTATTACAGAATTGATAACATAAACTTCAACATGCTCTCTGCTACAGCCAAATTCATCAAGCTCTTCAATCCATTGCTCCTGTAATCCTGTGGTAGGTACTACGACAATGATTGTAATTTCTGGATGCAATGATTGCAGCCATTTGATGATTTGCAGTGCAACTCTTGTCTTACCAAATCCGGTAGCTCCCACTATAGTAGAATGACCGTTGCTTTGCTTCCATTTTTCAACACAAACAGCTTGCCTTTCGTCTCTTGTAAGCTATTTGACAGGTGTTTGCATTATTGTATTTCACGAGTTACATCCCAGCCCTTATATTCTGCAACCTCAAGAATCTGGTCAGAAATTTCCTGCCATCTTTTTGCCTGCTCTTCACATCTGAGCTGGAATCTGTATAATACTTTCTTTGATAAAATCTCAAGTTGGGCACTTGTAAAATGCTCATACTTATCTGTCTTGAGCCTGCACATCTGATGAAACTCAGCATAGCTAAGACCATCTGGCTTGCACTCAAGACGAATGGATGGATTAAGATTCTCACGTTGCTTGATAATTTCCATCCTGTTTCTTGCTTTTCCAGTATCGGGGTCACGTTCAAATAAATCCTGCTGCATCTCCTTTGCAGTAAGATATATTCCAAGCTTAATCAGGAAATTAAGGGTAATATGACTTACATCCAGAACTCCTAAGGCATACATACTTGCCTTAAGCACGGCTCCGATAGGAACTCTTTTATAATCATCAGGAATATCTGCCATAATATTACTGATTGGATATGTTTCAACTACTTCCTGAGTCAGAGTATCCTTGTTCTTTGCAATTAAGGCTCTGATGTCATCATAGCAATCCTGATAGGTATAATGTTTATTGAGCCTTAACCATCTTACAAGAAGCTCAGCCCTGCAGTTCTGTATCTGCTTTTCAGTATCCTTGATAAGAGTGAGTCTTCCTCTTATTTTTGGACTGTCATTATAAAGCATTTGCTGACAGTGCTGATAATATCTTTGAAGCTGGTCAAAGTCACAATCCATCAGCCTTATTTCAGATTGCTCCCCCTCAGCTGTTTTAGGCCCTTTCCAAATATAGCTATATAGCAGTTCCTGTTTATTCTCTGCCATCTTTATGTTTCTGTTAAAAATAATAGTGTCATAATCTAAATTATATAGTCAGTTCTACTTCTGGGTCATCCTTGACAGGAATAAATTTCAGGAAATGAACATCAGTATTCTTATATGGAGTATATGATACTCCATCAAACCATGTGTCCTTTCCTGCAACAACATACCTTACACGGACAAACCCTTCATCATATAAATTAATAGTTGCCTGACTCCAATTAGGAAATTGCACACACATTACATACTTCTAATCTGGAGTTTCTGGCTCCAGATTAAGAAATACGTAGGTTATATAACCAAATGTGTCCTAATTTTTAGCAACTAATCTTCCTTTGAAAGTAAGCTCCTTAGCCATTATGCTGCAGTGCCCTTTTGCTCACCGTTTTGCTCACCGTCCATGGGAATTGCTTCTCCATCACGATAGTTAGCATCACTATCAGCAGGGAGGGCATGGTCAAGGTTGTTGTCCTTCATAAAGTATCCAAGACCTGCAAGGCCACGAATATCCTCACCATTCATAGCAGCATTTACCACCTGCTTCTGCTCGTCAGTAAGCTTGCGGTATTCACTTACTGCAGTATTCTTAAGATTATATTTCTGTTCTGCAGCTGCATAACCCTTGATTACTGCACCAGGATTTGTCTGGATATATGCAACTTCATTGTCAGCAATTAACTGCAGCAATGCTTCAGATGAAAGCAAACCGACAAGATTTGAAGCAATCCAGCGTTGCATACTTCTCTTGGACAAAGCTTTTCCATAGGCAATTTTCTTGCCAAGTTCCTCGTCAAATTTATCTCTTGGACTGCATACACTGATTCCGATAAAAATTGAAGCAGCAAGGTGTCCGTCATCATCAAATTCCCTGACAGGAATAAATGCAGTAACTTTCTTACCCTTCTGTTCAGGTTTAAGATATTCATCGGGAACAAGAACCTTGTTACCAATAACAAGCTCATCCTTGTGCTTGACAAGCACGGCACAAACCACAAACTTGTGCTCCTTGTTCAAATAATCAGTAAAACTGCCAGTCTTATAAACTACGTTATTCTCCATTTTGTAAATCGATTAAAAATTACTAAATCTTTTGAGTTATCATGGGCTTTGCACTACCATAATGATTTATATGGTATCTGCCCTGAAACTTTTTCAAATCAGTTGTTGTAAGAGGCCTCATTTCATCAACATTGTTCAACATGACATAATAGACTGTTTTTGATGGAACTTTTCCATCAAGTACAGGGTTATCAGATTTAAGAAGATGTGCTTCTGTTAAAATAACACAGCATCCATCATAACTTTTAACCCTGCCTATCCATAAGTCATCATTACTGCACCTGCAGTACATAAGCATGTCAGTCCAGTCATAATTATCATCACCAATTTGAGTACTGTAATTATAACCAAGCCTGAATGCAAGAAGCCATAGTTTCTTACTGTCTTTTGGCTCCAGTATCATATTGTTGAGAATATAGGCTGCTCCTTCAATAGCTTCTGCTTTGTCTTCCCCCTTTTCAGAAATAAACTGCTTAGACCAAAACACTGCCTGATTCCATACGTCAGCAGTTTCCTCGACAATGTGCCTTTGCACCCTTCTTATTGAGTAGGCCACGAAAATATCCTTTGCCCATTTTCGGGTATGCATACCGATAATGAACATTTCCTTTACAGTAAATACTTCCCAAGGAACAAGATGAGGGTTTTCATCGGATTCTTCTTCAAGTTTGTCCTTGCAGTCTTCAACATCTGCTAATGTAATCTTCAGTTCAATGCCACTCATGTATTATGCTTCAGTTTCAGGGGTCTGGACATCACTGACAAGAGGCATTTTCTCAAGGTTCTCTTCTCCTTTCTGATGAAGAATGATATGACCTTTGTTTTCGTTGCAGAATTTCTGTGCTGTCAGCTAATTAGTCATAACCTTTACAGGCTGCACCCCAAACAGTTTCTTTTTACAAATTACATAATAGTGCTTTGCCATTTTAACTTGCCTTTTTAGCGTTTTCGTTGTTCATCTTGTCAAATTCTGCCATTGCCTCTTTCATAAAGGCAACAACAGCTGCTCTTTTTCCTGCTGGAAGTGAGCTTTGTTTTTTACTTATAAGCTCTATTTCCTTGGCAAGAAAATCAGGTGTAAGTTGACCATCTCTCCATAATGCAACAAGTGGGTTGGATTTCAGCATGTGAACTTTCTTTGCATTTGTAAAAGCTTGGTCAGTCTTGTAAATCAAATTAACAACGAAATCTTCCAGAGTCTTTGGAACGTCTTTTTTCTCAAGTTTCAATTTTTCCATTTAGAATAACTCCTTAATACATAAATTACCATCTCTTGCCCTATCAAGACAGCAATAATCAAGTGCATAATGCAGATTATTATAGCTGACTGATATGTATCTGTGAAAATGCCCGAAAAACCACTTGGTTATCGGATGTTTTTTCAGAATAAGCCTGTCCAGAACCTGCTGCATTGTATGTCTTTCCCTAATCAAGTCATTTTTAAGGGCACTGTCATTTTTGAACCAGTTACTACTTTCAAGGGGAGCAGGCAAAAATACTTCAGGTGCTGTATGTGAGCAGACAATGTCCACTTTGCAGTCAAGGCTGTCAATTGCTTCCTGATTGAATACTGGATATTCATCAGGCCACCATTCTATGCTGCAATGTTTCATTGCCTTTGTTCTTGTACTTTCTGGGTGTGTCTCAAGCCATGAAAGAATCTGTTCGTCAAGGTCAGCCTGCCTGCAAATCCTGTCCATAGAAACACCACCGCCAACACAAAGGATGTTGTGGTGCTCGGATTTCAGGACTGTATAGTCCTTTACAGTGAAGACACATCTTTCAATCAGAGTCCTTCCGTTAAACAGTGAAGGGTCATCATGGTTTCCTCTGACTAAATACAGCTGAACAGACTGTCTTTTGAGACAGTCTGCCAAGCCACATTTCTTCATTTCCTGAACCTGTTTTTTGATTGGGCTAAAGCCTAAGCCTATATCACCACAGATAATCATGGAGCAATGATTAATATCATTCTTCATAATATATTGGGCAACCCAATCAAAATGACCATGAATGTCACCACAGAAAAGTACTGGTTCCTTAATCCTCTGCATCAGCTGGATTATTGTCTGCTTGTGCAGGAGCAGGATTTACCTGTGCAGCAGAATCCATCATCTGCATTCCAGGAAAACCACCACAGAACATTGAATACATCAGCATATCCTTCATGTTGATTCCCCCGTCTTTTTTGTCAGCCATAAATGCCAGCATCATAGGGTTCATCCCTGCAAACGGGTTCATCATACCAGAAGCCTGTTGCTGAGTTTGACCTTTTTGCTGCATCAGCATTTGCTGTTGCATCATCATGGCAAACATAAATCCCTCCATGCTTCCTGACTCTCCTTCATGCTCTTTGCTGTTCATAAAGGCAAGCATCATGGGATTCATTCTAGGATTTCCTCCTGAAAGCTTGCCATAGTTAAGAACAACCCTGACAAGATTGGTCTGCATGATAAAGTCAGTAATTGGCTTCTTTGTTGCAACATAGCCACTGTAGGAAAGTACTTTCAGGGTCTTGTCATCCTTTACTTCAAGGACAAGTGAATAGGTGTTCTTTACCTTGATGATGTCCCCTTTCTGAACTGAATTGAAAGGCTTGAGCAGTGAAAGCACAGGAATGTCAAGTGTCACAAGCTCAGGATAACTTATCAAGGTTCCGTCTGTCTTCACTCCTGTATAGGTTCCGTCATTGTTGGGAACTACAATACTGAAGTCACTGGCAACACGTAAGCCTACCTCTTCCTGAGGAATAAACTGTGCCTTAAAACTCTCGAACATACCATCGAACATTGATTTCTTTTCCATCTTGTTTTCTGTTTTAACGTTGTTAATGTTGAATTCTTTACCGTTGAGCTTTTTAATCTGTAAATGCTTCAGTGCAATGCCATCATAGGACACTGTAGCTCCATTAACGGTAGGTTTCTGAAGCAATACACTCACTACCTGAATGTTGGTATCATACATAGGAGACACTATGAAATCACCTGCTTTTATGCCATCATAATCAGTGACAAAAAAGTAGTTTTTCATAGACCTTGCAGCTCTATACAGAGAGTCCCCTACACTGAATTTACAATTAGTGTAAATTACCGATATGACTTTCATAATCTGTTGGTTATTTTAATTGAATCATTTAAACTCAAAAAAAGTTAAGCTTTTCTGGAATTGCTTTTATTCCTTGATTTTCTTTCCTGCATAACATGCAAGTGCATACAATGCAAGGATAATGATAAGTAAACCAAAGAACAATACAAATGGAATCCAGAAAGGAGCAAGTACCCACCACCATGGCCAGCTAATTACTCCACAGAGCTTCAGCACAATGAAGACTATTCCAAGCAGTCCAGGAACACTGATTCCTCCTGAATTTCTGCAAATCTGCTCAGATAACTCATTGATTTTACGTTTTTCTTCACTGAGCATTGCATCAATTTCAGCATCGGTCATATTGGTGATTTTAGAAGATTTCATACTAATGAATTAAGTATCCATGTTTATTTCATTTATCTTTATCAGTAACAACAAAAAAAATAAGCCCTGCCAATCTCCTTGCTTTTTAACAAGAAAATCGACAGGGCCTTAGACCTAAGTTATATTAATTTTTGTGTTGTCATCACATCAGAGCCCTGACATAGTCATTGTATTTAGGCTCATCAGCATATCCTATTCTATCAAGGAATGCAAAATAGTCACCACCTTTGTACCGATATTGCACTTTGTCACGATAGGCAGTAACCGACTCCTGCCAACGTTTGAATCTGTAGTAACCATTGCTATGCTTAAGACCAAAAAGGTTATGGCGCCTCTTGCATACATCAGATGAGAAATTTCCTGTTTCAAGTTTTGCTTGTGCAAGCACAATTTTAGGATGCTTGACCCCTTGTTTTACAAGCTCTGCATACAGATTTTTCTCATTAAGTTCCTTGTTAGGATTGCTTCTCCTTACAGAAGAGAAAACTGCAACCTTACTGCTGTCTTTTTTGACAGCAGCACTATCGCCAACATGCTTGACCTCCACAGATTGTTGCTGAGGCTGTACTGACGATTGTACAGGACTGTAAAAGATTAACGTGGCTATTAAAGCACCTACTATCAGTCCAGCCAGTAGGTAAAAACCACCAAAGTAAAACTTACTTTCCATTGTTTTTTTTTAACTTTTATAATTAATTATACACTGCCTTACTGCATTATCTTCTTATCAGCTTCAGCAGTGAGGAAGATTGAAATCAGTTATACCGAATGCTTCCATTACTTGTTTAATCAAATCATTGTAATATCCATGAAGATACCTGTTTACAAACCAGGCATTGTCAGTATTGTCTGTACTGTTTACAAGTAAGCTTCCGACAGGAGGAAGGATGCCTGTCTTAGTGATAACATCCTTATACTCTACAATGCATCCGTTATATGCCCTGACAGTAAACAAAGTCATTACACCGTTAGGGCTCCAGCATTCAAGCACTGCATCAGGATGTATATTCTGCAGAGGTTCAGATGTTACAATTGTATCTTCACCAATGTCTACTATAACTGCAATTCTAAGAGTTTTTACTTCTTCCATTTAGCTTTATTTTTTTTTTCATTTGTATAGGTGACTGGACTCGAACCAGCGACCACAGCATCCCAAATGCCGTATTCTAACCAACTGAACTACACCTATAGAACGTGCAGAAAACTGGATTTTACCCAGTTCCCTGCACTTGTTTTTTTTTTCAAACATTACTTACGTTTGAACGTACTGTAACGTTGGTTGAAAGTCTTTCTCTGAGGGTGGCTTCTAATGTACTCAGCAGCCTTGTCAGAAATCTCACCATGCTTACAGCTCTTTGCATTCAGGTTCTGCCA